ACGAGCTTGAGGAGATGGGCTCCGAGGCGGCTGACGGTGAGGACATGACGTGGGGTGACGACGATGCGCGATGAGTACGTGGGGCTCCCCTATGCCAGTGGCTCGGAAACATCCATGGAGGCGGCTAAGAAGTCGGCTGGCAGCAAGAAGACGATGCGGGACCGTGTTGCGATCTTCGAGTTCATTTGCGGCAGCAATGGTGTCTCTGATGATGACATTGACGTGGCGCTAGGGCTCGGCTTGAACACGATCCACGCAAGGCGCCGGGAGCTACAGCTTCACGGGCTGATCTTCCCCAGGGGAAAAGGCTTCACGCGCAAGAACAAGCGGGCCGTACTGTGGCGTCCAACCGGAAAGCCATTTCCGGACCCATGGACAACACCCCCCAGGGCGAAAGCACAGCGGCCTGAAAGCAAGGCTTTCCGGGCGGCCGTGGCGGAGATCCGGGAGATGTACCTGCGAGACCGCGCAGCCACGGGCAACACGTTGAGCGACAACACAATCAAGGTTCTCCAGTGGATGGAGGGACCAAAAAAGGAACGGTGAACACGATGGCAGTAGCGAAGAACATCCCCGAAGAGTGCCCCCGGTGTCGGGAGCAGATCCAGACTATGGCCACCATGACAACGGCCGGGGTGAACAGGACGACCGGCATGGTGACCCGCGCGCAACCCAGGTGGCTCTGCTCTGAGTGCGGCCACCAGTGGGAGGTGGACCCCGACCTGGCGCAGCTCTGGCTCGCCGGTCTCTTCGATGGGCCCAGGAGCGTGGCCCCCAAGCGACACGTGCGGCGCGCGGGCGCAAGGTGACCCGAACGTGAGTGCGACCTGTTGGCGGTGCGGGAAAGCTCCACAGCGAGCTCGCGCCACATGCGACCGGAACGAGGACATGAACGATGCCCTCGAGGGGTGCAGCATCTGGTGGAATTGCTGTGGGGCCTCCTGGCCGGTGGCCGAAGACGAGGTGCCCGATTGGTGCCGGACATACCAGGCGGCCCATGACGGCGTACCCTATGACAGCGCGCACTGACTTGGCATGGCTGTTGCTTCTGCTTAATTAACCTTATCTCCCTCTGTGGGAGATAAGAGTCAAGAGGGTGTCCGATGGCAGACTTTGAAAAACTGGGTCGCGAGATCGGGCGTCTCGTGGAGACAAAACAAAAATCGTATGGCGATGCGTTCGGGCGAAGTGGCCAGGTGATGCGTACCCTGTATCCGGAGGGTGTCTCTCCGGACCAGATGGACGATGCCCTGGCAGTGGTGCGCGTGGTGGACAAGCTGTTCCGGATTGCCACGGACAGGGACGCCCTGGGCGAGTCTCCCTGGAGAGATATTGCAGGGTATGGACTGCTCGGGTGGGCCCGGGTGGAAAGCGAGCGAAGATGAAGTTCAAGATCACGATGAAGGATCCGGATGGCGTCTACGAGTGCGTGGAGGATGCTGTCACGATGAGCCTCAAGGGACTTGAGCTCTCCGAAGACGAGCGCGAGGCCGTCATGGAGAAGCGCAGGGAAGCCGTCATGGAGGCCATCAGCAAGTGGTTCGAATACGGTGAGTGCCTGAACGTGGAAGTGGACACGGACGCTGGAACCATCGAAGTGCTGTCCAGGTAGGACCAGGGCGCGAGCGATGATAGGATCGATCCATGGCAGCTCTACCTCCAAGCCGGACGGTGGACTCGAGCCCCACGGCGCCCCACGACTACCAGGTGGTCAGCTACACGTGGAACAGCGAGCCGGAGAGCTCCACCAGTTCCAACACGGTGACGTTCTACGCGGACAGCACGGGGACCACCGTGGAGCCAGAGCTGGAGCTGCGCCTACCGCCACCACGGCCGCCCGTGTGGGACATGATGCCCCTGGCTCCTCACGTGGAGCCATTGCGCCGTGGGCGGGGGCCAATGGACGCACGGCCGGCTATCTGGGCGTGCCGGCCGCGCCATGGGCTTTCCGGAGGGTGACGTGAGCTGGGTTGCCTTACGCAAGCTCCTCGAGGTGTTCATTCTCGAGGCGATCATGCTCTACAGGGCATTTTCAAGGATCGGTGAAGTGGTGAGAAACGAGCTGGAGTACCGGCGCAACCGGAGGGCCTGGGAGCGGGCGATCCGCGATGGAGGGCCGTGGCCATGGTGATCCTCGAGTGCCCCAGGTGCGGCGAGCGGATGCGTCCGGTGGTGGCGGAAGGTCGCCTCGGGTTCCAGCGGGCGCTGGTGCCTGCGTTCCGGTGCGACTGCCATCGGGCGGACTACCCCACCGGGAATGAGGACGAGCTCCGCGGGTGGTGGGCGCTGGTGTTGGCGGATGGTTCCCCGGCGGACGTGCCCCCTCGAGCTCGCCGGCCAGGTGGGTCGGTGGTGGTGGGCGAGGGGCAGCCGGATGGCTCCGTGGTGGGCAATTTCGACATGATGATCGGCTCCACGATCCCGGTGTGCCGGGTGTGCCACGATCTCCTCGAGGAGACCTTGAACGTCCAGGAGGACGGCTGGTATTGCCGGCGGTGCGACCGGTACGAGATGGACCCGATGACTAGGGCGGAGATTCCTGGTTTCGGGGTGGGCAGTTCCGAGCACATGGGTGCGTGGCCGGTGCCGAAGGCCACCTTGGAGCTGCGGTGCCTGGACGGCGGCAAGGACAAGGACGATGGCAAAGAAACGTAAGCCACCGAAGGCGCCAAAGCGCTACGCTCCCCCGAGGAAGCCGTGGCGCAAGATGAAGTGCCCCAAGTGCGGCAAGGTGATCTGGCGCAAGCCCTACGTGTCGGACGCAGCCAAGTGCCATGACTGCGGCTTTCAGGGGAACCTGGTGCTGGCATGAGAGTGGAGCGGATGCCAACGCCACAGGAGCGTGAGAAGCGGCTCAAGACGAGCATCCCGCGAGCTCTCAAGGCGTGGGGTCTCCAGGTGGACCGTGAGCGACTGGCAGAGCCCCGTGCTTTTGACCGGGCGGTGGCTCGGCTGGCGCGGGTGATCCGGATGATTGAGGAGGGCAAGTCCCATGATTGACCCTGTAGTGACTGGATTCTGGAAGCGCCTCCTGGTTGGCGCTGTGCTCCTGGCCGTGGTGGTCGGGATCCTACTGATGGTTTCTTCGATGATTGGAGGATGACACGATGAGCGAAGAGAACGAGAAAGACCCGAACGCGGACGTGGAGAACCCATGGGAGGTGCCCGTAGGCCACATGGTGCCCACCATCACGGCAGCGTGCCCCCACTGCAAGGCTACCCTCGGGGTGCCGATCCAGATTCAGCCCGTGGGCGTGAACCAGGAGAACCAGGTGGTGGCCCTCGAGTCCGAGGAGCAGATCAAGGCCCTCAAGGGGGTGCTCCTGGTGCTCGCCAGCCCGGTGCAGACTTTCATTTGCCCGCAGTGCAGCGGCCAGGGCGCGCCAGAGGACAATGAGCCCAAGCGGATCATCACGCTGTCATGAAACGCACCATCATGACAAAGGAAGAGTGGGAAGCCCGGGGCACCGAGCTGTTCGGGGAGAACCAGATGAAGTGGCGATTCGTCTGCCCGAGCTGCGGCTACGTCCAGTCCGTGGAGGACTTCAAGGAGCTCCACGATCAAGGGGTAGACGTGCAGCCCAGCACGGCCTACTTCTCCTGCATCGGGCGCTGGAACGGTCACATGGACAACGATGCGTTCGGCGGCAAGTCCCCATGTAACTACGCGGGCGGGGGCCTACTGCGGATCAACCCCGTGCTGGTGAAGGATGGCGAGCGTGAGCACCAGGTGTTCGCATTCGATGAGGGACAACATGACGGCTGAATACATGGGCTGGCTCAAGGCGGCCGGTCACGTGTCCAAGGCGGGGCTCTGGTTCGGTCTGGCCGTGGCGCTGTTCCCTGTGGCCCTGGCTCTCACCATGGCGGAGGAGGTGAAGCGGTGCAGATGAAAATGTCCATGCGGAAGATGACCACCCAGGAGCGGCGCGATGACGTGGTGGGGACCCTGGACGCCTACCTCAAGGGCGGCGCGGAGATCACCGAGGTGAAGGTCGAAACCGAGGTGGTGGAGGAGCCACCGGAGGACGGCTCCCCATTCATGCGAAAGCGGCCCGGGCGCGGGCGCATGATCACGATCCAGCTCGAGGTGCCCAAGGACGCCGTGGAGCCCACGCCATGATCGTCGCTGCGGTGCTGATCTTGGTGCTCGCTGCGATGGTGGCTGGCCTGTGGGTGTGGTCCGTGGCGGAGCGGCGCCGGGCAGAGGCGGTCAAGGACTACCTGGAGCGTGCCGAGAAGCGTGGCTACCAGGTGCTCCGCGTGGGGTCCGAGAGCCGGTACAAGGTGATTGCAGTTCCACCACCGGAGCCAGACAAGGAGCGATGGAATTGAAACCCAAGCGGCGCACCGTGAGGTGCTGGTTTTGCGGGAACAAGAAGCGGCGCGTGCCGTCCACCAGGGGGATCCCCCCGAGCTGGCTGGACGAGCGCGGGCGCGTGAAGGTGATCCTCCGCAAGCGGACCGTGGTGCCCTACGGTGCGTGCGGGGCGATGGGCCACCCCTGGGAGCCAGATGGGTGCCGACAGCCGATGCTACTGCCCAAGGACGTGCGCTTTGTTCTGCGAGCGGCTCTCCAGTATGACCGGGGCGGCGGCAATCACAGGAGCGAATACGATGTGTGCTGAGTACGTGATCGATGACCAGGCGCTGTTCGATGCGGCGCTGGCGCGGCTCGAGGGGAAGGAGCCGCCTTCGGTGCGCGCGGGACAGAGCGGGGCGGTGGGGTTTATCAACAACGTGGAACAGAGATTCGACCACGATGGCGCGGTGGAGTCTATGGACGTGACGATGCGCGTCCGGTTCACCGACAGGAACGTGATGGCCATTGGCCGGATGCTGGACGCCATGGCCACGGTGGAGATCATGGAGCGAAAGCGATGAAGTGCTCACAGTGCGGAGACGATGGCCTGGACACCAAGTGGGACGGCACGTGGGCGGGCGCGCCCGTGTGCGAGACCTGTGCCGGCGTGCTGAAAATGGTGAGCAAGGCCAATACCAGGTTCGCCAGCGGGGATCTGAGCTCACCCCTCATCGGGATGCCATTCAGCGCGGCCCAGGAGATTGCCGCGGAGGCCACGAAGCGGGCCAGGGAGTGGCACGCGGAGAACCCGGGGCAAGGTGTTGGCCCTGGTGACTGGGTTGACGTGGCCCAGAGGGTGTGGGGCGTGGACCTGGTGGCTCACATGGAGCGAGGGAGGCAGGACGTGTTCACCCCAGGGAGGCGAGACGACGGATGCTGATCACCATTACAGAGGGCTGGAACGGCCGCGAGGTGGCGCGTGGGGAGATCCTGGAAGGCAACGTGGAGGTGGTGACGGCGACGGGCAGGGAGGACAGCTACAGCTCGCCAGAGGAGCTCCTGGTGGCCTATCCGCCGAGCATGTTCTGGATTCTATCGGCACCAGACCACTGGGAACTCGCCTTGGACCCGTTCCACCCTGATGCGTTCAAGGGGACCCCAGCGGAGGGTCTGGTGGCAGATCCCGAATCCTCGAGGAGCGTGGTGTGGCTGGCCACCGACAGCTACGGCAACGCGGTGGGCGTGGCCGGGGTCCAGGACCTACATCCGTCCCCGCCGGGCCACCCCTACGCCAAAGGTGAGCCCAGGGAGCTCGAGTGCGAGGTGTGCGAGCGGGGGTTCCTGAGTGACAGCTACCAGGAGGAGCCGGTCTGTCCGAAGTGCCAGCGGCCCGTGTCAAGGGTGATGCTGGCGGTGGAGGCCAAGGCGTGAGATCCGAGACCACAGCGGAGGGCCAGTGCTACCCGGCGTGGATCCCATGCAACAACTGCGAGGACTACTGGTGCCGGATCCACGATGCCCACGTTTTCGAGTGCGGGTGCTCCCCAGTGGAGGACTGGGGCGACGTGGACCCGTACTGCCAGGGCGGGCCACCGTGTCCCGAAAGGAGGCCGTGATGGCCAAGCGAGGCGTTCACAAGACGCTACAGCGCGGAGGTGTGTGCTGGGACTGTGGGAGACCGGGCGCAAAGCCGGTCTACAGCCTGAGCAAGAACAGGGACGTGGATCGCATCGGCTGGGAGTGCGAGTGCGGCCGGTGGTGGCCGGTGAAGGCGGAGGACTTCAAGGCGTGGCACCAGGCCATCGAAGGTAACCCCCTCGGGCTGCCACCGAGCGGAGGAAAGCCATGAACAGGAAGCTGCTATCCGTGAACATCGGGCCCCTTTCCGTGAACATCTACCGCCTGGACGGGTACAACCATCGCCCGGCGCTGTGGTGGAGCCCACAGGTGACCCACCTCCGGCCGCTGCCCGGGGTGACGATCAACATCCCTCGCCGCTGGTGGCCCGGGCGCAAGGACGGCTACCGCCAGTGTGGGTTCTGTGGCCAGGTGCGCTGGATGGAGGGCCCGCCAAACGGGGCGTGTCCCGAGTGCAAGCGAACGCTGGACTGCATGGAGACCTACATGAAGGGGCCACCATGGTGGCCTGAGATGGTACACGAAGCCTACCAGCGGGCCACGGGAAGGATGTGGAAGCGATGAGCAAGAAGTGGAGCGGCAAGCAAGCTGAGCCGAGCTGCCCGGAGTGCAGGGTTGAGCTCGAGATCGCCGGACACCTGGACTGGTGGCTGTGCCCCAAGTGCGGCAAGGAGTGGCGCCAGGCGGGTATGCGCCTTGAGGAGATCCCTCCGCCCCAAGATCACGGTGGCATCACTAGCTTGGCCGACATGGTTCACCGGGAGCTCTCCGCGGCCCTGAACAGCCCCGAGCTCCAGGCGGCCAGGGAGCACGTTGGCCTCAAGCCCACAGTGCCCGATGAGGAGATCTGGGAGGCGATGAACGGGGCGCGCGAGCTGGTGGGCCTCGGGCCCATGGAAGGAATCGCCTACGATCCGCTCAAGGACACCGAAAGCCGATCACACTGCTACCCGGAGCAGTGCCCAGTGGGGTGTGGGACAACGCTGGCGCGGGTGAGCGAGCCGGGCAAGGAGATCGTGTGGAGGTGCCCGGAGTGTACCTGGAGCGGGACGGACCAGGATCGCCTCGAGTACCTGGGCTCCGAGGTAGAGGACGCCGTGGTGGAGCGGCTACACCACAGCGGTGCCCAGGTCGAAACGGTGCGACTGAGCAGATCGGGCGCCCAGGTGCCTATCCAGGAGCACGGGTACTGCCCGGAGTGCGGCACTGGGATGAACCGCGACAAGTCCCCGCGCGGCTGGGAGTGCAAGTGCGGGTGGACCGGCGGGACGCCGCTGGCTTACCAGGTGAGCTTCCCTGTGGACGGGGTGGATTTCGGCATGAAGTACGCACCACAGGAAGACAAAGAGATCCCGGTGGCGCGAGTGGGCCTCGGGGACGATGGCACCGTGACCCTCGAGGCCAGCAAGATGACCCTGGGAAGCCCGGACGGCGAGCCAGTGGTCAATGTGCCCCTCGCCATGGACGTAGCCCAGGCGGCGCGCGTGGCCCAGGGCGGCAAGGGTGGCCTGGTGGGCCACGTCGTCTTGGGTGACGGCGTTGTGCTCCCGGTGATCATCCCGGGTATGGAGCTGGGCATCATGTCGCCCATGACCCCATACACGCCGCTCCAGGCGAGCATCGTGAAGGTGCGGGACGATGGGGGCGCAGACGTGAACTGGGAGTCAGTGGACCACCTGGTGGGCTACGCCAAGGACCATGACACACTGGAGCTCCACACCCATTCGCGGGGCGGTGAACCCTTGTCCTTTGAGGATGTGAAGGATGTGGCTGTCCGCATCGTGGAGGAGATGGACCAGGCCACCCGGGACAAGCTCTACCTCACCCACGATGGCCAGCCGTGCCCAGGTACGTGCGTGACGCTGGCCACCGAGCTCGAGGATGCCCGGGCCGAGCTCAGGGAAGCCAAGTCGGGCAAGGTGGACTGCCAGGTGTGCGGGGACAACGGCTCCAACGGGCTCTGTCCAGCGTGTGGCCGGTTCCAGACGCCGGACACGGCTGCCCAGGTGCGCGAGCGGCTGGTCAAGACTGTTGGCCGGCTGTACGAGGAGAACGGGCGCCTCCGGGATCAGCTCTACCCACCACCCGGAAAGCCGGTGCTGGACGGCGAGCTGGACCCGTACACCCTGGTGGACAGCGTGCTACGGAACGGCTGCCCGGAGTGCGGCAAGCCGGTGATGATAGAGGCCCAGGTGCCGGAGGGTGGCATTGACTTCGCCTGGGCATTCACGTGCGCGGGCCTGGGGCGCGGGATCGGAACGTGCGGCTGGTGGGCCATCAGCGTGGTGAGCCTGGCGGACGCGGCAAGGGTGGCTCTCCGCCACCCGGCGGCAACCAAGGAGGACAGCGATGATCAAGCAGGCGACGAGCATCATGATGCGCCTGGCCCAGATTCAGATTGAGCTCATGGAGCTCTCACAGGACTACGCGCGGGACGGATCGAAGCATGGCTCCGAGGCGTGCGACACGGCTCGGCTGCACGTGAACGAGGCCCAGAGGACGATCCACATGAACCTCAAGCCCCCTGGGTTCCCAAAGCTCTCCACGCTGCCCAGCGTGGGCGATCCGTATCGGTTCCAGGCGCCGTGGCACACGGGCTACTTCGAGGGGCCGGAGAGCCCTTGCTCATGCCGCGGGATTGTTCACACGACTCCATCGGTGCAGTCCCAAGAAGTCCAGGTGCAGTGTGGGGCCTGCGGTGGTCGATGGACTTGGAATTCCGATGAGCATAGGTGGTATGTAGACTTGGCGATCATCGAAACATGGCCGGAGGAGTAGTGATGGGACGCAAAGGAAGCAAGACACACAAGTGGACTGACGATGAGCTGAAGCTCCTGCTGGAGACGGTGCAGGAGGCTACGCCGATGCTGGAGCACTACCAGCGCCAGGGCTACACGCAGGTGGACTGGTGGGCCTCGGTGAGCGGGATGCTGTTCCAGAGGGGTGGCCCTGTGGTGACGGGCAAGGCGTGTGCTCGACAGTTCGAGCTATGGATGGAGAAGCAGGGACCTGAGCCGTTTGAGCCTTCTCCGGAAGAGGAGGACGTGGATAAGTGGACGCAGATCGCCGTGATGGTGGACGACTATGAACAGGGTCTACTGGAGTCACTGGATGAGCGGTTGGAGCACGTCGAGCGCGGGCTCAAGTATGTGGCGCGAGTGGTGGACGCGGTGGCCCGGGATCTCGGTGTGAAGGAGTCATGGGAATGATGATGACTTTTGATGAGTACCGGATCAAGTATCCGCATCTAACGAGACCAGTGGCGCAGAACCTACTCCGCGCTCCAGCATGGCAGCCGACTTGCCCGCAGTGTGGAGCCAGTGCAGAGTGGACGGCTGCACAGGACCTGATTGTGCGTTGCACGGTTTGTCCACACTGGGCACTTGGGGTGTATCCAGAAGACGGCGGCCACGAGCACATGGAAAAAAGATGGCGGCGAACAGGCGGTGACAATGCACAAAAAAGACTGGAAAGATGATGCATGGGTAATCGCACACATGCGCCAGTGGAGGGCGGCTGGCCTGTTCGATTGGCCCAGTGAAGCGTGCGGGGTGGAACAACACAAGCGATTCGTGGAGTGGTGCTATAGGCATGGCCATGTGCCCACCGATGACCCAGAGGGTGTTGCCCATGAGTATGCCGACGCCCTGGAGCGAGGTGATGTTCCCATGTTCTGGGGAATCAGTAAAAATGGATTCCTAGTGAGGGTGCCGGAATGAAACAAACCAAAACGAATGCCCATCCAATAAATGGCGAACGATGCCAGGTGTGTCCGGATTGCGGGGGGAACAAGCGTCTTCCGTGTGAGTGTGTGCCGCGCGATGTTCCCGTGGAAGAGATGGTGAGTGACCCCGGGTGTCAGGTTTGCGGAGGGGAAGGCGACAATTGGTGTGCAAGGTGCGCTGGGACTGGTGCGGTTTTGTGTGATCAAGATGAGATCACTATTGATGAAGATCTGCTCAGGGAACAGATTGCCGCAATCAAGATCCCCGGCCTGGATGTGATGGAAAAAGACGTGGCCGATCCGGTGGACGTGGAGAAGTACATCCGCGAGCTCCCCATGGACTCCCTGAGCGACCGGGAGCGGACCCTGGTGGCCGGCAACATCCGCGGGTTCGCCATGGAGGTGCGCCAGGCGTGCAAGGACAACGGGCCCGGGAATCTTGAGCCGTGTCCTGAGTGCGGAAGGAGCTGCACCTGCCCATGAAAACCATTTTCTGCTACCAGTGCGACAAGAACACGATCCACCTCGCTGCAAGCCTGGCTTTCATGCGGACAACCAACGTGCGGGACAACAACGGGCGCCCACGGTGGGACCGGGGCGGCCCGAGCTGGGTGTGCGCGGGGTGTGGTGGCGTGATTCCGGCCTTGCCAGCAGAGCAAGCCGAGTGGATCAAGGATTGGTTCCTGGACCCAACAGGGGTGGACTCTTGGGGCAAGCTCCGGGAGCCCATGCCGCGGTTGAGGGAGCGCCCCGAACGCCACAAGGACAAGGAACCATGAAGCGGCTCTGGTACATCGCCCACCAGGTGGGCGCGCAAACCCATGCGGGTGTGCAGGTGAACCTGAAGTCCGTGCTGGCCTACCAGCGCGAATTCGTGCGCTCTGGTGTCCATGCCGTGGCCCCTTGGTACGCCATGGCGGCGGGACTGAATGACCACGATCCAGAAGACCGTGAGGTGTCTCTGGCCATCGGGCGGCGCTTGGTGGGCCTGTTCGGTGGCGTGATAGCCGTGGGGCCGAAGTGGTCCACCGGTATGCGCGGCGAGGTGGACACGGCCTTGGCCAAGGGGCTCCCGGTGCTGGACCTGGTGGGCCTGAGCCCCAAGGACGCGGCGGACCACTTGGTGTTGGAGATCAGCTTGGTTGAGCCAGACGGAGGGAGCCAATGAGCAGAACAAGCGGAGCGGACCTGATCGCGGCGGAGCGCCAGCGCCAGGTGACTGCGGAGAACTGGACCCCAGAGCACGATGACCGTCACCGGGGCGGACAGCTTGCCATGGCGGCCATCGCCTACGTGGCCAAGGCGGTTGGGGTGGAGGTGCGGGAGGTTCACCTGGGGCCGATGCGTCACATTTTCACCCAGGTGTGGCCGTGGGGCGACAAGTGGGACAAGCGGGAGAAGCACAGCGCGATGCGGTGCCTGGTGATCGGCGGGGCACTGATCGCAGCCGAGATTGACCGGCGTATTCGGGCCGGGGAAGGCGAGTCATGAGCAACGCAACCGAGATGAAGGTGGGACAGATCTGGGAAAACAACGATCACAGGGATCACATTCGACTGAAGCGGGTGGTCCGGGTGGAGGGCACGCGAGCCTATATCACCCCCGTGGACGGTGGCCGGATGGTCCAGGTGGACTGCGAGAAATTTCTCGGGCGCCAGGGGACCAGGAGCGGCTACACGTTGGTGGGGGAATTCGATGAGTAAGGCAACCGAGATGCTGGCCGTAGAGGACGTGGTGGACGCTTTCCTGGACGGGATGCGCCGCGAGATCACCGAGTGGCTCCACACCGAGGCCGTGAACCAAGGGGACCTGATGCGAGAGCTTGGAAACCTCAAGCTGACGGTCATGTTTCGGCTGTGGGCCGGGGGATTCATGAACACGGTGCTCCTGTCCGACCGAACGGAGACCGTCTACTTGCACAAGGAGTATCCGCCGGAGACGGGTGGGAAGGAGTGAGGCGATGGACCGTCCGAGCTGGCCACTGTGGCCCGGGGCGATGAACGCGCCCCAGTGGGAGAAGCGGGAGACGACGTGGCACGGGCTCCGCCTAGAGCTCCTCAAGGACTACATCGGGTTCAACGTGAGTGTCTACCGTGGCCAGGAGCGGATCTACTTCGGCCACGGGATGAACATCCGGAGCGCGAAGTACCAAGCGGAGGGCGCGGCCAGGGATGCCCTCGAGGAAGGCAAGCCATGAGCGATCACAAGTGGACCGGACACCAGGGCAAGCCGTTGCCGAGCTCTCTTCGTGGGTTCAACTGGCTGGCTCCAGACAGCGCCCTGATGGCGCCAGGGGATGCGTGCTACGTCACAAAGATGGACCGCGTGGAAGCCATGACGGCAAGCGGTGAGATCGTGCCAGTGGTGAGCGGCCAGGTGTGGAGCAGACACAAGAAGCGTTGCGGCGGCCAGGACGTGGTGGAGATCTGCTACGACCGGGACACCGGGGAGCTACTCGCTACTGGGAGAGAGGCCAGCGACTACTACCTGAGACACGCCAGGGCGGCGAAGGAGCGGGGGCAGATCATTGCCTACGCCAGCGGGGAGACGGACGGGTGGGACGCCATGCGGCTCCTCGAGGATCCGGACTACCGGGTGGCCTACGGCAGGTTCCGGCGCGGGACCGGAACGGGAGCGAAGCGATGAGCAACCGACCAAAGTGCGCGTTCACGGACTGCGACAACCCCGTGATGAAGGGCGAGACCACCGGGCGGCTCCTGTCCGTCTGCCGGGAGTGCTACGAGCGGGACCGGATGCTTGAATGGGAGCCATCTCGGGACACGCTGATCCTCTGCACGAAGCAGCGGGCCCATGGGGGCTATGCTCTGTGGTGGGGCCCGGAGGGCCGGGGCTACTACGCAGAACTCGAGGCGGCGGGGCGCTACACCATGGAGGAGGCGGAGTGGATCTGCCGCGGGATCGATGCCCACCCGGTTCCGCTTCGAGAGGCTATGGCCACGGCGGTGACCGTGGCCGACTACCCGATGCCACGCCAGGAAGGGAGCAACCGATAATGGCGATCAAGATGGTAGTGGTTTGCGACGTGTGCGGGGACGTGGGATGGAGCCAGGTGGTGACCCCGGGCCATCCGAGCCGGGCCTACGCGGCGGCCAGGGAGGCCATGGCCCTCGAGATGAACGGCCGGCGCTGGGAGGTGGTGGACGGAAAGCTCTGTTGCTCCATCCGGTGCCGGCACGAAGCCCGGGAGCCACCCAGGTGCTCCTGCGAGCGGCCAGTGAACCCGGCGAACGACCGGCGCGGAGATGGACCCAAGTGCCTGGTGTGCGGCGGGGACATGCGGCCCCGGCTGGCCCGGGTGAAGCTGGTGGACAACACGCTCCCAGTCGGCCACCAGAGCGAGACCAGGCGGGAAGCCTGGAAGCGGCTTCAGGAGGCCGAGCGGCTCTACAGGGCGGCCGTGGAGCGCAGCGAGGAGGCGAAGCATGGAGCGTGACAACCGAGTCCAGGAGCTCCTCGAGTCCATGCGAGGGAAGCCTTTGAACGGCATGTGCCGGGCGTGCTTCCTGGCCAATCCGGCCGTGGTGGAAGGAGATCCCCCCGTGGCCAGGTGGGAGCCCGGGGGCCAGCGGTGCCCGAGCTGCGGGGCCGAAGGGACACTCCACAGTGTGGCGGACCCCACCTGGGAGTCCCCCACCAGCAAGATCATCCGGGAGTGCTTTACCGTCCAGCCCATGGCGGCCCCGGTGGACGGCGTGTTCTTCTACGAGCACAGGGAGCCAGAAGTCTGGGAGGATTGCATCCGGTGTCACGCCGTCAAGTCTGTAGATCCAATGACGAATCAGTGCCTCAAGTGCCTGAGACGAGACCCGAACATGAAGGGTGGAACCGATGGGGCGAAGTAGCGGACCAGGGAGCCCTCTGAGCTTCAGGTGCTGGAAGTGCCGGCGGATGGCGGCGCGGTCCGGGAGAATCCCCGACTACCGCGGGCTGTACTCGGATGCGCGGGATAAAGGCTGGGCTGGCCGGGTGCTCCTCACCGGGAAGACTAGGCCCAACCCACCCAAGAAACATCACGCGCGGGGAGCCCGAAGCAGCGAGCTACAGCGCGAGTACGTGTGCCTGGACTGCCAGCACGTCGGGTGGAGCGCCCACATCGACCTGGCCGGGGAGGCTATGGCGCGGGGCGGCGCGCCAGGCGGACAGGGCAAGGAGCCATGATGAGGTACAACAGCCGAGAGGCGATTCCGAACATGGGAGTGACGGCGATGGATGCGAGGGTTGAGTGTGATTGGTGCAGCGCCTTCGTGTTGGGGGACCACGCTCCAGATGACTGGGAGGTGATACCGCCAACGCCGGGCGATTCGCTGCTCGGCATCGCGAGCTCCCCAGGCGGCCACAAGTGCCCTGCGTGTATCAAGGCGAGCGCCGAGCGAGAGGTGCTGTCCGCTGCGAAGATGTACCCCTACGGGAGCGAACTGGAACTCACCAAGGACGTGCGATGCGTCTACAGCGGGGGCGGCCTATCAGCAACTCCGGAGCGCCCCATCCGCGTCCAGACTTCGATGCGTGGGGTCAACCTGCGTGACGGGACGGCCTACCTGGAGTGGGTAGGCTTCACGTTCGGTGTGAAGCTCCTCGAGCTGTTCACCGGCGGGGTGATGGAGGTAGACCCAGACGACCCAAGCAAGCTCACCGAGCTCAAGCTGGCGCCCAAGGAGTAGACCCATGGACTGGAGAACCGAACAGCACCAGCACCTGATGGCGGCATTCAAGCGGCTCCAGGAGGACCACCCAGCGTTCCACATGGAGCTCAAGGTGCGCCTCAAGTCCGAGTACGCAGACCCAAGGCCATCGGGGCCAGACGAGAGGGATGCGGTGTTCCGTGTCCTGGGGCATGAGCGGCGCGGTGGGCGCATCAGGGTGCGAGTGCCAGACCAGAGCCGCATTGACCAGGTGGGCCTAGTCTACATGCGGTTCTATGATGGCTGGCGAACCAGGGACCACGTGCGGATCGATGGTATCGGAGACAAGGATGGGGTCTACCGGGTGTTGGGAGCTGGGCCTCACGACGAACTTCTACTCGAGGCCATTGACTCCACCGAGCCCACCCATGGGGACACCCCATGAGCAACCCTGACTACAGCCAGGAGACGTGCCTCGGGTGCGTCCACTACAGCCCCGCCTGGCCCGAGTGGGCCCGGGCGCGGGTGGACAATCAACTATACCAGCCGTGCCAGGCGCCCCTTCCAGAGCGCCCCAGCACAGACCTGGAAGACGAGGCGTTCGATGAGGCCATGGTGGCCTGGGATGACCAGGTGGAGGCCATCAGCGGGGCAGGCCCGGGCTACAAGTGCGACCGGTTCCAGCCTACCCTCGAGTGCCGTGCGGTCCGGGCATCAGAAGAACGGAACGAAGCCCTCGCCGGGATCCAATGGGAACTCCAGGTCCGGCGTGAAGAGTACAGGTGAACCATGAGAGAGCCACTACACGATGCGGTGCTCGGGGCCTTGGAGCGGATGCAGGGCTACGCCAGGAACTGGGGCGATGGCCACCTGCCCAGCCGGAGAACGATCCAGGGCTGGGCCGCGTTGCTCAGGGCTGGCCTGGAGCAGTCAACGCTACAAGAGGACGTGAGGCGCCTCGAGGCCGAAAGGGACAGGGCGCGGGCCGCGAACGAGCGAGACCGATCCCTGGTAGCCGAAGCGGTATCAGCGGCGCGCAAGGTGATCAAGTCCTACGGCTGGGCAACCGAGAGCAGGGGGCCGTACTCCTGGGATGATGACGAGTACATGGCAGAATTCGGGCGCTGCCTCACGGCGCTCGAGGCCCCACTTTCGCGCCTGGACAGCGTGATCAAGGACCTATCCGACTGTCCGCAGACGCAAGCCGAAGTGATCGCAGCTCGGCTCGGAGAACAACCATGAGACGACACCCCAAGCGAGCCCGGTGCTGCCCGAAGGGCGGGGACTACATCCGATGGATGACCGCGGGCGAAGCTGATGACGACGTGGACGGCTACTACATCTCCCTCCACTGCGGCTACCCGGACCCGGTGTACGAGCTGGTGACAGTGTGCCCGTTTTGCGGCGCTTCAGTGGACGTGAAGGACACCGGGACCGTGCCATGCGAGGCGTGTGCCAGCAAGGACACCTACACCGAGGTGACTGTCCCCAGGCGCGTCGGGAACGCCCAGCTCAAGGGCGGGACCCTGGTGGCGTGCCGAGAGTGCGGCTACGTGCGCCACAGGCCCTGGGGATGGCCGGCGCGGGCCGGGGAGGCAGGCCAGTGACACCTACTGACACCAGGCCCCCATGGGAGCCCCCGACCCCAGTGATGTGCTGTCCGCATTGCTTCAAGCCGGTGGTCTGGCGCACGGACTTGGCCACCTATGAGACCATCCTGGAGTGCTCTGAGGAGCCAGAGGAACACATGGTGATCCGGTTCAGTGCAGACCTACCGCGGGCGGCTCGGGCGGAGCTGTACCACCGGTGGGAGCTCGAGATGGTCCGCGTGGGCATGGCCTGGCTGGACCACCTGGTGGCCGAGCGGCGGGGTGCGGAGGAAGGAGAACCATGCGAGTAGACAAGCCAACCAGGGACGCCATCAGGGAGCGCATCACGAAGCTCCGGCCGGGGACCAGGAGAGTCCGCATCAGCTTGGACACCATGCTGGCCATGCTGGACGACCTGGACGACTACCAGGAGCGTAGCCGGTTCATGCGGCGCGAGCCGCCGGACGGAAGGCTACGGCCGATGGTGATCCAGGGCCCAATGGACGGGCGAGGCCGTGGGAGCAAACCCCTGGCCACAGTCAGCACCAGCAGTCCCCGGGGGCCTGGCCGGCGCGGGGCCGGGGACTAGAACCCATGTTCAGGAGTACATTCTGCCGAGCCATCCTGGGTGACTTCCAGTGGTACAGGCGCTGGTACGGCGGGGTGTGGGAGCTCTGGTGGGTGGACTATCCGGTCTGCACAGCCGTCTGGCACGACGTACCAGAGCCCACCGGGCGGGGGCCAAGGCCAACTCCACTATGCCGGGGGACCCCGGTGGTGGAAGACTACAGGAGATGACCCATGGAATGGGTAGACGAATCATCGTACAGCCGGGGGCAGCGTGGCGAGGTGGAGCCCAGCGTCTGGGAGCTCAAGGGAGCGCCAGGAAGGCTGACCGTTCACCGCTACATCGGCCTGGAAGGCTGGTTTGTGACGTGCCGGGACCTGGATCTGGAGCGCCATGAGCTCAGGGCGCGGGGCGCGGAGGAAGCGAAGCAGGAGGCCCTGGACCTGGCCCTGGACACCATCACCAGGAAGGCAGCGGCATGGCAGCGATGCCTGGCCAGCGGGTGACCCATGGGACGAATCTACGCCACCAGGGAGGATACGGGGGAGCGGGTGCTCCTCGAGCTCGAGTGCGATGGGTGCGGGGCGACTATCAAGCCCCACCCGGAGATCTCTTCCTCGGGCTGGGTGAAGCACGCGGTGGGCACCACGTCGGTGGGCACCATGGAGTGGTACTACTGCCCGGAGTGCGCCCGGGCGCGGGGGCTCGGATGAGCAACGGACACCAGCCCAAGGGGCCGTCCACCACGCCGCCAAAGGGATGGTGCCCCAACCCGGGTGGGACCGGCGTGCTATCGCCGGGGGACCAGGTGGCCAAGGGGAAGCGCCCCAGGAAGGTCCGGGTGGCCGTGACGCTGGACCCGGAGCTCCTCGAGCTGGTGGACCGCTACCAGGTGACCCTACAGCGGGAGCTGCCCCCAGGCGTCCAGACCAGCCGTTCCCAGGCGTTCGGTGTGCTCATCTACAAGGGCCTCGAGGCGGCCGGGGAAGAGACCCCATGAGCTATCGCACCAGCACCAGGAGCAACGGGGACGGAACCGAGACCACGGCCACCAGGTGGGTCGGGTGGACTCCATGGGACACGGTGGCCACGGTGCTCTGGCTGGGCTACCTGGGGGCCGTCCTGGCCACGGTGCTTTGGTGACCGTGGTGGCCGTGGTGGAGCCCGAGTGGATCGGCGGGGGACTGATCGAAGTAACCGAAGAGGACGTGCTACAGGGGGCCGTCCAGGTGGACTGCCCGGACTGCTACGGGTGCGGTCTGATCCCTTGGCTGCCATGGGGCGCGGTAGAGGAGTGCGTGGTGTGCAAGGGCACCGGGCGCGTCTACCTGGGCCTGTAGCCCACTGTGGCAACTGATATACACCCCACTGCTACACGTTGGCCGGGACACGAAGGAAACGTCCAGAGTAACCAGGGTGGCGCGGGCGAATCGGCGGGGACTAGATCCCAAGAACAATACCAGCTATCCTAGAACCATCATGCAGAGCACAGTAGGCACCACCAGCTACAGCTCCACCTTGAGCTCAAGCTCCACCTCGAGCCCAGCTACGCCGCCCATGCTGCCCATGCCTACAGCTATGCCTACGCTCTCCCCTTGCCTACAGCTACACCTAACGCCTAACAACCTGCCGCAACTGCTATCGTTTCCAGATGACCCCGAGCGTGTTTACAGGGTACGAGATCACCGTAAACCCCCGTTTTCACGTCCTACACCCCCTTTTTTTTACGCACGCTCTCCCGCGCGGGGCCCGGATTCGAATCCCAGATCTGGATCCAGAGGCGCACGTGCGTGCGGGCAGATTCGAATCAGATCCAGTAGGAGGCCCCCATGGTGACCATCAGCGACAGAGCGGACGAGGCCCCGAGGCGGCGCGGCCCGGAGCCGGGCCAGCGGATCCGCCAGCTACCGATCCTCCCGGACATTGTGGAGTGGATCCGCGAGGGCTACCCGGCGGCGGAGGTGGCCAGGCGGATCCACGCTAACGGCTTCCTCGAGGACGTGGCCCATGACCTGCTACGCCAGGAGATCTCACGCTACGCCAAGGCGGCCCTCGCCCCCGCGGAGGTGATGAACCCCACCCAGATGAGCGCCATGCAGGTGCGCGCCGCGGGGGCCCTCGAGACGGCCCTGGGGGAGCTGGTGGAGCTCGGGGAGCTCTACCGCGTTGAAAAAGCTCTGCTATGCGAGGCCACCGGCGTGGCGCCCAGCCCGGGCACCGTGGGCGCGGAGGAGCTCAGGGACGCGCCCCAGGTGGCGCTACCCAGCCCAGGCGAGGGGGGCCTGGACGGGGACACCGAGCCCACCCAGGCGGGGACTACCAACCCCGGGGTGAGGCCCAAGACGTTCCGGGACGTGCGCGAGCTCATGGGCGAGATGCGCCAGACCCTGCGTGTCCACGGGGGCCTACGCGAGCGCCTCGGTGGGCTCGGGGGCGGCCCCGAGGAGCAGCGGGCCACCCTCGAGGAGCGCCTGGCCGGGGTAGTCAAGGGGCGCTTCGCCGGGCGCCAGGACGTTCAGGAGGCCCTCCTGGACCCCAGGCGGCGCACCAAGGTGCTCGGGGTGCTCCACCGGTTCCTCACCAGCCAGCGGAGCCAGGATGCAGCGGCGGCCAGCTTGGCCGGGGAGCTGGTGGCCTTCAGTGATGACGAGCCCGAGTAGCCTTCCACGAAATCATTAAGGAAAGAACGAAAATCACGGGCCTGGGAGCGCCGGGGGCCGGAAGCGCCTGACGGAATCATTGCGTTTTTCGGTGCAGCGGGACGCCTCGAGGGGGGCCACCGGGGGCCACCGGGGCCTCGAGGGGCCGAAACCGGGGGTAGCCCGTCACGGAATCATTGACGAAAGAACGAAAATCACGGGCCTGGGAGCGATGCTCTCCGGGTGCGACGGGGCTTGCCCAGGGGATCGCCCTGGTGTAGCCTGTAGGCCACCCTGGAGCCCGAAGCGGGGCGGCGGCGGGCCGGGGGAAGGGAGCTCAGGCGGGGCACCTACACAGGGCGCCAGACGCCAGGGAGGTTGAGCAGATGGATTCGATGAGACTCAAGGACGGAACCGAGGTGGGCTTGCCGGGGGGCCTGATAGGACTGGACGCAAAGGGGCAGCTCTGGGCGAGCCAGATGGAGGAGCCGTTGCCCTTGGCGGAGGGTGACCTGGAAGGGTTCCTCGGTGGCCAGGCGGCCCGGGTGGGCCAGGCGATGGCCTACCAGGCGGAGCGGGTAGCGGCGTTGGCGCGGGGGGCTCACCCGGACGTGGTGATGGACCCAGCGGTCTACCACCGGGGTGGCCAGATGATCATTCCCGCGGTCCAGGTGGGCCAGGTGCAGCTCCGGTTGGACGTGCCCCACGGCGTGCTGGCCATCGGTCCCGAGCTGGACGTGTGGCGCCCCGTGGAGAGCCGGCTCCTGTGGAGCCCCACCGATGCGTCCCCCTACACGGGTGGCCAGGCGGCTGAGCTGGTCATGGAGGCGGCCAGGCGGTGGCACGGCTTCGTGGAGGAGCAGCTCCGGCTGTGGTGCGCCCCGATGGCTCCCCGCAATCCGCCCCGGGTCCCCGGCGACTTCCCCGTGAGCTGACCGTTCCGGGCGCGCATCCCTCGCGCCCCTGTCCCGGCCCGGGCCCGCCCCGGGCGTCTCCACCTCGAGTTCCCCGAACGTGAGTGCAGCGGGCCCCGGCCCGGGCGGCGCCTCGCCGTTGTGGATCTGGGTCCGGCCACCGGGGGGGGGAGTGGATCCGACCGGGCTCTGCCCGGGGGCGCCTCGAGGCCACCGGCCCCGGCGGAGCGGAGCGCCTCGCCGTGTGGATCCGACTGTGGATCCGACCCCCGGGGGTGGAGGGGGGGGTATTCCGGAGGGATCCAGTCAAGAAAGTGGATTCGAATCCGGTTCCGGAGACCCCGTGCGGACCCCTCTCACATTGGGGGAGTGTTTTTTCCCCAGAGGGTGTGACGCACGTGCGTGCGGACGGGGTGAACGCGAGTGCGGGGCGCTGGTGCGATGCGCTGGTGCGGGGGAAGTGCGGGGGAAAGTCTTGGGAGTGCGGCGGAAGGTGCGGTGGAAGGTCTGGGGCGTTTCGGGGTTGCTTGTCCAGGTGAGGTGCGAGCGAAGCGAGCGGTAGGTTTCGGGGTACTGGGATGGGGTTGTGGGCGAGCGTTCTGGTGGAGCTGTGGAAAGCGTGGGGGTAAGCGTAGGAGAGCCGATGAGCGTGTCCAAGCGTGGGGGGAAGCGTGGGGGGGTACGCCGGCCTGGTGGCCGGAGCTGTGGACGAGCCCCCGCGCCTCGCCGCGAAAAAATTGGACCGAAACGGCAACATCTGGTCTGTGGCGCCCATTAGGTAGGTAGGAGGTGAGCGACATGGGAGAGCTGGTGGTGCTGTCATGGGAGCGGCTGGCGCGGGAAGTGCGGCGGGAGATGGAGTTGGTGGAGCCGGTGGCCGGTCCGTTCGGGTGGAGTCCGCGGGCCCCGCGGCTGGACGAGTTGGACGGCGATACAGACTGGATACAGGACCCGTACAGTCTGGATACAGAGTGATGTGCTCCTGGCCGGAGGGGCGCTTCCCCGGGGACGGGGAGGAGGAGGGCCACACCTGGTCCCCCTGAGAGCGCCCCGGAGGCCCGCGCACAAAGTTGCCGGTGTGTCAGTGACCTTGGCGGTGCCCCGAGGTGCCCCTGGGCGCGCCCCCGAGGTTACCGGTGGGGTCACCTGTGCTATGGTGGAGCCCGGAGGTGAGCATGAGCACCATGGACGAGCTCCTCGAGGGCATTCGGCGCGAGGCGGGGCTGGTGGAGGCCAAGGCCACGCGGGAGGAGAAGCTCGCGGCGTGGCGCGCGGGAGCGCGTGAGCGGGCGCCCGGGGTGGTGCGCGCCATCCGGAGGCACCTAGCTGGGATGGAGTCGTGGTCCGGCTCGCGGTCTCTGGGAAGCGCCATTGTGAGCAAGGCCGGGGCGAAGCCAGCATTCCAACTGGTGAGCGATGGCCGTGGGTGGGAGGCGGACCATCGTGGCGTGCAACAGCTCCGGCACCCGGCCGTGGCCCACCTCACGGACCTGGACCGCTACCTGCACCATCAGGACTTTGCCGAGAGCCCCACCGGTGGCGCGTTCGGTTACCTTCGGTTCAACCGGGACGGCGTGGTCTACTACTCGGAGGCCATCGGTGGCCGTGGGGGGCCCCTGGTGGTGAGCGTGTGGGGCCCTGGTGACGCTGACCCGCCCACCGTGGCCCGGCGCCTCGGGGCATCCGCGGGCTCGGTGGAGGACACCCTGAGAGCGTGGATTCCCGGGAGCAAGAAGCGGCCCTGGCGGACCTGACACTCGCCCCCGCGAAAAATGCGGATCGAATGGCTCAGGTTTTTCCGGCGGCAAAAAATCGTAAACCGGGTCCAAGTGTGCGGGCGGCGGCTCGGCCTGCCAGGTGTCGAGTTGATTCGAATCCGTGGCCAGGTGTCCGTGATGTAGGACACGAAGGCTTCCCCGTTGGGATCGCCTCTGGTATGGTAATGGGCAATCCCGAGGAGGAAGTCCATGAGCCAGAATCTGATCGAATCCATCCGGAGCCAGGCGGGCTTGAGCGAAGCCAAGGGCCTCACCGAAAGCGCCGGCAGGAGCATTGCCAGGAAGCTGGCAACCATTGGCGCTGGCGCCCTGGACGGCGCAGCCAAGAAGATGGGCCTCAAGCTGTCCCCCGGGCAGCTTGGGAAAATCTTTCAGGCCACCATGGCTGCCGTGATGCAAGAGTTACCAGCAGCGGCCGGGCGCTCAGTGGGGACATTCCGCGAGGGTGTGGACACCGAGCTCGAGGCGGACCTGGTGGAAGATGTGCGCCAGGCGGCGGGGCTCATCGAGGCGATGGCCAGCCACAACAAGGAGGGCCTCAAGTTCACCATTCAGACCGCCAGCGGCAAGAAGTACACCGGCATGGTCCAGGGCTCCGGTGGCACGATCAAGGAGCTCAAGCGCCTCAAGGCTGCCATCCGCATGGCCACCGATGGGCAGGACTTCGAGGACCGACTGAACATCTATTCGCCCAAACCGCTGCACGTGAAGGTCTACCGCGGCTCGGACACCGGCTACGGTTCCAAGTTCGACGTGGTGAACCTCGCTGGCGCGAAGATCCTCGCCGCGAAGTAGGAGCGCCATGAACATCACCGAGGAGATTCGCCGGGCAGCCGGACTCGAGGAGAGCGACTCGTTTCCGGACCAGCGCCGGGACCAGTGGGACGAGACGATCAACAAGCTGGTCACCGTCAACCTCCCCGCGGCCGTCAAGAACCTCACCGCAAGCCACAAGGCTCTCATGGCCAAGCTGGCGCAGTCCGGCTACGGCACCCCCGACTCGCAAAAGGCGATCAAGGACGTGTTCAACCAGGCAAACAACGCCATCAGGAAGCTGTCCAACACGGCGGCTCGGATGGAGGCCCTGGCGAAAAAGAAGTAGGAGCTCACCCATGAACATCCTCGAGGACATTCGCTCCGCGGCCGGTCTCACCGAGTCCAAGCGCAAGCGCCGATTCGGAGACCTACAGCGGGACGCGAGCAACGTGGCGGCCCTGCAAACCAAGCTGGCGCAGCTCAAGTCCAAGACGGGCGTGGACACCTCGAGCCGGGCGTTCAAGGCCGGCGTGGCCACGGCCAAGGTGGACATGCGGCGAGGCGGCGCCAAGCTCGCAGTCCAGGTGCCACAGAAGTCCGACAACAAGGACTGGCGTGATGGCTACCTGTCCGCGCTACCCCTCGAGGTGGCCATCCAGGCCAGGCGGCGCCTCGGGGAGTCCACCGAGCTCGAGGAGGCCAAGGCCAGGCGGTACACGGGTGACCTACAGGCGGCTTACAGCCGGCTCAAGCGGCACGCCCACATGCCCCCTCTGGTTATCCAGAAGTACGGCGGCAAGCTCTCTGGTGCTCCCATGTTCGGGCTCCAGGACAAGCAAGGCGAATGGGTGAGCGACGGGCGCACCAAGGTGCTGTTCAATGACCGCAAGGACGCGGAGCGTTTCCATGTCAGGGCCAACTCGCTGGCCATGCAGGCGTATGCTCCACGCGAGTCCACCGAGCTCGAGGAGTCCAAAGGTGCCGACTTCGGTGAGAAGCTCAAGGAGAAGCTCAAGGGCACCGGTTCCTGGAAGTACCAGGACACCGCCGGCCCGATGAGCTACGCCCTCAAGTGCGACGACGTGGGCAACAAGGGCGACGAGGTGCGCCGCAAGGTCAAGCGGTTCCTCCTGAGCCAGGGCTTCAAGCTCGCCAAGACGACTGGCAAGCCGGACGGTTTCGAGTGGGGTGAGCCCTACCGTCAGATCTACAAGCGGGACCGGGACGAGGTGAGCATCGAATCGTCCACCCCGTTCAAGGGGATTCGGATCATCTACTCTCGGAATACTCAACTCCGTGGGCCCGAAGGCCCCGGCAAGCCCCGCGCCCCCAGGCGCGAGTTCACCGGCCAAGGGGCACTGTTCGGGGAAAGCCGGCCCCTGGTGGAACCGGACGTGGCGTTCGCCATGGCGCTGGCCAAGGCGATCAAGCGGTACGGCCGGTTCAAGGTGGAGCCGGGCAAGGGCGGCCAAGGCATGGTGCTGTCCAAGGACGAGGTGGGGCGCCCCCACGAGTGCCGGAAGGCCATCATCGACTGGCTCAAGCGCAAGGGGTTCACCGAGGCGGCGTTCAAGCCGGGCGGCTGGGAGCATCGCAACCGGTGGATCTACCGCAAGGGCAATGCCCAGGTGGAGATCGCTCACCAGGCCATCTACGATTCCATGACGGTCACCATCAGCCCCGGGGCCGGCGGCTCCGAGGCCCGGCGGCCGGACCCGATCCAGACCGGCATGTTCGGAGAGTCCACCACGAACCGGCTCGAGCGGCTCCTCGAGGCCGTCAAGCTGCACCTCCCCTCGGGGGCAGCCCACCAGATCAAAACCAACCCCCTCGAGTACATCACCACGGCGGCCATGGACGCCCAGGTGGACCTGCGTGGCGCGGACTCCCTGGCGGACCTACTCGGACGCATGGACCCCCCGCCCCCGCGGGCGGCGATGATCGATGCTCGGAACGCAGCCGAGCTGGTGGGCAAGGCCCGCGCGGGCGCATGGCGCGCGAAAGGGCTCCTCAAGGACCTGGTGCGCCAGCTCCAGAGCCGGCCATCAGCCCGGGCCATGGCCCTCGAGGACAGCGAGTAGCATGAACAAGGCCGTCTACAAACAGCGATACCCGTTAATACTCCTCGAGGAGCTTGCAGAGCTGATGGAGGGGCTTGGCGGGCCAGACCCGCAAGACATGATGAAGTCCCTCAACTCCCTGGCGAAGTACAACGGGGGCAAATTCAAGTCCCCGGCCCAGGCAAAATTTCTCTACCGCAAGCTCCAGGACCGATGGTTCAAACCGAATTCACTGGTGAAGCAGTGGGCCCGGCCGTACCTCAAGGGCCCAAACGACATGGCCGTCATGGTGACGGACAGGATCCAAGGCTTTGGCACACGGACGGCAAGCAAGGTCCGCTATTACGGCTTTGCCTTCGTGGTGGACGGCGGAGGCGTGGTGGCCCGGGCCAAGCTCAAGGTGCGTGCCGGCCGGGGCAAGGAGGCGGACTCGCATCACGGCGGCGAGGTGATCGGTGTTACCCAGACCACCTTCGAGCGCGATGGTGATGCGCCTACCCTGTACGATGCCCACGGTGAGCGGAAGGCCAAGGAGGCGCGAGCTCAAAAGAACGCTCCGCTGATTTCCAAGATCCAAGCGATTTCCACCTACCAGGACGATGACTTCCTCCAGAGCATCGTGGCGCAGCTCCAGACTGGAGCCACGTTGTCCCCCGGCCAGGAGCGTGTGCTCGCGCAAAAGATGCCCTATCAGATGAGCTCCAGGGACAAGTACAAGGAGCTCTGGGCAGAGAGTGAAAAGATCCTGGCTCGCATCGCCAAGGAGGTAGCGCAAGGCATGGCTGTGGTGGCCAAGTCTGACAGCGTGCCCAAGCGGGACAAGGAATCCTCGCAGGTCTACGGGCAGGGCATCCTGGATGGGTGGAGGCTATTCAAAAAGCGGCCCACCAAGACGGGGGAGATCGGTGAGACGAGCTCCCTGTCCGGGTTTGTAGGTGATCTGGCTGGATGGGATGAGCAGAAGCAAGGAAGGGCAGGCGGAGGGTATTGGACCCTGGCCTATCTTGGGGCGCTTTTTCACCTGGCAACCAAGGGATCAAAGGCGCCAAAGTGGGCCACGAAAATGGCCCGCGGCGGGGAAATGCTGGCCAAGGAGCTCAAGAAGATCCCGGCCGGCGCCGCCAAACGCGATTACGTGAGCTTCTACTCAGGGGCAGATGACGATCCGTTCGCTGAATTCGAGGACGATGATCAGCACCACGTAGGGCAAGGCGTGGACCATGATCGCCTGGTGTCCAAGGTGCTCAACAGGGACTGAGCCATGAAGCAACTTCTCGAGGAGCTCGCAGAGCTAGTGGAGGCGGCCAACGGGCTCATGAAGTACACCGGCCCCACGTGGGACGTGCAGCGCGCAGCGCGGGAGCTCCAGCGGTTCGATTTCATCGCCTCCTTCGTGGCTCGGATGACCAGGCGCAAGGCGGGCCGCGCCACCGTCAATGGGATGCAGGTGAAGCGGGTGAAGGGCAAGTGGGTCTACGGCTTCCCTCCCGAGCTGTGGAATCCCCCCGCCCGGGACGCGGCGGCCCTCTATGACACCATCCGGCGCAGCCCTCTCAACTACTACGTGCGCCAGGCAGAGGATCTCCGGGACGAGCTCCTGAGCGAGGGGCACCTGGTGGAGGCGCGCATCCGTCTCAACAAGACGGAGCAGAAGATCATGAAGCAGCTCCTGAACCCTGCCAGGGGCTACTACACGGCGGAGGCGTGGTCTTACAATGGGCCACGGTCTGCCCACGGAACACGAGGTGGCAGCCGGGATTACAACGCTTGCAAGTCCTTGGTGGATAAAGGGCTGGCCGTTCTCAGGAGCGCGGACGGCTATCGCGTGCCCAGAGAACCAGGGTACATGGCGCACGTTCAAAGCATTGCGATTGAGCTCGCCCCTGGTGCCAAGGAGCTCCTGGGCGAAGCGAGCCAGATCGGTCTCGACTTCGCGGCCAGGACGAGCAAGCGCAAGCCGGCGAAACCCCGGCGCACCCGCGGGAAAGGCGGCCTGGACCCGGACACCATCGTCAAGATCTTGGACGTGGTGGACACTCGTGAGTACGAAGAGATCGATGACCGCTGGGTGCCGATCAAAGGCTCGGGCACCGAGAGCTGGTGCGCCAGGTGCGGGCGCCCCCACGAAGTCCACGCCACCGTGGAGCTCGCGGACAAGCGCACGGCCGTGGTGGGAACGAGCTGCATGAAGGGCAGCTCCCTGGAGCGCGAAGCCAAGGCAGGGGCCAGCGCGGCGAAGACCATCGCCAAGTGGGAGCGCGAGCTCGCGGTCAAGCGGGAACAGGCCAAGAAGTACGCCACGATCAAGGCCCAGGTGGACAAGATGCGCCCCCCGCCTGTGGAGGTGAAGCCCTCCGGCGGGAAGTACGGCACCAACTGGAAGGTGGTCTGCGGAGACGCCTACGTGTACTCGCGCCAGCGCACCCCAGAGGACGCCCTCAAGGATGGGAAGTTCGGGGTGGAGCGGGAGTGGAGGCGAGGCCGGATGAACGAGCGCGGAGCGACCCTGAAAATGGCGGCTGCCAAGGAGTGGGTGGACGTGCTCGAGCGCAAGCTCAAGGCCAAGAAAAAGGCCCTCGAGGCCCTCTTGGCCAAGCGCGCCTGATCCCTACTTCCGGTTTTGGCGACCCGATTGAGGGTTTCATCACACGCCGAAAATCAGGCGTAACTTACTGAAAAGCACTGGAAAAACCACTGCGGCGTGGCCGGAGGTGGTGAAAATCGGCCGAAAATTATTCCGGGCCGGTCCCCGGGTGGGCTACCCTGGTCTGCACCGGAGGTGAATCATGAACCGGACCCTGACCCTCATCCTGGTGGCGCTCCTGGCCATCGCCTGGCTCCTTACTGGCGGCGGCTGCAAGCGGTGTGACGTGTTCGGAGGCACCCAGGAATCCAAGGACAAACCCTACCGCGGGGACCCGGCCCAGGCGAAACCCCACCAAACCGTGGTCAAGAAGCTGTGGATCTTGCCCGGCCAGTGCGACAACACCGGCTGCACCTACTTCGTGACCGTGACCGTCTGGCTCCACAACCCCACGGCCAAGGCCGTCACCGGGGACGTGACGTGCCACCTGAAGTTCGATGGCGGCAGCCACACGGACGGGGACACCACCGTGAGCTCGGAGTACACGGCTTCCACCAACTCCCGAAAGGGGGTGACCGTCAAGCCGGGGAGCTCCAAGGAAGTCAAGATCCAGCACAACGTCTCGGCCTCGAGGCCCACCGAGCTGGTGCCCGACTGCAACACCGTGTTCCGATGAAGCGCCTCACCATGCTCCTGGCCGGGGCCGCGGTGGCCCTGGCGGCGTGCGGCTGCCCGAAGCTGGTCAAGCCCTACAGCGCCTTCCTGTCCAGCCCCACCAGCCACAAGATGCCCCCGTGCAAACAGTGGCGCGCCACCCCCAAGGGCACCCCCATCTGGACCCCCGCGGACCAGGACACCGAGGCGTTCCGGGCCCGGGTGGACACCCTGGTGGACCGCCTCGAGGCGTGCCTGGTGGCGGCCGGGGAGCTCAAGGAGATCCGACGCCGGAGCTTCGCCGTCATGGTGCCCTCTGACTGGTACGTGTCCAAGTGCTCCGGGGAGCAACTCATCCCCTCGCTCGCCAGGTGTGAGCTCTGCCGGGCCAAGGGGCTCGAGATCAAGGACGAGTGCTGTGGGCTTCGCACGCCTACGCCCGCGTGCCCGTGCGTGTGTAACTTCCGGGCGACGGTCCAGTGGGGACGCATCGTGGTGACAGCTCCGAACCTCAAGCTGTTCAAGGCCGAGCTCGCCAGGATGGTGCTCTACCCGAAGCACAACAACCCCTGGGTCACGCCGGCCGTTGCCGCGTGCGTGCGCCCCGAGTAGAATCGGGGGCACAGGAGGAACCCATGCCAGAAGAGACCGATCCTATTGTCGCAGCGAGAGCCCTACTCGGTGAGCCGGACGAGGCCACCCCGGGCGTCACCAGCATAGCGGACAAGACGATGGCCCAGCGCGAGCAATGGATGATCGGGCGCCAGGCGGCCAAGGAGGCAATGCGCCAGGCGGTGCGCCCGGACGGCAACCCCGACGACGTGCTGGCGCTTCCCGCGGAGGGATGTGACCAGGACTGGCTCGAGGGATACCTGAGCGTCCTGCCAATCTCCGCCGGTGAGCAGATCACCGAGCGCCTCAATTCCTGATGCCATGGTGGGGATGGCTTCTCGCAGGGACGGCCACCGTGGCTGTGGTGGGCGCCATGGTATGGCTCCTGTGGGCCGGCGCCAGGCGCGCCATGGCTCGCATCGGAAGCAGCTTCAAGCGCCGCTAGCCCATCGGACACCCTCTTGACTCTTACTCTCCAAAGGGAGAGATAAGGTTAATTAAGAAGAAGCAACAGGCGTGCCAAAACCGGGGGGGTCCAAAAATCCGCGTGACTTGTCAGGTGTCCGCCATGTAGGATATGCAGGACACTATGCAGAACACACCAGGAGGCGACAATGCCCACCGAGACCGGAAGAGACCTGATCGAATCCATCCGCTCCCAGCTCGGACTCGAGCCCGAGGAGACCAATGAGCCCGCGGAGGGCTTCGATGCCTGGCTCCAGGAGTACGAGCCCGAGATGTTCGGGGAGGACGAGGAGCTCGAGGAGGGGCGCAACCCCACGCGGGACAAGTTGAGCAGCCTGGCCCTTCGGTCTAGCTTCGTTGCCACCCAGGCCCAGGCTTTGAGCAAGTGGGCGGAGGAGTACATGCGGAAGGATCCGTCCCTGTACGCCGGCAAGGAAGCGGCCATCAAAAAGATGCTCAAGGCTGCCCAGGATGCGTACAAGATCCTCGAGCCCGCCCTTGGCGAGCTCAAGCGCCGCTAGGAGAACGCCATGCCCCTCAAGCCCAAGGACAAGAAAGTCATTGCCGCGTTTGCGGACAAGAAGCCCCTCGAGGGCAAGCTCCTCACAAGTGACGGCAAGACCCTCGAGAAGCTCGGCATGGGCCGCCAGAAGATCGCCTGGTGGGAGGGCCACTACGTCAAGGTGTTCCCCACCCTGCCCCACGTGAAGTCCGATGAGGTGATCCTCCGGGCGCTTCGCAGGGCCATTCCGAAAAACTGGCTCAAGGAAGGCTCCGAGAGTGGCATCGAAGAGAAGCTACGCAATCTCCTCGGTGAGCTCCGCGAGGGGCACGACGTGGAGATGGATCCAGCGGACGAGACCGAAGCCGTCCTGGACGAGGCCACGGCTGGCTCATTGCGTGCCAGGCGCGAAGCCATGATGGTGGACTTCCTCGAGGAGGCGGCGCGCCGGCTCCAGGGTCCGTTATCCAGTGCTGCGAAGCTCTCCCTGGCGAAGTACAAGTGGGGGGTGAAGGGGAAGATCCTCCGAGTGCGCGCGAGCGGGCGCTACGGTGGCAGCTACACCATGGCCGTGGAGCTCCAGTGGTGGGACCGTGAGCCGGTGCTCAAGTACCGTGCCACCGGGAAGACCATGAAGGGGAAAAGCATCTACACGACGGGCGAGCAAGCCATGTCCGATGACAGCACCCCCGCGGACATTGCCGGGCAGATCGGCACCTTCGTGACCATCGTGGACACCGAGATGATCGAAGGCTACACCACCGGCGCCCTTCAGATGTACGGCGACAAGAAGACCGGCCGGGCGCCCAAGGACAGTTTTCAAATCCGCGGTGGCAAGTACCGGTAGGAGGACACCATGAACACCGACAAGCTACGCAACCTCCTCGGTGAGCTCCGGAGTGGAGATCTCGAGGAAGGCATGGCCAAGTATTCCGCCTACTGGGTGAAGCAGCTCCCCACGGACCTGATGACCCAGACCATGCGGACCATCACGGAGCTCGGCGGCGAGACGGATCGGTTCGGTGTGACGATGCGCGACGATGCGCCGATGACCACTGGGAAGATCCACATCCATGAGGCCAGCCTGGCCTACCAGGTGCAGAAGAACCCGAACGCGAAGCTCCTCAAGGCGTTCATGCCCGAGCTCCGCAAGTGGGGGCTCAAGAAAACCGAATCCAAGGCCCGCGGCAAGCGCCGCGAGGTGCGATTCGAGGGGGCGAACAAGGAGCGCGTCAAGATCACTTTCGAGTACGAGCCCAAGCGCGAGTGGGGCTGGGTGAACGTGCAGAGCTACGATGCTCGCAGCCGGCTCACCGAGGACACTCTCGAGGAGCGTGCGCCCCTTCCGCGCCCCGGAGACCCCTTTGAGGCAGACGGGCAGACCTTCAAGATCGTCCGCGTCTATCCCACACGGGACTGGGCGCAAGGGCCGATTTCAGTGCGCCTATGGCGCCTCCTTTCGAGGAACGGCGCAGCGGCCATCGGGAAGCAGATCAAAGGCACCCAGGACAAGGGCCACTACCTCATCCTGTTCAACAAGCATGGCGACCTGGAGGGCCACCCCGTCTGGATGAAGCCGGCCCAGGTGAAGCGTGCCATGAGGTATGAGTCCGTGGAGCTGGACAGCGAGCTCCTGGACGAGGCGAAGTACCCCACCACGGCGGCGGGAGACCTACTCGAGAAGATGGCAAACCGGGTTATCCCCATGGTGGCCAGGAGTGTGGGCGCGGTGGATGATGTGCTCCCCTACTTGAGCGGCCAGAAGTCCAAGGAGATGGTGGCCAAAGCCAGGCAGGCGGCAACGCTGATCACCCAGGCGAACACCAAGCTCTACGAGGCACACGGGCTCCTGAACGAGATCAAGCGGGCAGGCAAGTAGGAGAGCACCATGAAACAGCGTTCGATCAAGGACAAGCTCAACAGCCTGCACGTATCCATTCAGCAAATGGAGACGGACCCGGACTACCGAAAGGGGCAGCCGGTAAGCGGGCGCATCGCCGGCAACTACGTGGACAACCTCCACGCTCACGTGCGCGAGCTCAAGGACGTGTCCAAGGAGGTTGGGCAGCTCGAGTGGGCGGCCGGGATGCTGGAAAAGGCGGCCAGCAAGGGCGATGTGTCCGCCCAGCACTTCGGCCAGGTGATCAAGATGCTCCGCGCCATCGAAAAAGGGATCAAGCGGGACGCGCGCAAGGTGCGCGAGGACACCGATGCTCTGGGCGAGCTCCTCGAGGGGCTCCAAGTGGAGGCCGGCCTGGTGGAAGCCAAGGCAGTCCGAGGCAAGGCGCAGAAGTTCGTGATGAAGGCTTTGCAGGACCTTGGCGGCGAGGCGGAGCTGACCAGCCTGGCTCGCCACCCCGGAGGACGCGGCATTCACTTCGCCCAGATCATGAAGTCCGTGGAGGCCCTCGCCAAAGTCGGCCACGTGAGCTTCAATCCGCAAACCCAGATGATCAAGCTCCGCCAGGACGAGAGCATCACCGAGGCCCGAAAGGCCGTGAAGCGGTCCAAGTCCAGGGCCATCGTGGACGTGATGGACAAGGTGAAGGACTACCTTACCGGGGCCGGGTGGAAGCATCGCCAGATGGGCAACGCGGACACCTACACGCGCCGGGTGTCCGACAAGGAAAAGGCGATCAACTTCGTGACGGCGGCCCTCAAGGCCAACGGTCTGGTGGGCTACCACAACAAGGTGGAGCAAGACGGGCTCACCGAGTATCACTTCGAGCACCGGCGCTACCGCAAGCTGGTGGCCACGCTCGAGGACTGGCACGACACCCCTGAGATGGTGCTGAGAGTACAGGACCTGGCGTAGCATGAGCTGGTTTCTCGAGACATACCGCGAGCTCTCTGGCCTGATGGAGGCCACGGCGTTCCGCGGCCTGAGCAAGGCAGAGCTCAAGGAGCTCATGGCCGAGCTCAAGTCCAAGTTCGGTCCGCTCCGGGCCAAGTATTGGACCACACCGAAGCACGCCACCGGACAGGTAACCCTGAAGCCCTACAGGCGGGACCAGGACGCCTGGGGCGAAGACCTGGACCGATGGGTGCGCCTGGTGGACCATCTCATCGCCTGGGGCGCATTCAGCCCCACGGTGAGCCTCGAGAAGCAACGCGGCGAGCCTGGCGTGTGGGGTAACCAGTTCCCCCTCGCTGGATTGACGTTCTATAGGAGAGCCTGATGCGGAAAAATCATCCCTATCGTGCCACCATGCTGGCCATCAGCCGGCGGATGCAGCGCAGCGGCTACAGCGTGGCCTACACGAAGCATGGGGACCATGAGCTCGGGGTGCCGGACCCACCGGCCGGGGCGGCGTGGATCTCGTTCACCGAGAGCGAGGACTGCCAGGGCTTTGCCCATGCCCTCGGGTTGCTCGGGCTCGAGGAGTCCGTGAGCAAAAGCGGCCGGACATGCTTCGAGCTCCCGGACGGCGGCGCCGCGTGCGTGGTCGAGTCCGGTGACGGTACAGGGTATCTGTACCTGAGCGAGCTGGGCCCGGTGGAGGAGACCAGGGCGGCCAAGCTGGGCACCCTCCTAGAGACCATCCGCGCGCCGCGCGTCAGCGAGCCAGATCCGCTCACCGAGGCCCGCGCGAGCCGGCCAGGGATGACCCAATTCCGCGATCTGACCCTCCGCAAAAAGGTGGTGGACCAGATCATGAAGGCCGTCATGCAGGACATTCCGATCATCCTCACCGGCCAGCCCGGGTCCGGGCGGATCATGATCGCCCGACGTATTGCCCAGATGGTGAAGGGGCCCCTCCGCGCTCCGCACTACACGGTGAGCATGAAGGGCCTGACCGGGACGGTGCGGAACGGCCGTTACGTGGAAGGCGATCTCACCATGGCCAACCAGGGGGTGCTCCTGTTGGACGAGGGGGCGGAGATGCGGCGGCCGGCCCTCGAGGCCATCGGCCAGGCGGTGCGCTTGAAGCAGGTGCAGCTCCCTGGGATGCAGGAGCCCCGCCAGGCGGACTTCCACCTGGTGATGACGGCTCCGGATGCCTCCGGGGCCAAGCGCGCATTGAAGTTCATGGGGCTCACCAAGGTGGCCACCATTCACATTGCCAAGGGTGACTTGGCGGTCAAGTAGCAGGAGAACACGATGAGCATCAGAACCCAGAAGCTGGCCCGGCTACTCGAGCAGATCCGCGGCGGCTCGGACGAGCCCCTGGACGAGACCATGTACGCCATCGGGTCCGGCGGTCTCCGCAAGCTCGGCGGGATGACCATCTTCCCGAACCAGGTGTATTTCATGGGCGCCTCGAGCTCGCCCAGTGGCATTTTCGTGACCCGGGTGACGGACGATGCGGTGACCTACAAACAGCTCTATTCGATGGGCAAGGAGCAGCGCATTCAGCGCCCCATCGCGGACGACTTGGTTCGCCAGGGCACCGAGACCTGGCTCAAGTCCGGTTACCAGAAGTACCAGCCGGAGCGAGCTCGCAAGCTCAAGGCTCTCCTGGCGGGCAAGAAGCAGCCCCCGGAGAAAGAGGAGGACTACGTGCGGTGGCGCGTGGAGGTGAAGGCGGTGAACCCGCCCACCGGCAAGATGACCAGGGAGACGGATCCCTGGTATCGCGCGGAGGAGTACGGCAACGTCGGCTCGCGCGAGGACCCGAAGCACGGCACCGTCTACGAGATCACCAGCGTGACCGGGAAGGCTCTCAAGGAGCTTCGCAAGGACAAAGCATTCAAGGTGCTCAAAGCCACCCGCGAGAAACGGTAGGAGGACACGATGACCCCGACCCAGTACATGCTCCCCGTCCCTTACGAGACCATCGAAGTGGACGGCCAGGAGTGGGAGGTGGTGACCGCGGGAGCGGATGCCAAGTCCTACGTGGTGAGCCTCAAGAAGCCCGGCAAGGGTGGCAACCTCTACTACCTCGAGCTGGACCTGGAGAGCGGGGAGCCGAAGGGGTCCCCGCGCAAGATTGGCAACATCGAAATGCTCGAGGGTGATGCCCTTGGTGGGCTCCTCGGGCAGCTCCGCGAGGAGTCCGGTTTGGCGGAGGCGCGCCCACGCCTTGCCGATCAGAGATCGGTGGTCAAGATCGGCCGCTCCGGGAAATCCTACAGCTACTTCTACCAGGGTTCCACGGCGGGGCGCTGGGATGAGCTCGAGGGGCTGGACGCCCAGGAGGTGTTTCGCAAGACGCTGGCCGTTCTCAAGATGTACCCGCAGACCACGGTGCTCCTGCCCAACAGGTGGAGCTTCGGGCGGCGATCTGAAGCTGTGCGGAGCCAGCGCCTCCCCTTTGTGCTCCTGGCGAAGCAGGGGCAGGAGGTGGACGCCACCGACAGCCCAAAGGACTTCTGGACCGAATACGGGATGCAGCTCCTACGCGGCCAAGTGAAGCTCAAGCCGCGCGAGACGCGCCCGGCGCCGGGGTGGTAGGGATGAACCTCGAGGCGATCCAGGGGCTCCTCATGGAGCTCAGGTCCCAGGTGAGCCAGATCGGGCTCGACTTCACTGGTGCGGCAGAGCGAAAGCGCGCCAGGCGCACCCGCACGCGCGTGCGACGTGTGCCCAACCCACGGAAGCCCCGGCGCCCGTCTCCGGCCCGGGCCGAACCAGTGCCCCTCGAGCCCCCGCCAGAGCCAGCTACCCCACGGGTCAAGCTGGCTGACTTCCGGTTGCCACCTACGCGCAAGGAGGCCCACACCGGCGAGCTCCTGGGGCGCTGTATCGACTGCAAGCGCAAGCTGGCCAAGACGGCCGGCAAGGGCACGAAGTGGTGTCCACGGTGCAACAAGCTCCACCAGCAAAGCATCCCGGTAGACCTGGGCAGCGGGGAGCGCAAGGTCAAGAAGCGGACCAGGTGCCCCACGTGCGGCGGTGTGAAGCGCAAGACGGACTACCAGTGCCAGAAGTGTTTTCAGGCCAGGCATACCCGGTTCGCCCAGATCGAACACATCGTCCAGGCGATCCGTGAGCTCGGCAGTCTGATCCTCGAGGCCAATGCCCAGCGGCGCGACCCGTGGGAGCTCATGCCGATCCTGGACCAGTGGCTCAAGGACAAGGGATGGCGCCGCAACACGAAGGCCCCTCACTGGGTGAAACGGGCCTGGTATAAACCGGTCTACCGCGAGGCCAAGGGAGACCAGTGGGCGAACCTTCGGAGCGCCCTCCGCAAGCTCGCCCCGAAGCTGGGCGGCAAGTACATCGAACAGCCGGCGCTGGCGGACGAGGAGGACACCCTCCTGGTGACCGTGCCGGGCTACTTCACCATCACGGCCCAGGTGCCCAACGTCCAGTTCGGCGTGGCCAAGCTGTCCGTGACGACGCGCAAGAGGTGACAGGATGAAAACGCTGGACAAGATCGCTCGCAACGACAAGACGGGGTTCATGAAGTGGTGGGGCGAGGTTGCCGGCCTACTGAACGGCACCATGGGCGCCAATCCGGGCTACTCCAAGATCAAGATGAGCGACACCATCGGGGTCAACGTGCCCACCGGTGTGATCTACGTTTCGCCCATGCGTAGCGGGAGCGACTTCCGCGCGGAGTCCTGGATCGACAGCGAGACCGAACAAGGACACAACGCCTTCAAGTGGCGTTCCAAGGGGCTCACTCCTCGCAAGGTGGCAGCCGACATTCAACGAAAGTGGGGAAAGCATCTCTGGGAGAACACGGACGAGCAACGGATGGGTGCCATCATGGGCGTGGTACTCGAGGAGTCGGACAATATTTTGTTCCACGCGGGGCTCCTCGGGGAGCGCCAGAAGCGGCCGGGGACGGGTGACTTCCCGGACGAGTCCAAGGTGCGTCAGGGTTCCTTCAAGATCGGCCAGGACTTCATGAAGCTGGTGAAGCAGGAGAAGCTCGACGGGCCTCACATGCTTCTGTTCAGGGAGGTGCGGGACCACATCAACAAGATCCCCAGGGAGAAGCTCCCGGAGATCTGGGGCCTGGACAACATCCCGGATGCCCAGGACGAGATCGCCCGAGCTCCACGCAAGGCGTTCCAGGCGTTCCTGCGAAACGTCCACAAGGTGGACCGCAAGCTCGCCGGGTACATCCGGCGCATCGCGGACAACGTACCGCTGGTCTGGTACATGATCATGCAGAGGATCAGCGGCAAGGACATGGCGGACATCATCCTGAACCGCTACTTCACAACCAAGAATTACTACGAGCCGTCGCAGCGTGTGAAGATGCGCGACAAGCGGCGCCGTAAGGCAAGCAAGATGCCCTCCGGCAGCCAGCCCGGACTGTTTCCCGAGGGGCAGGAGCTGGACGAGGGCATTATGAAAAAGCACGCGGGCCTCTACAAGGCGCCGGACCGGGGAAGCTCGCAGAGCTATGTGCTGGTGAAGCGTGGTTCCGAGGGCTATCTGAAAAAGTGGGCCGAGCGCCAAGGACTCGTGTTCCACGGCGGCCACGGCCTGAGCGGGGAAAAGGGTTACTTCGAGGACCCGAACACCGGGAGCTACTACGTGCTGGGCACGGGCAACAAGCGCAGCCCGTTCGCCGCGAACGAGGATCAGGACTCCCTCGGTGAGCTCCTCGGTGAGCTCGAGGAGGCCAAGGGCAAGTGCGGCCGGAAGCCTCGAGGCGGTGGTGTCCAGGACGGCAAGGGCCCGCATGGGGCCGGGCGCGGGCGCGGGCGGATGGAGCTCGAGGACCAGGAGCTCGGGGAGGCGGCCAGCCCCGAGCAGCTCCACCAAGCCAAGATGATGATCATCAAGATGCTGGACCAGGCGGTCCGCAAGGCCATCGGTGGCAGCGTCAAGGGCTTCACCGGTGACAAGGGCGGTGCCGTCATGGGCCGGTGGGTCACGAAGTCCAAGCTCGGGGAGCACACAATGATCGTTCGCATCCCGCCCAGGATGACCGAATTCAGTGTGTCCACTTACACGAAGCACAAGAACGCCAACATCAAACCCAAGGTGCTGGACGAGACCATGGTGGACATGCGGAAGGTGTGGAAGGGGGACAAGAAGTACGATTGGCGCCCCATCACAGATCTGTTCAAGCAAGAGATCGCCACCGGCGGCAACCGCAACGTCGTGTCCGTGGAGGACCAGGACAACCTCGGTGAGCTCCTGGGCGAGCTCCGCCAGGCGTCCGGGCTCGAGGACCTGGACGAGGCGGCGCGCCCCAAGCTGATCAAGGGTGACACGGTGCCCAAGGACCTGGCGGCCCTGTGGCCAGTGCTCCGGCGGTTCGGCTTCAAGCGCCCCAAGCTCAAGCGGACGGTGGAGTACGAGGGCACGCCTCACCAGTACACCATGGTTATGCCGGCCAGCGGGATCTGGGAGCGCAGCGGGAGCCGCAAGAAGTCCGCGTTCACGTCCAAGGAACGCTGGGAACTCTCCAAGGCGATCAAGGAGTGGGCCGCGAAGCACGGATGGACCCACAAGATGGGTCCGCGGGGGTTCCACGGCAATGAAACGGACACCTTTGCGAAGATGCAGCCCAAGCTCCCGACCCACAAGGTGCCCAACGAAGCGCACCTCACCATGCGTACTTCCGGGCGCCTCAAGAGCGGTTACGCCCCCGGCGAGGACGTGCTCCAGAACGTCTACTTCAATCTCAGCTACGCCACCAGATAGCACTCCTCTGAGGCATAAGCCCTTGACAGGGCTTGTATCCCCTCCATATTTCGGGCACGATAAGGGTAGTTAAGGGCAAGCAAGCGAAAGCGGCCCGACGAGGTGTACCATGAGCTACGCGGCGCAGTTGAAAGAGGAGGTTCGGATGCGGGCGGACGTGCCCACTGTCCGGCCGGCGGCCGGCGAGGACCGCGAGAGTGCCGTCTCGGCCCTCCGCGCCCTTGGGGCCCAGGCCACCCAGCTCGCAACTCAGCTCGAGCGAGGCCAGCTCTCCGAGGCCACGCTGGACGGCGTGTGGGAGCACATCAACGGTGCCACCAGGGCGATGGTGGAGGCCACCCGTGCGGCCTTCGATGCCCAGCGGCGCAAGTAGCACCTCAACCTTGGCACGGCTGTTGCTTCTTCTTAATTAACCTTATCTCTCTCTGTTAGAGGAGAAGAGTCTTGAGGGTTTGATTTGCGGGCCGTGGTGGCCCGGGGAGATTGGAGCCATGAAACAAGATCGGAAACCGAAGATGATCGGGTGGGTGTTCCTGGTGTTCGGGGGCATGTTCCTGTTGGGGACGGTGCTGTTCGGAATCATGGACCGCACCATCATGGACAACATCGCTGCGGCCGTGTGCGCGTGCGGGATGGTGTTGTCGGTGGGGTTCTGGGCGCACGTGTGGGTGGCGCGCCAGCGGCTCCGCCAGAGCGAGCTCCTGGAGATCCGGCTGCAACAGCTCGGTGAGCACTGGAAGGCGAGCGCCCGGTAGTGCTAGGATAGGGGCGCGAATCCAAGCAAGCCCCGGCCATCGTGCCGGCGAACAAGGAGGCAACGATGGATCGGCTAGACGCATTGCTCCAGGAGGAGCGGGGGCACCAGGGCCTGGTGGACCTTCCGGCCATTGGTGGTCCGGTGGTGGACGAGGGGGCAGACCGGCACGCAGTCCATGAGCTGGAGCTCTATATCGACAACACTCACCAGCTCTACAAGGACAAGTGGGAAAACTTCTTCTCGAGTCTCACGCGCAAGGTGGCGGCCGGGAAGTATGATCGCAAGCGGGCGCTCAAGATGATGGGCTACCTGGTGGACCGCGCGGCCAAGGAGTACGCCAAGGAGTTCGGGGGCACTTGGAATCAGATCTTCTCGGTGCCCACCCGCAAGGCCGTGGCGGCGTCACAGGTGGAGGAGTTCGAAGATGTGGTGAAGGACTCTCCGGAGGACTTGGCCAAGTGGGTCCCCAAGAAGTACGCGAAGAACAAGCTCAAGATCTGAGCTCCCTTCCATCGTTCGATCTGTCCGTGGTAAGCTGCCCTCCTCGCTGTAGGAGGAACGCAGCATGGCAGACACCAGGACCTATACGGCCGTCACATCCGAGGTGATGGACGCCATCCGTGCCGGCCTCGAGGCGGCAGCCATCGACATGCCAGATACGCCAGATGGGGAGGTGACGTTCTTCGGCACCCTCCGGTTCAAGTTCGGGTACACCTGGGATGACCAGGCAGAGACCCTCGAGCTCGAGATCCTGGACAAGCCGTTCTTCGCCCCGGCGGACAAGCTGTGGGAGTACGCAGACGCGGGGGTGAGTGCGTGCGGGGGGACGCCTCCGGCATAGCAAGCGTGGCCCGGGGCTGGGCCACCAGGAGGGAGCCGATGGCGAGCTCGTTTCGCGTTGGCGAAGCAGATCTGAATTCGTTGGCCAGGTTGGTATTCGAGAGCCCAACTCACTCCAGGCGCGTGTACGCGAAGCAAGGCGATGAGCTCAAGTACATCGAACGCAATGGGCGCGGAGGCCCGCGCGTGGGCGCGTGTACGGCGGAGGAGTTCCGGCTGTGGTGCTCGAGGCGCCAGGTGCGAAGCCGGCCAGCCACCAGGCGCGAGACGGCGCGGGACTGGAAGATCATCCGGGCGATGCCCGGCGAACCATGAACGGCCCCGAGGGGGCCAGGAGGAGTCCAAGATGAAACGGATGATGCGAGTGCTCCCGGCAGTGCTGGCGGTGATGCTGGTGACCGGATGCGCGGACAAGTTCTTCGCGGCCAAGGTGGCCGTCCAGTCGGGCCGGGCGGCCCTGAGCATGGCGAACATTGGCCTGACCACGGCGGATAAGGCAAAGCAGGATGCGTGCAAGATCCCGATATGCGAAAAGGTGGACAAGCCGGGGACGGTGAAGTACCGAGCCTGCATGGGGCAGGACCACAGCGCGGATCCGACCTGGGTGAGCTGCTATGCCAAGTTTAAGCACTTCATGACGGTCACGTGGCCCCAAGCCGAGAAGACGGCCAACGCCGGGTTCACCACTGCGGAGGCGAGTATCACCTTGGCGGAGGCCCAGAAGTCAGGTCTCCCCTTGGACGTGCTACCCGTGGTGAAGGCCAGCGCCTGTTTCGTGGCCCAGGCCCTCGAGTTCCTACCCGAGAAAGCGAAAAAGACCGTTCAGATGTTCCTGGACATGATGAAGGCGTTTGGCTGCCAGGCGCCCCCGGCCCCGGCGGCAGCTCCGCCGGCCCCGGCGCCAAGACCCCCGGCGGCCCCTCCGGCAACCGATTCACGTCCAGCCCCCGCGCGCCCGTGACTGCGGCGCGGGATCCCTTCGATCTGGTGTTCCCCCTGGCGGGCCAGGAGGAGGAGCCAGAGGAGCTGGTGTGGCCCCAGGCGCCTCGGAATTGCCCCACCTGTGGAAGCGGTAGGCTTCGCTCTGGTGAGGACGGACAGGGGCGCTACTGGCGGTGCCTGACGTGCAAGCGGACGGGCGCCATCGAACCCCGCTCAGAGCAGCCGCGTCGGTATCGGATCCGCAAGCGATAGATTTCTCACGCGATCCCGGCTAGTATCTTGGGGTGAAAGCGACACCAGCATGGCTCGCATCAGTGGAATACTGTGCCGGATCTTCGGCCATTCGTGGTACACGGCCCGGGGGCAGAAGTTCCGATATTGCCGGAGGTGTCGGCGCGTTCAGACAAGATCCCAAGCCAGCGATGAGTGGCAATGGATGAAGCAGTACCCATGATGCCCGTAGCGCCTAACTTCGTGTCCGGGGCCAGCCTTGGCTTCGTGATCGGTTTCATGCTCGGGCTTCTGGTGGGATTCAATGCAGGCCAGGGGCCGCGAGGATGAGGTAACAGATGGCGAACCTGGGCAATCGGATCGTCAACTACGTTCGGGGGATTTTCAGCCGCGACACCGAGGAGCGGATTGAGGCAGCCGGAGGGGTGAACGTCGGGGACTTCCCGATGGATCCATTCGGAAACCTGCAAGTCCAGCACATCGGGCAGAACGTGGTCCAGGACGCCCTGATGGTGTCCAATGCTCTGATGGCGCGGATGATCGACTACGAGCGCATGGATGAGTATCCGGACTGCAATGCCGCGTTGAACATCTACGCGGACGATGCAACGGTTCCAGATCCGAGCACAAACCATGTGATGTGGTCCGTGTGTCGGGACGAGCAGATCCGCGGGATGCTCGACACCATGCTACACAGGCGGCTCCACGTGGACGATGAAGCGTGGGAAGCGATCCGGATGCTGGTGAAGTACGGAAACGACTTCGAGGAGATCCTGGTCAACTCCCGCGGTGTCCAAGGACTCAACTTTCTTCCAGCGCCTACGTGCCGACGCCTCGAGGGGAAACAGGGCGAGCTCAAGGGCTTCGTGCAGAGCTTCAGGGGCAACTTCACGGTGAACCCAGGCCAGCTCCAGGGGATGCAGTTCCGCCAGGGCGTGGGGCGTGAGCCACGCAGCGGCGTGGCCCTCTTCGAGCCGTGGCGTGTGGTTCACATGCGGCTCCGGAGCAACCGGCGCCGGGCGATGTACGGGATCGGGATCCTCGAGGCGTGCAGGTGGGTCTGGAAGCGCCTCATTCTCCTCGAGGACGCGGCGCTGATCAGCCGGCTGGCTCGAGCTCCCAGTCGCTTCGCGTTCTACGTGGACGTGGGCAAGCTGTCCACCGAGAACGCGGAGAAGTACCTGGACGAGATGCGCCGGAAGCTCAAGAAAAAGAAGTTCGTGAACCCACGGACCGGCCAGCTCGATCTACGATTCAACCCTCTGTCCACGGATGAGGATTTCTTCCTCCCGGTGCGCGACAGCCGGGAGGTGGTCCGAGCGGACGTGCTCAACACGCCCACCTGGACGGGCGTGGAAGATGTGGCCTACTTCCGCGACAAGCTCCACGCCAGTCTGATGATCCCGAAGGCGTACCTGGGCTACGATGAGAATCTCCCGAGCCGCGCTACGCTCTCCCAGGAGGACGTGCGGTTCGCCCGGACGGTGCTCCGGGTCCAGCGCGAGTACAAGGCGGGGATGCGGAAGGTGGCCAAGGTACACCTCGCCAGTCAGGGGATCGATCCGGCCTATGTGGACTTCGATCTGGCCATGACGGTGCCGAGCTCCATCTTCGAGCTCGCACGCCTCGAGATCCAGAACACCCGAGCCACGTTCGCTGCCCAGATGGGTGAGCTCGTTTCGAAGCACTGGCTTCTCGCCAACGTGTTCAACTTCTCGGACGCTGAGATCGAAAAAGTGATGGTGCAGCGGCGCGAGGAGCTCACCGAGGAAATGAAGATCCAGCAAGGGCAATTCGAATCCAGGGCCCTCCCCGTCAGAAGCCCGAACCGAATGCTCACGGACAACCGTTCCGCGCCAGCGCGCACGCGCGAGCTGTACGGCGTGGAGCGGGATCTGTTCGCAGGAAGCCGCGAAGCGGAGAAACGCCTCGAGGGACGACTGGACCAGATGCTCACCGAGAACAGGCGTTTCGGAATGCAGCTCGCGCAGATCCAATCCTTCCTGGGCGAGGTGCGCGGAGCCATTCGCACCTCCCAGATGCCTCGCTGATTCGAATCAGATCCTACACAACACTTATATAAGTGTTCGACCCTCCTTGTTTTTTTCCCTTGACCCGTGTAGAACCGTGTATTGATAATGACAAGGATTCAGAGGCGATCCGATGCGAAAAGGTGATCTCTCCACAGAAGTGAGACTCTCCTGGTATTTCACCGGATCTCTCTGCCCTGAGCCCACCGTTACTGGGAGTGGACGGCCACGATGAGCGGACTGATTCCGGCCAATGTGCTCGCAGGAGTGACCCGCGGATCTCTCGAGGATCACGTGGGTCGAGTGATCCAGGCGGTAGAGGACAGCCACGCAAGATTCGAATCCGAGACCGGGCAGGACCTGAACGTGATTGCGACGTTCAATGAGCATGTGGTGGTGGCCAACGGGGACGGCAACGTCTACCGCGCCAGCTACCAGCCGGCCGGTGACGGGTTTTCCATCACGAAGGTGGAGCCAGTGGAGCTCCCGGTGATTCGCGGGCGCCAGGATGGCAGGCGCTTCGTGGAGCGCACTGCATCGGAGGCGGTGGAGGCTCTGGTGGCCGGGGACTTCTCATCGGCCCGTGATCAGATCCGCACCTTGATCGAAGCGGCTCCCATGGTGGCCCCGGCGGACCAGCTCCGCGAGCTCCGCGAGCACCTCTCCGGGATGTTCGATCCGGATCGCCCATGGCGCGCGTTCTACGCGGAGGACCATGAGCGCATTCAGCGCCTGGTGTGGGGCACCACCGGCTCCGCCCTTTCCTACACCCCTCAACCCCGCTACCAGCCCCTGTACCGTGACGGTCTCCTCGAGGACGCCAGCGAGTACGCTTCCGCCGTGGAGGCGGACGTGGGCGTGATGGCCGAGCGCCTGGAGAAGCTCTGGGAGCAGACCACCGAGGCGTGGGGCGAGTACCAATCGACTGGTGCCTTCAAGGCTTCGGGCATCGCCCGGCCGGCCGAGCATTTCGAGACCATCGCTTCCGATTACCTGGTGGAGCTCAAAGCTCTCTGCCACCTGATGAGCGAGGCGGCCAAGGACAACGATCCGGATACTGTGGCGGCGCGCGGCTGGCTGTTTGACCAGGTGGCGCGGCAGTATCCCCAGGTGGAAGTGACGGCCCGGCTAGTGCGTCGGGTGGCCACTGAATTTGTGAGCTAAAACGACGCCCCGGCTGGGGCTCAACGAATATCACGGAGGAGCACGATGCAAAACCGACCGATCCACACCCTGGCCGAGGACTTCCAGTACCTGGGTCTTCCGGTGGACGAGACGGACCACCTGGACGAGATGGACGCCCCGCCCGCGCCCGACAAGAAGCAGGCGGCCATGCAGAAGAAGATGAACGTGGCCAAGACGAAGATGGCGGCGCTTCAGAAGAAAGCCCTCAAGGCCGGTGTGCCGGCGGAGGACGTGGAGCTGGCCATGCTGTCCGTCACCGAGGACGAGCTGGACGAGCTCCCCGAGGACATGGAGACGCTGGACGAGTTCAAGATCGTCAAGTTCTTCAAGAACCTCCTCAAGAAAGGCAAGAAGAAGCCGTCCCGCGCCGAGCGGCTCAAGAAGGCCAAAAAGGCGAAGCAGTACCGCAAGGGCCGGGGCCGGTCCCAAGCCAAGCGGTATCGCAAGAGCTCCCGCTTCAAGAAGCTCAAGAAGCTCTACGCCAAGGCCAAGAAGATGGGCAAAAAGGCCGTGAAGGGCGCCCGGCGCAGCTTCGCGTCCATGCTCGGCTCGAGCACCGAGTACCCAGGTGGCCAGGAGCTGTCCGAGCTCGGGTCCATCATCAACGCCCTCGAGCACACCGAGGACAGCTCCCAGTACGCGGCCGGCTACGCCAACATCGCCAAGGCGGCAACGGCCACGGCCGGCGGTCTCCGCGAGCTGGACGAGAGCTACGTGGACATTCACTTCCCGCTGGACGAGGCGGCCGACTACTGCGAGCTCATCGCCGCGGAGGCCCGGGAGTTCCTGGGCGCCCTCGAGGAGCGCGACGGCACCATCAGCGTGGAGGACCAGCGGCTCCTGGACGAGCACCTCGCTGAGCTCCACGCGGAAGCCCTCGCCATGGCCAACTACGCCGACGACACCAACATCCTGGTGGCGCTGGACGAGGGGCGGATGCCCTTCGAGCAGGAGGTGGTGGAGAGCGAGGGTCTGTTCGGCGCGGAGCTGGACGAGGACGAGGACCTGTTCTTCGAGGACGAGGACGAGGACGAGGAAGATCCCTTCGAGGGGATCCGCGGCGAAGTCGCCCTCATGTTCGGTATCCGTCACCGCTAGGAGGCCACCGTGGACCAGGTACTCACAGACTGCCAGCTATTCCGATTCGAGCTGGTGGAGGACCGGGAGGGCTCCGGGGGCATGGTAGCCCGCGGGCCCTTTGCCCGGGCAGGAGTGCCGACGGCCAACGGCCGGGTGTACTCCGGCAAGCTCTGGGAGCGAGAGCTGTCCCGGCTCCAGGACAAGATCAAGACGAGCAGCTTGTTCGGACTCCTGGACCACCCACAGGACGGCAAGACCACGCTCAAGGAAGCGTCTCACCTGATCACCAAGCTGACCTTCGATGGCACCAACGTCATCGGGGAGATGCGAGTGCTCGACACCCCCAACGGGCGCATCCTGAAGTCCATCATCGAAAGCGGAGGCGTTGTGGGCGTCTCCAGCCGTGGCGTGGGGACCACCCGCAAGAACCAACAGGGCATGAGCGAGGTTCAAGACGACTATCGGCTCCTGTCCTTTGACGCCGTGGCGGACCCGGCGAACGCTACGTCTTGGCCGAAGTTCACCACCGAGGCCGACGATCCGGAGGAGAACATGCCCCTCACCCTCGAGCAACTGAAGGAAACGCACCCCGAGCTGGTGCAGATGATCCAGGCGGAGGCCGTGGCAGACGTGGAGCCGGCCCCGGCGGCGCCCGACACCGAGGACATGCGCGAGAAGCTCTTGTCCATGGTGCAGGAGCAGCGCGCGGAGGTGGAGAGCCAGGTGCGGAGCGAGCTCCTGAGCGACCCGTCCGTGGGCGGCTCGCGGCTCGCCCTCGAGGGGGTGATCAAGCTCCTCCGGCCCCTGATGCTCACCGAGGATCAGCACGCCGTCCTGGAGAACAAGGAAGAGGAGCTGGCGGACACCCGGGCCAAGCTCGAGGAGGCACAGGAGCAGATCTCCCAGCTCGAGGCGGCCGTGGAGGAGCTGGTGGGCATCACCGAGGAGCTCTCCTGTCGCTACTACGCCGAGCGCGCCCTGGGTACACTCGAGGAGGTGGACACGAAGGAGCACATCCTCGGGATGCTCGGGGACCTGTCCCGCTTCGGATCCATCGAAGAGTTCAAGGAGGCCCTCGCTTCCACCGTGGAGTCGGTGCTCACCGAGACCACGCGCCAGGAGGAGGAGAACGCAGAGCTCGCGGCCATGAAGGCCGAGAACGAGAAGCTCCGCAAGGCCCTGGGCAAGTCTGTGGAGCTCGGCAAGGCCCTGGGCACCAAGGCGTACCTCGAGCAGCGCCTGAACGCTCATCCCCAGGCCAGCGCCATCCGCGAGCAAGCGGAGAACGTGCGTCTGGAGGGCAAGCGTGCCGTGGATCGCCTGATCGAATCCTTCGAGGCGGCCAACCCCTTGTCGGACGAGTTCGATCAGATCTCGTCCGAGTTCGGCGGCGGCCTGTCCCACCTCACCGAGGGGGACGAGGATCCGCAGGACTTCACCGAGGGGTTCACGGGCGCCATGCACATGCCGGAGGGTGGCGGCGGCCAGGTGCCCCTCACCGAGGACGGCTACGATCTGTTCGGTGTGGGCCAGAAAGAGCTCCGGAAGCTCTGCGGCCTGTCCGAGGGACGCGACGACGACAAGGGGCCCTACTAGGGGATCTCTTCCAGGAAAACCAACGCGCAATGAGCGCGTGAACCGGATTTAGGAGGCAGAAATGCAGGCAAGAGACATGGTGAAGGCCCCGGGCGGCTTCGGAGGCCAGGACCGGGTGGACGAGATCCTCAAGCAGAAGTGGGCGTGGCTCCTCGACGGAATCGAGGAGGACTGGGATCGGCGCAACCTGGCGCGCCTCTTCGAGAACCAGATGAACCACCTCCGCGACGAGGTGCGGAAGTCCGGGATCATCAGCGAAGCCACCACCAAGGCGGCCGTGCCGGACTACGTGAAGTTCATCTTCCCGCTGGTCCGCCGCGTCTGGGCGAGCCTGTTCGCCAACGGCCTGGTGAGCGTCCAGCCGATGAGCGCCCCCATCGGCGGGATCTTCTTCTTCGAGTACAAGTACGGCACCACCAAGGGATCGGTCACCGCGGGTCAGAACATGATCCAGAACTTCGACCGGTTCTACAGCTCGGAGCGCGTGTACCACGAGCTGGTGGACACCGGAGACGGTGCCACGGCCAACTACACCGGGACCCTGGACTGGTTCCCGGTGGTGCCGAAGGACAACTTCGGCCGCGCGGGCCTCGAGTTCACCACGGTGGACGTGTCCGACAACGTGCTCCGGATCTACGATGCGGACGGATCCGGCACCCTGGCCGGTGACACGGGCGGCGCGTCCACGGTCACCTACGCCAGCGGCGACTTCAACATCACGTTCTCCGCGAACGTGAAGAACCTCACCCCCATCTACGCCAACTACTGGTTCAGCATGGAGGCGGCCAGTGCCAACGTGCCGGAGGTGAACGTCGAGATCTCCCTCGAGCCCGTCCAGGCGTGGAGCCGCAAGCTCAAGGCGCTGTGGAGCTCGGAGGCGGCCGACGACATGCGCGCCATGCTCGGGCTCGACATCGAATCCGAGCTGGTGGGCGGCCTGGCCAGCGAGATCGGGCTGGAGATCGACCGCGAGATCATCCAGGACCTGTACGTGGCGGCGGACGCCGGCACCAACAAGGACACCTTCGACGCGACGGTGCCCCCCGGCCGGAGCCCGGTGGAGCACTACTCCGGGATCCTCACCAAGCTGGACAAGATCGCCACGGAGATCCACACCCGCACCAAGCGCGGTCCGGGCAACTTCATCGTGTGCGCGCCCGACGTGTCCACGGTGATCTCGGCCCTGAGCCGCCACGGCGACTTCAAGGGCGTGTTCTCCCAGACCGATCCCGTCCAGGGCATCGGCACCGGCGGGCGCCCCGGCTTCCCGCTCCCGAACGCCCCGCAGGGCTACGGGATCTTCGAGGCCGGCACGCTCCAGAACCGCTGGCGCGTGATCGTGGATCCGTACTTCGAGTCGGGCAAGGCCGTGGTCGGGCTCAAGGGGAGCACCTTCCTCGACAGCGGCTACGCCTACGCCCCCTACGTGGGGCTCCAGATCACCAGCACCTGGCTGGATCCGGGCAACTTCCAGGCCCGCAAGGGCCTCCGGACCCGGTACGCCACGAAGCTGATGAACAGCAACTTCTACGGCGCCCTCGAGGTGAACAACACCCCGTAGCGTGAGATCGTGTCAAGGATCCCAACGGGGGTGACCACCTCCCGCGGCAGTCACCCCCGTTGGATCCGACTTCAGGTTTCAGGCTACTGCGGAGGAGGATTCCAAGATGAAAATCACCTGTGTGAATCGCAGTGCAGACCCCGTTCCGATGCCCGGAGCGGTGAGCTGTGCAGCGGGCACCACGAAGGCCCTCACCGGTCGCACGGTGGACGAGGCGGCCCAGATGCAGGAGCTGTACGCCAGCTCCACCGTCCAGATCGTCTGCGAGCTCGAGGACGACGACTATCCGCCCATCGTCTGCGTGGCCAAAGCCCCGGCGGACCCGGCGGCGGACGCCACGGACCTGGCGGCCGTGGGGTTCGACCTTCAGGACCTGTACGGCAACGCCTACAGCAGCGACATGGCCATGTACTTCGGCGTGTTCGATGATGAGGACTGCCTCATCCCGTCCGAGGATGCCACGCTGGACACGGCGGCCACCGGCACCATCGACGCGGGCGCCGGGACGAATCTCCTGACGGTGACCCCCGACGCTGGCGTGCTTTCCGTGACGGTGAGCATCCCGGCGGCGGCCGATCAGGTGGTGTACCTGAAGGCGTGGGTTGTCGGCGGTCGCCGCATGGTGGACACGTCGGACCAGCACGCCGCGACGTTCAGCGTTTCCTAGCATCTGGCGGAACACGCCGGTGCCCGGCCTACCTCAGATTGGACATTCGATGAGAACGTAGGGAGGAGTATGCCATGGCCACCCGAGCCAACGCACGGAAGTACAAACGCAACCCCGAGTACCCCGCGGAGCGGTTTAAGCTCAACGGGGTGCTGTTCACCGATGAGACCGTGGTGGAGGGAGACCACTGGGAGAAGTACACCACCCAGCTTTTCCCCAACATCCCCCCGCAGCTCGTCTACGCGCCCTCGGGTGACCAGGTGACCACCGGGGGCACGGCCCGGGCCGAGCGCCCCCAGCGCGACGTGGAGCCCCCCAAAGGCACCACCACGGCAGCCTTCAAGCGCAGCGAGGAGGAGCCGGCGGCCGGGGACGGCAAGAAGACCCTGGTAGAGACCGGCTCCAAACCCAAGCCGGCTTCGAAGCAGGCCATCGTTCCCCCGGAACCGGAACCGGAACCGGAGCCCGAGCCCGAGCCCGAAGAGGAGCTCGAGGACGATGTGGAGCCGGAGGACCTGACGGTGATCAATGGCGTGGGCGACAGCCGGGCCGAGTCCCTGGCGGAGGCAGGCTTCCCCACGGTGCAATCCGTGGCCAACGCGGACCCGGCGGTGCTCCTCCATGGTGTGCGTGAGACCGGGGCTCGCATGAACCTCGCCACGGCTCGCACCATCGTGCGCCAGGCCAAGGTGGCGGCCGGTCGGAAGGAATAAAGCAAGAGGGGCAGCGAATACCCTCTTGATTCTTATCTCTGAAGGATAGAGATAAGGTTAATTAAGAAGAAGCAACACCCGTGCCAAAGTGGAGGCACCCATGATCTGGCCGACTCGCCCCCGACTTTGGGGCACCTACCTGGACGAGGTTGCGGTCCACAGTGACCCGGCCAAGCGGTTCCCTCCGCCCAGGGACCTGAACAACATCATCCAGGCCCATGCCTTCAAGACCTACGGCCAGGACAACAACACCAAGCGGGTGGCGATCAAGGGCTTCCAACGGCTCCTCAAGGGGCTCCGCTACAAGTACCGGAACGATCCCACCATGGACCTGCACAGCGAGGAGTTTTTCACTCGTCTGGCGCGGGCCTCGAGGCGCTGGTGGGAGTCCAAGGGCCAGGCGGAGTACGAGAAGCTCATGGGCTTCCGGAAGCGCAAGCGGCGCAACATCAGGGCCGGGCGCGCACGCAAGCGCGCGGAGCTCATGGCCAAGGCCGAAAAGGAAGCGGCAGCGGCGGCGGCGAACGAATGGAGAGATCCGCTGTTCGGTGTTGTCCAGGACGTGATCACCGGCAACACCTGGGAGGGCGAGTACGCTCGCACCGTGCTGGGCGAGAAGCGCAAGGCGCCGAAGGTCCGCGGCAAGGTGAAGCGCGGCTCCACGGTGGAAGTGGTGGCTGCCAGGGGCCAGGACAAGCCGTTCCACGGAATGCGTGGTGAGGTGGTAGGCACCCGCCCCCATTTCGTCACCGTCAACTTCCCGGCCCTCGGTGAGATCGATGTGTTCACCGACAGTGTGCGCCTGGTGGAGCACACCGAGCTCGAGGGGTGGCCGGCATGGGTGGTACAGGAAGATCTCGACGCTGTGGAGCTCGAGGGGGACCTGGATACGGGGTACTAGATGGCCACACTGGGCATCGAAAATATCCGCTCGTTCATTATGCGGAAGCTGGGTCACCCGGTGGTCTGCGTGGAGCTGGACGAGGAGCAGGTGGACCAGGCGATCACCGATGCGTTCATCTGGTGGAGCGCCTACAGGGGTTGGTACAAGGAGGCCGAGCTCCAACTGGTCATTGACCAGTCCGAGTACGATCTGAGCGCGGTAGATCCGCCCGTGGTGGGCATCATCGACATTTACTTCGTGGCGGACTACGGGTGGGACTTGGAGTACCTGTGGGAGGGGTTCCTGGACGTGAACGGTTACCCCTATGACTGGTATCTCCAGAATGAAGGCCAGGGTGGTTTCTACAGTGGGATCGTCCAGTGGCAACAGATGAGGGAGACGGGCGCGCGGGTGCTGTCCGTGGACGCGGACTGGATTTTCAACTCGCAAACGAAGGTGCTCACCATCACACCGCGTCCGAGCGACAATATGGTGGCACAGAAGATCGTCTACAAGTACGAGACCCCGTTCGATTCGAAGTACCTATCCATGGTGCCTCCCCAGGATGCGTTCCTGATCAGAGAGCGCGCACTGGCGGAGTCCAAGTACATCTTGGGGCGCATCCGAGGCAAGTACACCGGGGGCTTACCGGCGGCTCAAGGCAACGTGAGCCTGGACGGCGACAACCTACTCCAGGAGGCCCAGGCGGACTTTGACCGGCTGGACAGGGAGCTCATGGCCCTGATGCCTCCGCCGGCCATCATCACCGGGTAGAGGAGACCCACATGGCGAAAAAGATCACCGAGGACTTCCAGGAGCTCCAGGAGATGGTGCTCGGGACCACGCAGCCCCAGCAAAGGGTCTACGGGGTGCAACCCTACGAGCATCCGACCTACAAGGGCATGAAGTGGAGCTGGGGCCACCTCGGGTTCCTGGATGGGCACGAATACTACCTCCGGAACGGCGCCCTGTATCGCGCCCCGGTGTACTCCGCTTTCGACTTCGAGACGGGGTGCCGGTGGGGCGAGCTGGTGGCCAAGGGCAAGGGCGTGAAGCCCTACATCGCGTCCCTGTGGGATCGCGGGATGGTGGAGGCGTAGCATGTTCGCAATCACCCAGGTCATGGACGTTGGCGACAACTTCGATGGGGCCCTCCCGGGCACTGATCCGGTCACCACAAACGGTGTGAAGGTGTACCCCAAGGACGACGTGGACAGCCATGGTGGTCTGTTCGAATTCACCGGCTCGGAGAACCGGGCTGTGGACGTGCGGGGGTTCCAGTTCAAGGGCGCCGGGCAGTCCACCTGGACTCTCAACATCGTGGACCCGGTGGCCGGGGACATGGCGTGGCTCACGGGCACCTCGAGCGTGGTGTACGTGCTCCTTGCTGCGGATCGGATCACCCTCCTGCCCGGCCAGAAGCTCAAGCTGGTGACCACGGGCACGCCCAGCACCACCGAGCTCCGGGCCACCGTGATGTTCGCCCCGGCGGCCCTCGGGGAGACCTGATGCAGCTCCGCGAGCGTCTACACGCGGCCGGCGCCTTGGTGACCGAAGCCAAGGCGCGGTTCATCGGCGGGAAGTACAGGGCCACGCTCAGGAAAGACCAGTACGATCCGGCAGACTACCGCTACAGCCCTCCCCCGGAGGACATTGACTCGCTTCTCAAGCGGGCCGAAAGGCACCTCACCAGGTGGGGCTCCTGGGGAGATCTCAAGTACGGCTACGATGGGCCGATCCAGGACGATGGAAAGGCGTGGGAGACCCACGGCAAGGCCGAGCGCATGATCGACTCTTGGGCCCGGGCGGCGAAGTACCGGCGCGAGAGCTCACCGAACGGTGTCGTGTGGGTGCGGGGTGCCACGGATCCCGTGATTCGGCTCACCAGGGAGCACTCGGACGAGACCGCGTGGCGCGACGATGAGCGCGCCTACCGGATGTACCTGCGTGACGGTGGAGAGCCCGGCTACTACGCGCGGATGACTCTCCTCATGTACGATAGCCCCGAGGGGTCTCGCCTCCTAAGCCACATCAGTGACCGACAGGACAAGACGGTCATGGACTGGGAAACGGACGCCAGCAAGCTCCGCGACTGGTTCAAGAAGCTCAGGATGCGTCACCAGAAGCGCGTGTCTATTTCGGGCATCCGGGACAAGGCCCATCGGTTCAACGCTGACATGGATACGGCGCAGCTCCAGAAGCTCCTGGGAGTGGTAACGCGGTTCGCCAGGCGCTACCCCCAGCTTCAGGACGCCACCGAGCAACAGCCAGGTGAGCGCGAATTCGTCAAGGCCGTGTTCAGGCGGTGGGAGATGCCAGACCGTTCGGCTGGCATCGTGGTGCGCGCGGACGAGTACAACCCCAAGAACAAGCAACGGCGGCGCAAGGATCACAACGTGACCATTCTCCTGTGGCCGTCTCTGGGATGAGGACCATGAACGACACCATTGACAGAATTCGCCAAGTGGGAGCTCTCACCGAGGAGGCCGAGAACCTGTTTGAGGGGCGCCCGAAGCCCGGCCCGATGTGCCGGAAGATCGTCAAGGGTCTCCTGGCGGCCGGCTTCACCAAGTCCAAGTCCCGGATGGGGATGGGCGCCACCGGCGCCACCTACACCAACCCCCAGGGGGACATTTTCTCCAAGGATGTGCAGGTGCCACAGGATCCGGTTTCGGTGCTCGGCGGCTCGCGTCCACAGGCGGACCCGAAGCGCGTCCAGGCGGCCGAGAAAACCGTCCGGAAGATCGCCGGCCAGGTGGGCGTCACCGAGAAACAGAACATCGGCAACCGGGTGGCCCTGAGCGAGCCAGGCGGCCACCCCAAGGTCTGGTATCACACCACGCCGGGCGGCACGTTCTACGTGGACGTGGACTACACCACCGACTACTAGACTTGGCACGGGTGTTGCTTCTGCTTAATTAACCTTATCTCTCCCTTTGGAGAGTAAGAGTCAAGAGGGTCTCCGGAGGACAGAATGGAAATCAAGGACCGATTGCAGAGCGCAGTGGACCAGGTGAACGAGGCGGAGCACTTCGGGGAGATGGCCCAGTCAACGCGGGAGGCGCTTCCGGACAAGGACTTCGCCATCCCCGGTGAGCGGCTGTTCCCGATTCAAAGCGCGAAGCAGGCGATGACCGCGCTGACCTACGCCACGTGGCCCGACAACAAGAAACACAAGGACCAGGTGTTCAAGGCCGTCAAGAAGCGGTGGCCCAAGGTCTGGGAGCGGTTCCGTGGCAAGGGGAAGCGCAAGGGGAAGCGGCGCGGGCGCACCGAGTCCATCGGCACCCTCGGGGATCGCGCGGACGTGCGCGAGCGACTGGGTGCGATGCGTGGTCTCCTGGCGGATGGCCAGCGCCTCGGTGGCGGGAAACCACAGGGCGTGCCTGGTGCCCCGGAGGATCCCAACAGCATCGCGGCCATGTTCGCCCATGAGAGCGAGGATCTCACCGAGGCACGCAGGAAAGGAGACCCACGCCGTGCCCTCAAGGTGTGGAATGACTTTCTATCCAAGATCGCCATGAGCGACGACTTCCCCAGGGAGAGGCGGAAGCACCTCAACCCGGCCCAGCAAGCCACGGTGGATCAATTCCATGGCTCTCTCCGCCAGGCCCATGCTGCACTGAACAACTGGGTACACCAGGTGTCCACTGGCTCCTGGGAGCGAGGCGACCGATGAGCATCCGCGAGCTCTATGAGGACTTGTCCCACCAGCTCGAGGACGAGGGGGAGTGGGAGCTCTGGACGCACCCGGAGCCGGAGATCACCGGGGAGCCGTCCTGGGTGTTCGATGGTGGCAAGCGCCTGGTGCCCATCCGCGAGAAGAAAGACGCGGAGGGTAAACTGGACAGCAAGAACCCCCGTGGGATCCGCCGGTGCGTGGTGGACGTGTACCAGAAAGGCGAAAAGGGCAAGGAGGGCCTATCCCGAGCGTTCGCCATCTGCACGGCGGCCATGCAAAAGGCTGGACAGGTACGCAAGGGCTCCCGCAAGCTGACAAGGAAGGGAACCGGCCGCGCTACCTACTTCGCTCGCCAGGGTGACGCGGCTGACAAGGATGCGGAGTACGAGAAGATCGTGAAAGGTGTGTAGCCCATGAGCGGCAAAAAAGGCCCCCACCACGCTACGGCCAAGACGGCCAAGCTCCCCAAGATGAGTCACAGGTATCTCACCTGGGGGGCCGTGAAGGGGGTCAAGCCGTCGAAAAAGGTGTCCGCTGCTACCAAGCTCGGGCACAGAAAGCGCGCCCTGGGAACAGCGGTGCAGAGAATCCGCGGTGAGTCCGCGGCGGAGGAAAGAACCATGTCCGATGCCCAGAAGTCCGTGATGAAGGGTGATTTGAAGGATCGTCTGAGCAACGTCCTGTCCCTGGTGAGTGAAGCCGGCGCGGCCGGAAAGAAGTGCTCCAAGGACAAGCCGGGGAGCAACGGCAGCTCCAAGCCGAAGAACGTGCCGGAGGCGGACAGCCTGGGCCTCGAGCTCGAGGACGATGGCAACGTGGCCCTCAACACCGAGCACTGGAAGCGCCTGGTGGGCGCGGCCGTGGGCGCGGTGAACGCGGAGCTCGCCACCATGGGTCTCCTCGAGGCCGGCGGCCAGGTGGATCTGTCCAGTGAGACGGCGGAGACGATGCTCGAGGCCGTGCGCCAGGTGGTGGACGACTCCGGGGTGCTCGAGGAGTAGGATGCTGGTTCCCCTTTCCAGGCCCAACCCCATCGCCTCGCGTGCGCGAGCGATGCGTGCCATGGCGGAGAGCTCTGCCCCGGTGCCAGTGGCCACCTACGGCCAGGAGGTGCTGGACGAGCGGCTCGGTGATGTGTTGCGGGGGGCCCGGAAGGTGGCCAGGTCGGCTATCCAGCGCGCCAGGGATCTCAAGTCCAAGGCGGCCCAGCGGCTCAAGGACCTGTTCAAGAAGCGCAAGGAAACCAAGAAGCCCACCACGAAGCCGGCGGCGGCTCGGCCACAGCCACCGAGCACCAGGGTGGGCATTCCCAAGAAGCAGCCCAAGGACGAGCCTGGTGGCCGGGTGAAGATCCCGACCCAGCGCCATGCAGGTGGAGCTCCTCCGAAGCCAGGCAAGGAAGGCCCGCGATTCGATTCGAAGGGCATCCCGATTCCCGGCCCACCTGGTCCCGAGTACCCGGAGCCGTGGCCGGCGAACCTGGACACCACCTCGCGGAGCGCGGGGGGCAAGCCGGTCAAGCCGAAAAAGGGCCAGCCCCCAGAGGCGGTGCTCCGCCGCAAGGGGCCGAAGGGCAAGCCAGGGAAGTACAAGGCGGCCGTATCGCACGCCAATATGTATAAGCACATGGTTCGGGCGATCTACGTGCGTGGAAAGCGCACCGGGTACAAGTTCCACCACAGCCCGGCGAAGAGTTCTCAGATGATCGCCAGGCGCAAGATGGTCCAGTGGCAGTACGCCAAACGGCGGAAGTCCAAAGGTGGCGTTCCGGACCGGCGGATGATTGAGCTCACGGGGAAGGGACGCACCCGTGACTGGCAGCGGCACACCCAGGGCGAGCCCTACGCGGTGCGGGTGGCCAAGGATCGTGACTACTACGCGATCACGGGCCGAGACCCGTACTAGGAGACTGTGATGGCAAAGCGGAGCGACACCGAGCACCTGATGAACGAGCTGGCGCACCTGAGCGGCCTTACGCGCGAGGTGATCGGGGAAGAGGTGGACTGGTTTGGGGCCGAGCTCGCTAGTATCACCGGAGACGCGCCACAGCTCCAGGAGGGATCCAAGGCCAAGCTGGCGGCCCAGCGCGAGACGATCAAGGGAGAGCTCGAGACCCTGGCCAAGCGGATGGGCGGCGTGCTGGAGATGGTGGACAACGGCAAGGCGGACCAGGCGGCGGTGAGCCTCGAGAAGATTCTGGCCGATGGAGCCAAGATCCTCGAGCGGCTCCCCAAGGCCAAGGCCCCTGAGAAGCCGAAGCCGAAGCCACAGGCCCAGGTGACGCAGCCTGGCCAGGACCAGGGCGGAGAACCGAAGGGACCCGGGGCACCACAGCCAGATGAGCGCAAGGAAGTCGGAGCACCTTCGGCCAAGGCGAACGAGGCCCTTTTCGTGGACGGCTACCTGGTCACCGAGGAGGAGCAGCGTGACCCGTTCGGGTTCGGCCAGGGCCTCATCGACTCGGTGAAGGGTGCCCTGGGGCTCGGGAAGCGGGGGCGGTAGTTCATGGGCCGGCTGATTCACACCAAGGACAAGCTGTTCATGCAGTGTATCGCCCAGGAGGTGAATGACTTGGCCGGGATGATCGCCTACTACTTCCGCTTGGACAAGGCCAACAGCGACACCAGGAGCGGAACGTCGGCCCTGTACGATGAGCCGGCGGCGCTGGTCTGGAAGGATCTGCCCAGTGGGCTCCGGATGCCATGCTTTGGCGTGAACCCACAGAGCTCTCTGACCACTGGTGAGGAGGGGCGCCGGAAGCAGTGGGACGGCGAGATCAACATCGCGGTGCGCGACTGGGAGGAGCAGACCCAGGGCACCGAGCGCCCGCGCGAGGGCGATGTGGTGTTCGCCTGGGATCAATACTACGATGTGACGAAGGTGAGCCGGGATGGGATCATTGACGACTCCCGGTTGGATCATACCGGATGGACCTTGACCCTCCGGCGGAACACGAAATTCGAGGCGTGGCGGCGTGGAATCGTGGCGTCTCATGGCGGACCTGATACGGACTAGATGATGCGAACCGTCCATGATGAAAACGAGCCCATGGCCGAGCCGGTGGAAGCTGACGGCCGGAAGATTTCGAGGGGCATCCTCGAGCTATTCGGAGAGCCGTCGCCGGAGGCGGTTGCCGAGCTCCGCCAGGTGGCGGAGGCGGTGGACCGCGCCCACATGAAGGAGCTCAAGCCAGATCTCAAGTTCTTCCCCAACCTCATGGACTGGCTGGTGATGCTGTTCATGGTGGGGATTCGGCACGCGCTTCCGGATGCTACCGAGGAGAGCGCCAAGGACCTAGCGATGGTGCTGGCGCGCCAGTTCGCCGTGCCAGGCAACAAACACCTCTGGGTGACCACCGACTGGTTCCTCCGGCGCCATGGGATGAAGATGGCGATCAATCGGATCCAGCTCGAGCTACGAAGGGGGCTGATGCGTGAAAAGCTCAAGTAGACCAGACGGCGCGTTCACCATCGGCCCCGAAGACGTGGCGGCGGCCATGAAGGCTGGATTCAGCTTCGTGTGCGCCATGTGCGTGAAGCTCCACGCTGGCAAGGAGGCCAGGGGCACCACGGACTGGCGCCTGGTTGAGTGCCTTGGCGAGGACTGCGGCGGACCCATGGGCGGGCGCGGTTACCCGGAGTACCGTGGCCCCCTGGGTTCCGTGAACCTCCCCCAGTATTGCTGGCGGTGTGGCCGTGATGCAGACGCGGCTGTGGAGTCAATCAAGGACAAGCGCATGGTGGGGAGCTGCGAGAAGCACCTCGAGCTCCTCAAGCCGGATTTGTACGAGCGGCGCCCGGCCGGGACACCACGGAAGCCGGCTCCACGCAACCCCATCGCGGAGCTGATCAACGGCCCAAGGGGAGACCAGGCATGAGCTACCTCAAGGAGAACCTCGCCCAACTCGAGGAGGCCGTGGCCGGTTTGGACGAGGGGGCGAAGTTCAAGAACGTCACGTTCAAGGGCACCGATTTGAAGGTCAAGGGCGGCAAGCGCCCGGAGGTGAAGCTCCGAAGCGCGGCCAGGCGCGGGAAGGTGAAGCCGTCCACCATCGAAAAGCATCTGGGCGACAAGGGCCAATGGGTCACGATCAACGGCGTCCACGTGCTGATCAACAAGGACACCGGTGAGCCCATCATCGGCCCGCGCGATCTGACCAGCCAGCGCAAGGTCGGGCAGCGCAACCTGGACAAGGTGATGGGCGACAAGAAGCACGGTTTCGAGGTGCAGGAAAACGAGGGGAAGGGTCGAGACGAAAAAGGGCGCTTCACAATGAAGCACAAGCCCTCCGGCATGGATATTCCCCTGAGCGGCGTGGGACTCGGATCGGTTCTCCTGGGCCTCGCCATGTTCGTGGACGCAGCCAAGGCCATGGCCGTCAAGGCCGGGGCAGCCCTGGCAGACAAGCTCGAGGGCGCCATCCGCCAGGCGGACGAGGCCCTTGGGATGTGGACGATTGACTGATGGCCCTCTATCTACAGCGACAGTTTCGGCTCATCGTTTCGGCGGTGCAGAACATGGTCAACCCCCTGGTGGAACGCGGCGGCTCTGGTCTGGAGCTGATCAACAGCGTGGACGAACTCGCGGAGGCCAGTGGCAACAGCGTGCTGGTGCCAGCATCGCAGACAGACTACCAGCTCGCCATGCCAGCCAGCATCAGCACCGGGCGCCTCCTGTACCTCGAGACGGACCAGGACCTGGTGATCAAGCTCGGGGGCACCGAGGCGGATCGCGCCATCAGCTTGAAGGTGCCGAGCACCACGATCAAGGCGGTGCTCTACCTGGACGCGGAGGTGACCAGTATCTACGTCACCACTGGCGTTACGGCCACCAACGTCTACTACGCCGTGGTGGGGGACTAGCGTGAAGCTCGCGGTGAAGCCAGCGGGCCGGTGGAAGCGGCTCCGCAAGCTGACGGGCACCTGGGAGGAGCGCAACAAGCGCGTCCAGGAGGTGTTCCTCCGCACGTTCATGGACAAGTTCCGCGAGCTGGTGGTTTCACAGCTCCCCGAGGACAAGTGGGGTCGCGCTTACCGGGACGCAATCCAGGAGCGAGAGGTTGCCACCTCGCTGCGTCCAGGGCAGCACGCCTACGCCCTGATCGCCGTTCCGAAGGCTGTGAAGCTCGAGGACGAGCCGAACGAGACCACGGCCGTCTACGTGGTCCAGGAGCGCGAGACCATCACGGTGCTGGGGACCCTCCTGGTACAGCACGGGCCGTGGACCATCGACCGGCTCCCGCGCGAGGCCAAGGGCGTGGAGGGGGTGAAGTACGTCCACCGGAAGGTCACCGAGGACGAGGTGGTGCGCCTCCGAAAGCGCAACGATGAGATCCTGGACGAGTACCGGGACAACTTCAAGGTGGCCGGCGCGACCTACGATAAGGACCACCAAGACGACGTGGAGAAGCCGGCTTCGATTCCAGATCTACTTTTCACTGCACTGCGTCTCGAGTTCGGGATCAAGATGAAGCGCCTGGCACACTGGGGCTTCGCCTACCGACTCAAGGAGCAGACCATGAAGGGGATGGTGAGAGATCCGCAGTGGGAAAAGTACCTTGGGGATCCCAACTTCACCAAGTGGGTGAGCCCGTTGCCCAACCTGAAAAAGATCCCAGGGCAACAGGTGAAGGTGATGATCAAGGCATTTCAGGCTAAGATTGCACAATGAGTCCGACCGTCACACCGTTTGTCCAAGCTGCGCCCACGGGGGACGTGTGGATCTCGGACTTCGATCTGGGCGTGGTGCGTCACCTGGGCGCGCAACAGATCGATGACGACTGGTGGGTAAACATCGACGGTGTGGATCCGCCCCCCTACCCTGGGTCCTACCGAGTGGCGGAGCTCCGTGGCCAGGCGATGCCTGGGATCCCAGTGATCTGGAACGCGCCAGACGACCGGTTCCAGAGCTTCGTTCTTCCCTGCATCGTGGTGCGCCGCGACAGTGTGGATCCGGCCCCAGAGCGGTGGCCTAGCGTCCACCTGAAGTACAGGGCTGGCCAGGGTGAGCAGGTCACGTCCACATGGGGCAGGACCGAATTCACCGGCGGCTACGAGGAGTACGAGGAGCAGTACGGCAGTTTTCCGTATAATCTCATGTATATGTTCTCTGTGCTCACGGCCGGGGTGAAGGCGGAGTCCAATGCCCAGCGGATGCTGAAGCATGTGATGAAGCGTTACCCTCCCCAGGGGTTTACCCGGATCCCTGTCCTGGACAGCCTGGGGGATGAGCGCACCTACGATTGCACGGCAGAGGGGCCAACAGATCTGAAGGATGCGCTGGACATTGTGGATCGCCAAGGCGGATTCGCCTTGAACGTGACGGTGCAAGGTGAGATAGACTTGAACGACCCGCTCCTGGTGAAGGCTGCGAGATCGCTTGCAATCGAAGATCATGTAGGTGTACCATAGGGCGGATCCCGGAGCTGAATAGATGGCCAGATTCCGCAACACTCAAAATCGTCCCCTACCCGTGGACTTCGCCAACGGCGATTCCATGTCCGTTGCCCCCCTGGCCGAGTTCCCTGTGGATCGGCAGACTGCGAACAGCAGTCCGTTCCGTGCGCTGAAAAGAAAGGGTCACGTGGTCGAGGTGGGAGTGGATCCAAAGCCTGTGAAGGTGCCGGCCGCTCCCGCTCCTCTGCCACCTCCCCCGAAGCATACCCCGGAGCCAGTGAAGGCCCCGGAGCCCAAGCCTGAGCCCCAACCCGAGCCCGAGCTCGAGGTGGAGCTAGAGGCGGAACCGGCTCCAGAGCCTCCGCCAGTTCCCTCCGATGACCCCGGGCAGCCTGTTACTGAGCCCGGAGCCGAGTCTTCTGATGCTCACGAGTCCGAGCCCCCCGCCGATGACGGCGAGGAGAGCGGCAAGGATGAGCCCCCGCCCGGGGAGACTCCGACTCCGAAGCGTACCTCCAAGCGCAGACGCAAGCGCAAGGGGTAGCAGGATCGGTAACATGCGGCTGCCCAGGCGGTAGCTGTTCAAAAGATTCATGAACGGATCGCCGCTCCGATGGAGTGGCACATCGGAGGAGAACCATCATGGCGGAATACCTGAGCCCGGGCGTCTACATCGAGGAGCGAGCGGCGGGTCCCGCGGTGGTCAGCGGCGTGAGCACGTCCACGTGCGCCACCGTGGGCTGGCTCCAGCGCGGACCGGTGGGGAAGGCCACCCTGGTCACGGGGTTCGATGACTTCGTGGACAAGTTCGGCTCCTACTGGAGCAACAGCTACGTGCCCTACGCCATGGCGGCGTTCTTCTCCAACGGTGGCTCCCGCGCGTACATCGTGCGCGAGGTGCCGGCCAACGCGGTGAAGGCGGACTGCGCCATCGAAGATGCGGACCAGGCGGCCTACGTGCTGGGCTGGCGCATCCCGGCGGCGGGCATCACCATCACGGCCACCACCGATGACGGGCTCAAGGTCACGGACGAGGCGGCGGCCTACGATGACATTGACCTGACCGCGGGCGGTGGCACCGGGACCTACACGGCCACCCAGATCGCCGCTGCGATCAACGCGGACATTTCCGCCACGTCCACGGCCTCGGTGGTCACCGACACGGACGGCTACCAGCGGATCAAGATCACGTCGGACCAGACCGGCGGCACGGGCGCGAGCTCCTCGGTGGCGGTGGAGGCCCCCACCACCCTGGGCGATGGCACCCAGCTCATCTTCGGTGGCACCCCGAGTGCCACCGGGTCGGACCAGGCGGATCGCTGGTCGATCACGGCCGAGAACGAGGGCGCCTGGGGCAACCTGGTCAAGGCGTGCCTGATCGGCAACGATTCCTACCGGGACACCACCAACGGCGGCTACACCAAGTTCGACATGCTGGTGTACGAGGAGAGCTCCCTCGGGGCCGGCGACTACGTGGTGCAGGAGCAGCTCGGGCCGTTCAACCTCACCACGGCGGGTGATCCGGACTACTTCGTGGACGAGGTGAACGCCAAGTCGGACCTGGTGCGCGTGGCGGCCGGCGCCAGCCCGGGCGTACCCTGGGAGCTCCAGCCGGCCACCTGGACGGCCGAGCCGCTGTTCCTCGAGGACGGTGCCAGCTTGGCCTACACGCTCTATCTGGCGCACCCGGAGGTGCTCCGGAGCTCGGTGAGCATCACCGATGGCACCGAGACGTTCACCGACGACGGCAATGGCACCCTCACGGGTGACCAGGGCGGCGACGGGACGATCAACTACACCACCGGGTACGTGACCCTCAACTTCAACGCCACGGGTACGGCGGTGGTGACGGCCACCTACAAACAGGTGAGCCATGACACCGAGGCGTGCTGCACCCTGTCCGGCGGCTCGGACGGCACGGGCGGTCTGACCCGTTCCCTGGTGACGGACCCGGCGCTCCAGTCCAGCCGGCGCGGGATCTACGCCCTGGACCAGATCGAAGAGATCCTCCAGGTGTTCCTCCCGGACTTCGCGGGCTCGGTGATCGTGGCCAACGACCTGATCGCCTGGGCGGAGGACGGCAAGGACCGGTTCATCCTCCTGGATCCGGCTTCGGATCTCACCCCCCAGGAGGTGCTCGAGTACCGGCAGTTCACCGGGGCGTTCGCCAGCTCCTACGCGGCGCTGTACTACCCCTGGGTGACCATCGCCAACAGCCTGGCGAACAACCGGCCCATGAACATGCCCCCCTCGGGCTTCGTGGCCGGCGTGTTCGCCCGGACGGATCAGCAGCGGAACGTCGGAAAGGCCCCCGCGGGCATCAACGACGGGAAGCTCCTCCTGGCCATCGGGCTCGAGTACGACACGAGCAAGGGCGAGCGGGATCTGATCTACCCGGCGAACATCAACCCCCTGGTGGACAGCCCCCAGACGGGCCGGGCTGTATGGGGCGCTCGGACCATGAGCATCGACGCGGAGTGGAAGTACATCCAGGTCCGCAGGTTGTTCATGTTCCTGGAGAAGTCCACGTTCCTGGCCACCCACTGGGCGGTCTTCGAGTCCAACAACGCGGGGCTGTGGGCGCGGATCTCCGCGAGCCTCAACTCGTTCATGCTCAACCTCCACAACGAGGGCTACTTCGCCGGGCAGGATCCGGACGAGTCCTTCAAGGTGGTGTGCGACAGCACCAACAACCCCCAGGAGAACATCGACCTGGGCCTGGTGACGTGCGACATTTACGCCGCTCCGAACAAGCCCGGCGAATTCGTGCGGTTCCGGTTCCAGCAAAAGGTCAACCAGAGCGCCTAATCGGCACTGGATCCGGAAAGGAGATAGAACATGGCGCGTTCCATTGCTCTCGACTACTACCAGGCGTTCCGGTTCGGTGCATCGTTCACCTGGAACGGCACGGCCTACGTCCAGGAAGGGACGGGGTTCAACAACATCACGATCCCGGAGACCAGCCAGGAGGCGGCCGAGTACCGCGAGGGGAAGGACACCTGGACCAAGAAGCAGCCGGGTCCCCCCACCGTCTCCGAAGTCACGCTCCAGCGTGGCGTCACCAAGGCGTTCACCGGGTTCTGGGACTGGATCATCGGATCCATCCGCGGTGCGGAGTACCGCGTGGATCTGATCATCCACCACTTTCACCGTGAGGACGACATTCAGGGCGCCGCCAGCTTCCGCGTGGAGCTCGGCCAGGCGTTCCCGAGCCGGGTGAAGCCCACGGGTGACCTGGACGCCACCAGCTCGGAGATCTCGCTGGCGGAGCTGGAGCTCACCTGCGAGGAGATGGACATCGCCATCGCGTAGGCGGTGGACACCATGACCCCTCTTCGGTAGGATCGTCACATGCCCCGGCTCCGTTTACTGGACCGGCTCCAGGTGTACCAGTTTCACCTGATGGACGTGTCCTACAGCTTGGCGTTTCCCCCTTGGGCCCTGGACCCGCTCCTTTCCTTCAAGTCCATTACCGCTCCCGAGGTTACTCTCGAGGTGGAGGAGCTTGCAGAGGGCACGCACCCGTTCAAGCGGCACCTGATCTCAGGTGGATCTGTGAGCTCCATCACGCTGACCCGCGGGGCCAGCTTCTACGATTCGGAGTTCTGGCGGTGGATCGTGGCCACGGCCAAGGGCAACCCCGGGGGGCCGTTTGGATCCATGAGCGGCAAGCGGCGCAACCTCCTCTTGATCCAGTTCACCGGCTACAGCGCCACGGCCATCGGGGAAGCTGGTGCCGAGCTCCAGGCGGTGGCCCAGGTGGCCCGGGGGTTCCTCCCGGACGTTGGGGGCATCCTTCGGGTTCCAGCCCGGGCATGGCTCCTGATGGATTGCCTACCAATTCGGTATAAGTCTGGGAGTGACTTCGATGCGAGCTCCAGTGAGATCTCGCTGATGGAGCTCGAGCTACATCCGGACCGGATCGAGGAGTTCTCCATCACGGGGTGACCATGAACCTATCCAGAGCGCAGCGTGAGGCCCTGTGGGCGTATCTCGAGGGCCAGACGACCCAGGAGGCCACCACGGCCAGCATGGTGTTCCCAGCGGCCATCCTGGGGCCAGCGGTGAGTCCCCCGACCATCGTGCGCCGGCCGTGGCCAGCCCCGGTCACCGGAGAGCGCAAGCGCAAGCGCAAGGCCCGCACGCGCGTGCGGGAAGAGACCCTGTTTCCTCACTCCACGGCCGCCAAGTAGTACACTCGGATTCGAATCAGATCCCGCCAGTCCCATTGACATGGGATCTACAACACCTGTATAACTCTTGAGTAGATCCATGGCAGGACGCGGCTACAAATTCCCAGATCCAGAGGACAAGCACACGTTCAACTTCTGGATGAAAAAGTCCCACTACGTGGAGCTCCAGGAGCTCGCCGGATTCGAAAGCCGAAGCGTGGCGGACATTGTGCGGGAGCTGATAGCAGAGCACCTACGTGACAAGTCAGAGGCGGACAAGGCCAGGCGCCGCCGGACCACCAGGAGGAAAGCCAGATGAGCACCGATGAGAGCAAGCCCACCGATTCCCGGCCGATGCCCGAAGGCGTCAACTTCGCCCCGCTCAAGCCGGCCGGCGAGCGCCACCAGGGGCCACCCAAGTCGGACGGTCCGCCCCCTGGCATCCCCGGCGGCCCGGCCCCGGGCGCATCCCTGGGCACGGACTTCAAGGGAGCTCACCAGGGAGGCGTCCTGGACGCCCCCAAGCCCCAGGCACCGGCGCCCTATGACATGGACAACGCGGTCCACAGTGGAGGCGAGGTGAAGCTCCTGGGGGGCGCCATCGAAGAGAACGGTGCGGAGCCCAGGCGCCTGTACCGGGTACTGCTACGTGAGATGACCGGTGTGGAGGAGGACATTCTCACCAACGGTCGGATCGAAGCGGCCACCCGGTTCTCCCGGGTGATCTCCGGCTGCATGGAGCGCGTGGGTGGCGATGAGGGTGACTGGATCACGGATCCGCGCAAGATGCCCGGTCTCTTCGAGGAGTTCACCATCGCGGACCGCACGCTTCTCCTGTTGCACCTTCGGATCATCAGTGTGGACGACGGGGAGTGGTTCAAGTTCGTCGCACGCTGTCCCCAGTGCGGCGCGGAGAACCGGCTCCGGGTCAACCTCACCGAGCTCGAGCGCCAGCCGATGCTGGATCCGATGGAGCGTGCCTACGATGTGACCCTTCCGAGCTCTGGCCACGTGGCGCGGTGCCGGATCATGCTCGGGAAACATGAGGGCATCGTGGCCAAGGCCCAGGAGGCGCGTCGGGATCTCCTGTCCGCCGCTCTCCTGGCGCGCGTGGTGGAGATCAACGGGCGCCCAGTGCGGATCCAGGACCTGAAGCAGCTCTCCCTCAAGGACCGCAACTTCCTCCGCGGTGAATTCGAGAAGCGCGAGGGCGGGATCGACACCAGTGTGGACAACACGTGTGGATCCTGCGGAGCCGGATTCGAAGCCGATCTGGACATCACCCAAAAGGATTTTTTCTTCCCCTCGGGGACATAAAGGAGCTGGAGCACGAGGTTTTCTACCTTATGGAGGAGCTCCAGATCCCATATAATGATGCGATGACAATGCCGAGCTCGAGGCGGTTCAGAATGTGTCAACGCAAGGCAGATCTGGAAGATGCGCGGGAAGCGGCAACAAAGGCAGAGCTAAACAAGATCAAGCGGGTTTAGCGCCACGATTGTACTGATTAGATCCACTGGACCCGCCAGGTAGGCGAGCAACCCATGGCGGGCTACAACTTCGGCGGCCTCGGATTCACGTTCTTCGGCAAGGACGTGACACTCGGTGCGACCCTCAACAAGGTCTCCGAGGGCTTCACGACAGTCTGGAACGGGCTCAAGAATCTGGCCGGCAACGCGGCCAGGATGACGGGCCGAATCACGTCCAGCTTCAAGGGGCTCGCCTCCCGCGGCAAGGGGCTGATGGGGGCCGTCACCGGCGCCCTGGACAACATGGCCAACCGGGCCATGAACCCCAACATAGACAATGCCCTGAGCTCCACAGCGGCCCAGTTCCGCAAGACGTGGGGCGAGATCACCGTGGGCATGAACATGAACAGCAAGGTGGCCAGCCGGTGGAAGTCCGCCCTGAGTTCCGCGGCATACTCGCTCAACACCGACTGGGGGGAGGCGGCGAAAAACTGGGCGGCCTTCCGTCGCCAGGGGCTCAAGCTCGAGGAGGTGCTGGGCACGAAGGGGATGACGGCTACAGCGCGCCAACTCATCCGGGTCACCTCGGTGCTGGGCATCGAAGGGAAGCAGCTCGCCCTGATCTACTCTGGGCTCACCAAGGGGTTCGGGTTCACCACGAAGCGCGTGCGCGGGCTGATGGACATGGTGTTCTCCCTGGGCAAGCAATTCAACTTCGGCAAGGAGGCGGTCCAAGGGATGCCAGGCATCCTGGATGTGCTCAACAAGGAGCTCGCCGGGATGTTCAAGGGGGCCGGCCCCAAGGACATTGAGAAGTTCACGTTCTCCATCATGAAGCTGGCGGCCGGCTTCAAGGAGGGGCTCGGCGCCAGCGCGGAGGACGCACTCGAGCTCTCGAAAAACCTGTTCACTACCCTGGCCAAGGAGCGCAAGGGCCTCGAGCGGATGTTCATCGGGATGGGGGACGGATTTTCAGGCATTGCCAAGGCGCTGTCCGAAAAGGGCGGGGTCCAAAAAGCCTTCAAGATGATCATGGCGGACCCCGCCAAGTTCATGGAGGCCCTCCGCAAGATGAGCGCAGACGCGGAGAAGCGCGGCGGCAGCATGGGCGCCAGCTTCCTCCGGCTCAAGACGAGCATCACGAAGGCTCTGGGGGCCAACGTCTCGTTCCTCGCCACTGGGAAGGATTCATGGAGCAAGGCCAGCAAGGCCATGGACACCATGAACAAGATGATCGCCAACCAGTCCAAGTACCTGGGGGCGATGGGCAAGGCGGCCAAGAAAAACTACGGCACCGGGCTCACGAAGGGGGACGCCTACAAGCGAATGCTGGACCAGTTCAACATCCGGCTCAAAAAGCTCTCCGAGCCAGGGTTGAACAAGTGGATCAAGATGCAGAAAAAGGGATTCGACTCCCTGATGGATCGGCTCGGTGGAAAGAACGGGCTGGCCAAGAAGTCGGGTCCGATTGGAGCTCTCACCAGGCGCCTCCTCCTCATGCAGCGCGTGGGTCTCTCCGGTCTGTTTGTCGGGCTTGGAAACCTGGGGCCCATCATCGAAATGGTGGTCACCAAGATGGGCCCGATGCTCACGGCCTTGGCGGCCATGGGTGTCTCGTTCGCCTTCCTGGGCAAGCTCCTGTTGCCCGGGGGGATAATTCTCGCTGGGCTGATGCTGTTCCACAAGGGCATCCGCGAAAAGGTCCTGAGCGGCCTGGAGAAGCTCTGGGAGTACGCCAAGGAGTACCTCCCCAAGATGTGGCCCCAGATCAAGGAGGGGCTCTATCTGGCATGGACGAAAGCCGTCGCGGCCATGAATTGGCTCATGGAGGTGGTGAGCCCGATGATGCTTCGCCTGGCGGACGCCATCGCCGGGGTGGACTGGGGCGGCCTGACCATGAAGCTCCTGTCCTACATGGGCAAGTTCTTCCGGGGTCTCTTCGAGGCCATCTTCGGCGGCAAGGAGGCCACGAAGGGGGTCACGGCCGGCGTGGACAAGTCCACGGACACGGCGGCGAGCAAGTTCGCTGCGGCCGGCAAGAAGCTCGCCGGGGCCATCGGCAAGGCCCTCAAGACGGTGGTGGTCACGGTCGGGAGTCAGATCTACAAGTTCTTCACCGACTGGTCCATGGGCTTCGAGAAAGGGGTGGCCCAAAAGGGCAAGCTGATCGGCGGGATTTTCATCACGATGATGTTCTTCGGGTCCACCAGGCGCCTCATGCTCCGGGGCCTGATGTGGATCGCTTCCACGATGTATTCCATGCTCGCCGGGATGCTCACCAAGATGTACGTCTGGGCGGCCGGAATGGCCACCCAGTGGGGCATCGCATTCTGGCCAGTGGTGGCAGCCATCGCAGTGATCGCAGCCCTGGGGGTGGCGTTCTACGCCCTCACGGGCAAGATGGGCAAGACGGCGAAGCTCATCGCCAAGATCATCCTGCACCCGTTCCTGATGCTGTGGGACCTAATCCAGCCCGTGATCAAGGCGATCAAGGCGCTCTGGAAGGGCGACGTGCTGGGGTTTTTCAAGTACGCCGGCATTGCCATGCTCAAGGCAATCACGTTCCCATTCCGCTATCTCGGTGGCGTGGTGGAAAACGCGGTCAACCTGGTGAGCCACCTGTGGGGCAAGCTGCGGGACTCACTCAGCGCCAGAGGCAAGGGAATCCTGGACGCAATCGCCGGACCGTTCAAGGTGATGTGGGGCGTGATCAAGCCGTTGATCGATGCGGTTAAGAAGCTGGCCGGTGGGGACTTCGTGGGCTTCTTTAAGAGCATGGGGAGCTTCCTCCTCGAGGCGCTCCTGTTCCCCTTCAAGATGCTGTGGAAGGGCGTCAAGCTGTTCTACACGTTGATCGTGGAAGGGTGGAAGTCTCTGTACGCCTCGCTCGGTTCCACCGGTCGGGGAATCATGGACGCCATCACGTGGCCGTTCCGGATGCTGTGGAAGGCAGCGAGCTGGACTGTGGGCGCGGTGCAGACGGCGTTCCAGGGGATGTGGACAGGACTGAAGTGGGTGGCCAACGCCATCTGGCAGGTAATCAGTTTCCCATGGCGGATGCTCTACAAGGTGGTGTCCGGTGTCGTGAACGCAGTGCTCGCGGTGTGGCGCTACATGGGCGACAGCTTGACGACGCTGGCAGAGGGTATCTGGGCGATGATCTCCTGGCCGTTCCGCAAGCTGTGGCAGCTCGCCACTGCGGCCTGGAACGGAATCAAGGCCGTCTGGGGCGTAGCGAGCCAGGTGTTCTCCGCCATCGGAAGCGCCATCTACAGCGCGGTGGGCTGGGTGTGGGAGAAGCTCAAGGTGGTGGCAACGGCGGCCTGGTCTGCGATCAAGGCTGTGTGGAGCACCGTGATCGGGTTCTACAAGAAGATCGGCACAGCGATCTACGATGGTGTCACCTGGGCGTTCCGCAAGATCAAGGAGGTGGCGCTGGCGGTGTTCGGTGCAGTCAAGGACGCAGCGAAAAAGGTGGCCGGGGCCATCACCGGGTTCTTCTCCAAGGCGTGGGGCGGCCTGAAGTCTATGGCAAGCAAGGCATGGGGAGGGATCAAGTCCGCGGCGAGCGCGGTGGGCGACAAGGTGCGGGGTGGATTCAGTGCCGTGGGCAACGGTCTCAAGTCGTTCTTCGGTGGGGCCACCGAGACGATTGGCGTCAACATCTCGAGCATCACGTCCAGCGTGGACAAGATGGTTGCCAAGATGCAGGCGGACCAGATTGAAGCGTCCAAGAACATCACCAGGGCGACTACGGTGTCCAAGGACAAACAGGTCACCAATCAGAAGCAGATCAAGGAGACGGCGGACTGGCTCTGGAACGGCATGAAGCAGGCGGGTGGAGCTGCCCTTAACTTCCTGGGCATGAGCTCGGCCCAGGTGACCACGCAGATGGCCGGCCACATGAACGTCACTAGCTCCAACGCGGCCACCACCTGGACGAATGTGAGCTCCGCGGCTGCCCAAGGGAACACCAACGTCGCACGCGCGAGCGCGAGTGGTGCGAACCAGTCCGCTGCGGCCTACTCGAAGATGCGAGGCAAGGTGGGCGGTGAAATGGTGTCCGTGGGCCAGACTGGCGCCAAGATGTACCAGAAGCTCACCAGGGCCGCGAGTGACGCGGCGGCTATCCAGATCAAGCTCCAGATGGCGCAGCTATCGAAACAGGCAAAGTTCACGAAACAGACGGCCGAGCTCCAGGAGGTGCTGGGCAAGATCAACACGCTTCGCCAGCAAGCGGACAAGATGGGCCTGAAGGGCGTTGGGGTCTCCACCAGGGATCTCAAGAAGCGCATCGCTGCCCAAACGAAGATTGAACGCCAGGCCAGGATCAAGTTCTACGATTGGTGGTCCACCAGGATCGGCTCCCGGGCCAGAGCCATCAAAATGGACGTGTTCGGGCAGAACGTCATGCCCATGGTCAAGGAGTACCTGGACAAGGGCATGTCCATGCAACAGGCACTCAGCAAGGGCATGATGAAGTTCCAGCGGAAGATGGTGCGCGACCGGGCGGACCAGCTCACGCAGCTCTACGCGCAGCTCAAGACGGGCGAGAATCTGTACGATCTACCCAGGGAGCAACGCGAGGCATTCCGTGGGATCTTCCGTCGTCTCCAGGGAGCTCGAGCGCAGCGGATTTTCAAGGGCCTGGACCTGGGTGCCCTCACGGGTAAAAACGTCGAGTTGAGTCCCAAGATCATCGCGGCCCTCAAGAAGTTCGATCCGCGCCTGAAGGTAGGCGAGGGGTCCACGGTCTCCGGGATTGGCTTCAAGAAGATCGGCACGAAGGGCCTCGGGAAGGCTCCGGCCATGGGGACCGGTGGAGCTGGCGCTGGAGCTCGGGCGGGTTTCCGAGCAAGGACGCCTGAGCGCCAGGTGAGCGCCGCTATTTCCAAGGACACGAAGGCGGCCATGGCGGATGTGAGCGTGGCCATCTCGCAGCTCACCCAGGCCATCAGGACGTTCCAGGTGAACGTCTACATCCAAGGTGACATTGGCAACTATCTGGATGCGAAGTCCAAGCGAGCTCGGGTGATCAGGCAACGTGCGAACGCGAGCAAGGTCCGGAGTGCCGGCTCGCAATAGGTGACCCATGACGATTGAAATTGATCCCTACAGCCGGCTCAACTTCGCGCAGCTCATGACGGGTAGCGATGGCACGCGCGAGGTGGAGTGGTGGGATCTGCCTGTCATTCGCAAGATCAGCCCGGCGGATTCGGATACGACGCTGCGGGTGGAGAACCATGTTCGCATTGACCGGCTGGCGAACGATTACCTGAACAGCTCCATCCTGTGGGACGTGATCGCGGAGATCAACGGATTCCGGCTTCTGCCCATGGCGCTGCGGTTCGGAGACATGATTCGCATCCCGAGCCAGATCCGAACGATGGTCAGCATCCGCGCCAAGGAGGACCAGTAGAGTGGCCGGCGTGACCCCCACAGAGCCCTATGACTTCCTGGGGCTGATGATGCAGTGCAATGTCTACGCTGCGGACATCGGCAAGTGGGCCAGTTTCTCTGTGATGCCAGGCCAGGTGAAGCCGGCTGTCCACCTTCCGTGGTTCTCTTCGATGCAGCAAAAGGAGACCATGAGCGGCTTCGGGGAGGTGACGATTAACCTCACTCCGCCCACCTACGAGGAAGCGTTACAGCTCCTCGGGTCTCACTGGCTCACCATCGGCAACACGATGGCGGTGCGCTGGGGCTACACGCGACACGCCAGCCACCTTGGGCCGCTCAAATACTACATGATGCTCAAGCCGGACGTGAGCTTCGGGGACGAGTTCACCGTTTCGCTTCGAGGCACCAGCTTCGGGTGGCTCACGACGCAGCTCCAGAACCAGGATGCGCTGATCTGGAACCATACGTTCGCTGACAGCCAGGGCGGCAAGAAGCGAAAGAACCGGGCCACCTATCGCCAGGTGATTGAGCTTGTCGCCAAGCGATACGGGTTCACCATCGACTGGAACGGTGACAAGAAGTATGACTCCAAGCGGTTCTCCCAGGACGCGCGAACCATCCTGGACTCGGACAAGGAGCAGATCTGCCAGGGCGGACTGAACGATTGGCAGTTCCTGAAGCACCTGGCGGCGAGGTGCTGTTGCCGAGCCGTGATCGTGGGGGGCAACGTGCTCCGGATCAGCGACGTGCGTGAGCCGAAGCAGGCAGACTGGACGTTCCGGTTCCGCGGCCAGCTCGACCTGGCCAACAACGTGATCCCGATGGACTCGTTCGATTCCGAGTCCACTGCGATGTTCCTGCCCGTGCGCGCGGCCGTGACCAGGTTCCTGGGGCCGGACGACAAGCGGGTGAAGCTCCACCCGACAGAGAAGACGGACATGGCCACCAGCAAGGCCAAGTCCTACAGCGGGAAGGATGCTCCGGCGGCGCCATCGGACCAGCCCGCCCAGCGCAGCCAGAGCGGCCAGAATCTACCGCACGATGCCAAGGGAAGTCAGAACGTGCCCATCCCCGGGCGTGAGCAGTTCATCGGGAGCAAGCTCAAGAACCTGTTTGACTACAACGCGGAGGCGCACGGGGCTAAGGCCAAGATTTCGAGCATCGGGGTGCCGTCTCTGCTACCTGACGACCTGGTGCGCGCCGAAGGGGTGGGGGACTACTTCACCGGGATGTACCGGGTGTTCGAAATCAACTGGTCCCTCGGTGAAAGCGTGGCGAAGCAGGACGTGGACCTGATGCCCAGGGGATTCCCCAGCGCCAGCATCGCCAACTGGATGAGCCAGCGCGCGAGCTCTCCCTACGTGGAAAAGGCGGCGAAGAAAGCTCTACAGAAGCGAGCGGCGGTAAGCACGGACGCGAATTTCAACTGGACCCGGGAGCTGTACGGCCCCGGCGGGTGGTTTAGGGACTGATGGACGCCATCGACGCATTCCTGGGGTTCATTCAGAACCTCCGCATGTACGGCCTCGAGCACTATGACCGCTGGTATGGCCTCTACCGCGGCGTGTGCGAGGACAATGAGGACCCGGACATGAAGGGACGAATCATCGTGAGCTGCCAGGCGGTGGCCGGGGATGAGCTCCTGGCGGACTGGGCGTGGCCGGTGGCCCTCGGGGCCGGGGCCCAGGCGGGTATCTTCCATGTGCCAGCCGTAGGTGACCCCGTGATGATCGCCTTCGAGAACGGCGACTCCAGGTTTCCGATGTACGTGGGCGGATGGTGGGGTAAGCCGGACGGCGTGCTGGACACCCCGAGCTCCTGTCAGAAGAACCCCCCGCACGTGCGTGCGTGGACGACGCCCAACGGGCACGCCATCGAATTCTCGGATGACCCTGGCAAGGAGTCCGTCACGATCAAGTGGCACCAGTCCAAGGACAACAGCCCGGACGGCGAGGACCGCTACAGCTTCATCAGCGTGGACAAGGACGGCTCGGTGCAGGTGCAGGACCACACGGGCACCAGCATCCTGTTGAACGCGGCAGATGGCAAGGAGGGGCTTACCCTTCGGGACTCCAACGGCAACATCGTGTCCACCGACAAGGATGGGATCAAGCTGGTCCAGTCGGACGGCGTGTTCATCGAAGCGAAGAAAGACTTGATCCAACTCGCGGGCAAATCAGTGACCGTGGCAGCGGAGGCGTTTGGGGTCACCGGGGGGAGCACCCTCGGGGACGGGGGCACCGAGCCCCTGGTGCTCGGCAACAAGCTCCTGGCGCTGTGGGGCAAGGCGGTGGCCATCTTCGCCAGCCACACGCACCCAACCTCATCGCCGGGGGCCCCAACTGGTCCCCCGGCCGGGGCGTGGCCGACGTACACGCCAGACGTGAACAGCACCACCAACAAGGGGAAGTGAACCGGAGACCCTCAAGACTCTTCTCTTCTAAGAGGGGAGATAAGGTTAATTAAGCAGAAGCAACAGGCGTGCCAACTCATGGTAGACATCGGAACAGCGACTCAAGCGGCCTCGAAATGAGGGACGTGCCCACTGCCCGTGCCGGCAGTACCAGCGCCCCCGGCCATCCCCCCGGCCCCGACTCCGCCGGCTGTGCCAGAGCTCCCGGAGCCACCTGGTGCCCCGGCCTCGGTGCCCGTGGCGGCGGTGCCCCCGACGCCTACGCCGGCCATCCCGACTCCGCCGGCTATCCCGCCGTTGCCCACCCCGCCGTCTATCCCGGAGCTACCGGAGCCCCCAGCGGCCCCTGGGAGCATTCCGGTGGACGCGGCACCCCCAGTACCCCCGACACCTGTTCCGGCCATTCCAGCGCCCCCTGTGGTGCCCCCAGCGCCAGCTCTGCCCGAGGTGCCAGAGGTGCCGGAGCTGCCAGGGTGCCCACTGGACGAGGAGTAGCACCATGACTGAACCTGCATACATCAACGGCACTGGCGCGACGGGTATCGCGTGGCCGTGGAGTTCCACAGGCCCCCAGGCGGTCACGGGCACTGACCTGGTGGAAGCCAAGATCAGCTTGGTGATTTTCACCTTCGTGGGCGTCCACAAGATGGAGCCGACGTTCGGATCCACAGTGCTTTCCCTGGTTTTCGAGAACATCGGGCCGATCATGCGAACGGCGGCAAGTATCGAGATCCGCAACGCATTGGCCACCTGGGTTCCGGACGTGGAAGTGGACGGGGTTCGGATCCTTGACGATGAGGACGTTGAAGGGGGCGTTATCATTGAGGTAGACTACATCTACCTTGGGCAACCCAACACCTGGAGCCAGCCGGTGACCCCGCCGGCCGGTGGAGGCGCATAGCATGGCCGTCCTGGCGATCCCAGAATTCGATGACTATCCACTGGATCCGGAGCAGTGGTATCGCTTCTACCACACGGCCCTGGACCGGGTGTACGAGCAGATCCTTCAGGCGGGATCCCAAGATCCGTCCACCATCGTGACGGCCACCGGAGCGGACCGCACCTCGGGCCTGGTAACCCTCACCACCACTACGGCCCACGGCCTGGCGGTGGGCGACACCATCACCGTGGCTGGGGTAACGGATCCGACCTTCGATGGCGAGTTCGTGGTGGCCAGCGTGCCCAGCACCACCAGCATCACCTATGACCAGAGCGGCGCGGACGCCACCAGTGGATCTGGAACCATCACCCCGGCCTACCCCCGGTGGCAGGAGGTGACCACCGGCCGCGAGCTCCGCGCGGACGTGCGCGTGACCGACACCCTGGTCCGCTCCAAGTACGCCGGCCGCGACTACCAGACGTTCCTGGACGAGGGCCTGAGCTGGCTGGCCGAGAAGTACGGGGACCAGTTCACGGACTTCGTTGATTCCGATTTCGGAATCATGTTCGTGAAGTACGTGAGTTCCGCCCTGGACACCCTGAGCTGGTACATGGATAAGGAGGTGTCCGAGTGGTACTACTCGCTGATGCGCCTCCGGTCCCGGGCGGAGGAGCTCGCCCGGATGAGCGCCTACAAGCCCAGGAGCGCCACGGCCTGCACGGCGGACCTGACTCTGACCCTGGACGATGGGCCCTACGCTTTCGACATTACGGTGCCTGAGCGATTCCAGTTCCAGGGCCCGAACAGCCTGATCTTCGAGATCACTCAGGACGTGACGTTCGCCGCGGGCGAGACCACCAAGACGGGCGTGCCGGCCACCCAGGGCCAGACCCTTCGGGACAGCGTGATCTCGGATGCGGCCCCTAACTTCCAGCTTCCGCTCACCAGCATCCTCGAGGACACCCAGGTGGCCCAGGATTCGGTGGAGGTGTACGTGGACGGGCAGCCATGGGAAGAGGTGGACTTCCTTCCGTTTGCCAAGGAGGACAAGGTGGAGGTGCTCTACGGGGCGGATCCTCCCTTCGTTCTCTTCGGTGACGGCGTGAGCGGCAACATCCCGGATGCGGGCCTCACGTGCCTGGCGATCTACCGGGTGACCTACGGCAAGGCGGGCCTCGCGGCCACGGCCGGCACCATCGAACAGCCAGTGATCCCCCTGGTGGCCAACTCGCAGAGCATCGCCATCACGGCGAACAACCCCTCGGGGGCGCGCGGGGGCGTGGACCTGGAAACCCTCGAGGAGATCGTCAAGACGGCGCCAGCCTACTTCAAGACGGCGGACCGCGGCACCACCACGCAGGACATGACCACCCTGGCGGACTCCTACTCGAGCGGCACCTACGGCACCGTGGCCAAGGGGAAGGCGCACATCGTTCGGGGGATCTCGGATGACCTACAGCTCCAGGCCCTCCTGGCGTCCATTGACGGGCACGCCACGGACCTGGAGACGGCCATGACGGCCATCTCCACCTCGGTGGACGCTATCGCCACGGCGCGCGGCCTGGCGGCCACGCAGCTCGCGGCCATCACTACGGCCCAGGGCAACATCGACACCAACGTGACGGCGATCAAGGGTGGTGTCACGCTTGCCACCGAGCACCTCGAGACGGCCAAGGAGGGGCTCGAGAACATCCCCTATCAACAGGTGTTCGCCCAGGCGGATGGCGCCACGAAGGTCTGGAACAACGTCCAGCTCCAGAAAGGGGACATTTACCCCGGGACGGTGTTCCTGTGGGTGGACGACCTGAACGAAGAAACGAGCGTCAACGATGGCAACTGTGATGTGCAGCCCGGGCGAGTGCGCGTGGGATCTGCCATCTTCGAGGCCACGGATGTGGGGCGCCAGATCAAGATCGGTGACCAGTTCCGAACCATCACGAAGTACACCAACACCACCGAGGTGACCTACTCCGGCTCGCTGATCTCCGGAACCAACCTCGAGGTGATCCTGTATGAGCAGAGCGTGTACGCGCGAGACGATGGCGCTGGCAACCTGTCCGGGCCTGGCGTCGTGTCCGGCGCTATCACCTACTCCACTGGCCTGGTGGACAGCCTCGAGCTCGCCGTGGAGCCCCCCGGAACCGGCCAGTATGGATCGAACATCTTGATCCAGTTCGGGGCCACCCAGACCGTGGCCACCCAGCCCATCGACAACGCGATCACCGAGCTCGACGCCATCGACACCACGGCGGACTCCATCTCGGACGAGACGGGGGACATTTCCGACGCGGTAACCGAGGCCACCACGCAGCTCGTGGCCATCGCCACCCAGGAAACGACCATCGACACGGCCATGGACACGGTGCTCGCCATCCCGGCCAGCATCGAAGACGACGTGGAGGAGCTCGAGGCGTACCTAGACGCCAACCTGAGCGCGGACTGCAAGGCGAACATCGTGATGGTCCAGGTGCTGGTGGTGGACGAAAACGGCTTCTACGCCGCGCCCAGCCAGACCCTCCTCACGGCTGTCCAGGAGTACCTGGACGAGCGCAATGTGCTCCCCACCACCGTGACAGCCGTGAACGGCTACTACAACCTGGTGGCCGTGAACATGCTGGTCCAGGTGAGCATCCTGAAGCCGTACCTCTACTCCAAACAGCTCCCCTCAATCCAGGCGGCCATCGACGCGGAGCTCAAGGGACGCGACTACGGTGTGAACCTGAACCGAAGCGACTACTACAACCGGGTGGTGCCGGACAAGACGACTGGCATTGGTGGAGTGGAAGGCGTTGACTACGCCAACATCACGATCACAGCCACCAGCTACCCGGATCCGGCCAACACCGGAACGCCACCGAGCGTGGACGCAAACGGAAACCTGGTGATCCCGGACACGCTGATCATCACCAGGGGAACCATCACGTATGAGGAGATCGTCTAAATGCCCACCACCAGCCGCACCAGCCTGAAGTACCCGGCGCGCGGCCAGGAGCCGTGGTTCGATCTGTTTGAAGCGATGCTCAACCAGCTCGACGCCATGCTGTACGCCCATCGTGAGGACCGCAATATCCTCATCGTGGGGGGCGGAACGCTCTCCTGGGATGCCACCTCCAACACCCTGAGCTGGAACGCGCCCATCGTGCTCAATAGCCCCCAAAAGGGCTTCCAGGAAAGCGTGGCGGCGGGGAGCATCGAAATCGCGGAGAGCCAGGTGCTCTACGTGGACGTGTCGCGCAACCCGGGGAGCAACATCGCTCTCACAGCCAGGCGCGCCGCCACGGTGCCCAACACCGATGACGGTCTCCTCTTGTGCTACCGCTACGGCACCTCGCTGTGGTGGCGCAATGGGCTCCGCATGGAGGACACCTACTCGGGGCCCCTGTACCCGGCTGGTGGAGGCGGCGGTGGCGGGATCTCCGGATTCGACCGACAGACCGTGGCCGTGGCGACAACCGGTGATGCGTGGGTTGGTGGCGGAGGTGGCACAGATACGGCTAATGCCCAGGGAAGCCTGGCTGGGCCAATCCAAGGCCCTGGCGCCACGGCGCCGCTATATCCACCCGATGGCGTGGACGTTCACCTGAACAACATCCTGGTGCGGTGGGCTGCGGCCCCGTCTGGGATCAACGAATGGACCTGGGTGACCACCGGTTCGCCGGCCCCAGTGATCCAATTCGGCGCCGGCCTTACGGCCGGAGACGTAGTGGAAGTCAAGTTCCCCTACTAGGAGCAGACCATGAGCGACGGACTCCCCAGAGCGGCACAATTCAGCCAGACGGAACCCATCGCCAACTTGGCGGGCGATCTGTCCGGGGACAACACGGCGGCCGTGGTGGCAAAGCTCCGCGGCTATGCCATTGGCACCGGTGCGCCGAGCTCGGACGGCGATGTGCTCCAGTGGAACAGCTCGGCCAGCGAGTACCAGCCTGGGCAGCTCGACCCAGCGGTAGGCGGAGACCTAAGCGGCACCATTGCGTCTGCAACGGTGGTGGCCATTCGCGGCGGCGGTGTGACCACTGATGCCCGTGCAGACGGCAACCTCATGGAGTGGGATGACGGTGGCTCCGAGTGGGGCTACGTGAGCCCTGGCGGAGATCTGAGCGGCAAGATTGGCGCGGCCACGGTGACTGGGCTACAAGGGCGAGACGTGGCCAACACGGCGCCCACGGACGGCCAGGCGCTAGTCTGGTCCGCGGGCAACTCGAGGTGGCAGCCCGGAGCCGGCGGCGGTGGGGCCTCGAGCTGGAATGCGCTGTACGCTGCCAGCAAGACGATGACTATCGACGGGGCGGTGCTCCAGTGGGAACAGGACATTGCTACCGGCTCTGGCTTCCGGGTGTTCCGAGACCAGGCCACCAGCGATGCTCCGCTCATGGTGGTGGAAGCTGTCAATGCGGCAGACGCGCAAGCGGCACTGAAGGTATCCGGCTTGCTCGCCCTGAATGCTGTTGGCAAGGTCACCCAGAGCATGACGGACAGCGGTACGGCTACGTTCGATGCCTACAAACTGTCCTACCAGCCAGGGGCTCTGGCGGCGGCCACCTGGGCCTACGGCATGGCAGTGGAGGCAGATGGATCGAATCTCACCGAGGCGGACTCTGCCGTGTTCGGGTACAGGGCCACGGCTACTTCGCTCGGGTCTGGTGTTGGCGTGGGCTACTACGCGGACGACACGTGGACCCTGGGCATGTATCTCAAGTCCGCACTGAACATCGAATCGTCTGCGAGCAATCCCGCATTCCAGGCGAGTCACACCGGTGACGTGAAAGCCGGCGTGTTTTCGTCTGGCGGTCTGGCAACGGGAACACAGCCCGTTCTTTCTGTTTCCGGACAGAACACCGTGGCAACCCATACCGGCAAGACATTCGAGATCCTCACAGTGTCTGCCGAGGGCCAAGCCAACGGTGGCGCCAACGATGACTATGACTTCATCGGTGTCAACTTCGGGTACACCGAAGCTGGTTCGGTCACGGCTCTCACGAAGGCGATGTACGTGCAGAATTCGTGGGACTGGTCTCTGTGGGCCTACGCGCCGTCATTCTGGTCGCTGACTGGAACGACGCCTTTTGCCGAGTACGCAGGGAATCCGCAAGCTGGGTCCGGGGGGAACATCAGCACAGATAACGGCGCCACGGCGGACATGCTTCGCGTGGTGGTGGGTGGTAGCACCAGGTGGATTCCGGCATACAGCGCCACGGCGCTCGCTGGCTCCATCTCGAGCTGGGATGGGATGTACGCCGCAGACCCGAACAGCAATGTGCTCACGGTGTCTGGGGCAAGTGACCCATTCGAGATTAACCAGACTTCCAACAGTGGCAACGCATTCTACGTTCACAGAAGCAAGGCGAGTGGAAGCGAGACGGCTCCGATTGCCTGGTTCAAGCAACTCAACAACGGGACCCACACCGAGTACGTGGTGAAGGTCGAGGCGGATGACGGGTTCAATGAGATCCCGCTTTTCCAGTGCAAGGGCCAGTACGGCAACGGCTACCTCCAGGTGAGCACGCATGGCAAGGTGGAGATCCAGCAAGCCAGCGGGCGCTACTTGGACCTGACTGGTTACAGCCGACTTCGTTGCGCCCAGATCGATTACAACAGCGCGGCCGGGCATTCGGTCAAGATCCAAGGCAACGGCCAGGCGCTCGAGGTGGGCGCCGACACGGCGGCTTCCACGAAGATCACCGGTACGCTCCTGGACGTGAACGTGCGAACCGACATTACCGCGTCCACCAGCGGTGGAACCCCGGCACTGTACGTGCGCCAGGACAGCACCGGCGACATTTTGCAGCTTATGGACGGCACCACCGAGCGGTGGGCGTGCGCGCCTGATGGCGCGGTGGACATGAGCGCGAATTCAGCTAACCCCGGCCTGACCGCTGACCAGGAGGGGGCTGGTGACATTTTCGACGCGCGCCTGAGCGGCACGTCCAAGTTCGCCGTCAAGAACAACGGGCGCATCACGCAACAGGTCACAGGGATCACCACCACCACCGAGGTGCTCCGGACCGAAGGCCAGTCCGGCAACCTGGGCAGCGGGCAGGGCCTGGTCGGACACAAGGTGTCGTTGGCCGGGGCCACGGACGATGCGACTTCTCAGATCTACGGTGTGTTCGTGGAGCTCACCGGTGGAAGTGCAGCCACCACCAAGCGCGGGTTCTACGCGGACTCGAGCTGGGAGTACGGCCTTTACACCCTGAGCCCCGGCTATGTGAAGCAGAGTAGCGCCACTGGCGCCGTGGTGGCCCTCACCGTGGACCAGGCGGACAACGATGTATCCTTCATGGACTTCATCGGCTCCACGGCTGCGGACAAGACAAACAACATCTCGAGTGGCGTAGGAACCCCGGACGGCAACGCGCCGGCCAGTGGGACCTGGACGCTGTGGCGGATGCTCAAGATCGACTTGGGCGGCACGGCCGGATGGCTGGCCGTGTGGCAGTAGGCCAACGATTGAACAAGGAGGATTGGAATGGCCCGGGACAGCAAGAAGACTAGAGCGAAGCGGACGGCGAAGCGCGCCGGGAAAGCGAAGTCCAAGGACGACTTGAAGCGAGAGGCGGTGCTCGCCCAGGTGCGGGAGCGCAAGTACCGCGTGAGCGAGGTGGAGCTCCTCAAGCTCCAGAAGCTCAAGTACCAAGGTGAGGCCATCGGCACGAAGCTCCAGGCGGCCCAGGAGAAGCTGGCCGAGCTCCAGGTCAAGGCCCAGACGGCCAGCGCCCGGTTCCAGGCAGAGGTGAGCCGTGTGTTCAAGGCCCACGGCTTCGAGGAGTGGTTCAGTATCGATCTGTCGGACGAGGAGAGCGCCGGACTGGTCACCGAGAACATGCAGCTCAAGAAGCAGCTCGAGGCGGCCCAGGACGCGGCAAGCAAGGAGAGCGAGCCCGAGGGAGACAAGGACACCAAGGCGCCCGAGGAACCCCAGGAGGAACCGGCTCCGGCTGCGGAGGAGGCATCGGGCGATTGAGGACCCTCAAGACTCTTATCTCCATAAGGGGGAGATAAGGTTAATTAAGCAGAAGCAAAGGACGTGCCAACATCATGGCTCGGTATGGATTCGGAAATCGTGCGTTCGGGACGACCCCCTTCGGGGAGAGCGACTGGTGCAAGATCGTCCTGTACGATGAGCTCCCGGGTGATGTGCGTCAGCAGGATGTGGATGCCGGGGGCCCGTACCTGAAGTTCGTGGAGGCAATGTGCCCCAGCTTCACCTGGCTCAAGCGGCACCTGGACCGGTTCAAGTACATCACCAATCCGAGGGAGATCCGTGAGGATCTCCTCCTGTACCTCGGGGAGAATTTCGGGATCACCGTGGACTTGGCCGAACCCCTCGGTTACCAGCGGATGCGAGTGGGCCTCGCTGCCAGGTGGAACATCATCAAAGGCACCCTCGAGTCCTACGTGGTGCTGTGCAGGGTTCACGGCTTCGAGGTGGACGTTCATCCGCTCTGGTGGGATGGGATCAAGTACCTTACGACGCCTCCGGTGGTGGGCGGGGAAAGTCCGACCTACCAGCGCACGGTGTCCGTCGATACCCAGTACAAGATCTGGCTCCAGTGCGCGCCAGCGGAGCCGAGTTCGGTGGTGATCACCATCGCTGGCAACACGATCACCGATGACGGTGACGGCAAGCTCCTGGTGGGAGTCACCGAGGTGGGCACGATTGACTACGGCTGGGGCTACGCGGACCTGACGCTGACTGGGGTGGTCACCGGAGCCCCGAAGGCCACCTATCAGAGCGTGGTGGGCGGGTGCGTGGAGACGTGCCGGAAGTGCAAGACGCACAGGATCAGACTCGACATTACCACCGGGACCATCGGTGGCCAGAGCGAGCTCACCATTGCGGATGCCTTCAAGCGCATGTGGCGGAAGATCGGGCTGGACACTGGCGATGGCGTGGTGCCGATCCATGTGGAGCTCGAGTACATCGTGGCGGAGGACACGGCCGTGGCCAGCATCGGGCATCGCTATGACATTCTGGCGGACAGCGAGGTGTCCGCTGATTCCGGTTTCCGGGCAGAGGTGGTTTCCTGATGGATCTGACTGCGGTGAGCTGCAACGGCGGAGACGACGAATTCGTCCAGTACATCTTCCGGTTGCTTTCGGATGCGGACATTGCCTACTTCAAGCTGGGCGAGGGTGGCTTCGATCTGTCCGCGGTCCGCACCGAGATCGCCGGGTACGGCTCTGGGGCTACCACCTACAGCGGCACCCTCGAGCGGCTCCCTGTGGGTCGCAATGCCGTCACCATCACTGCGGATCCGCTTGGTTCCGCACAGGTGGTCACAGACGATGGTGCGGGGAACCTGTCCGGCGCTGGCGGAAGCGGGACGATCAATTACAAGACGGGCGAGTGGGAGGTGACGTTCAACGTCGCGGTGAGCGCTGGGGACCCTATCCAGGCGGACTACCAGTACCACGGCACCTTGAGCTCCGAGCAGTCCAGCGACTTCGGGCTGGGCGACGGCACCAAAGGACCCTACTACCATGACCTGGAGAACCTCCCCGTGGCGGAGGGCACGCTCACAGTGAACGAGGAGGGGGGCCTGAGCCTCACTGATGACGGCAACGGCAACCTGGTGGGAGATGGCAGCGGCACGGTCAACTATGAGACTGGTGAAGTGTTCGCCTTGTTCTCTGGGGTGGTGGCGCTCCACAGCCGAATCACGGCCACCTACAAGTACGATGGAGCCCCGAAGGCACCAGACCCGACCCTCACGGATCTGGAATCCGAGGGAGACCCGAACCTCTACACGTTCCAGCGCGATTTCGAGGAAGGCGAAATCACGTTCGTGGAGACCACACGGGGGCGGATCCGCTGCACCATCTACCTGGACCTGTGGGAAGGGATCGATGATGGGAACGGCTACACGCCGTACCTGTTTGAAGGAGGACTATTCAGCTCCAACGATGAGATGGCCGTCTACTTCACCTACGCGAAGATCAGGAAGACCGGCTCCACGCGCATCGACTTCGATGTGGACACGGTGCTGTAGGGGTTCGCCATGGATAAAACTTGGACCATGTACCGGAATCAGCTTTTTACTCCCAACTTCTGGTTCTACGATTGGATGGCGTTCCTGATCCCGATCTTGGAGTCCAACGGCTGGACGCTGATCGGCTGGGGCGAGGGCGGGTTCAGTGGTGGGGGCGCCTACTACTGGGATCGCAGCGGGGTCACAACGCCGTTCTCTACCAGCCAGACGAATTGCTGGGCATGTCTCCAGGCGCCGGACAACGGTGACGGCAAGACGCGCCCTGAGATCGTGTGGCAGGAGCCGTGGTCCACCAACGATCTGCGGATGTGGGTGCGGCACGAAGGCGGCTATACCAATGCTGGGATCGATTCGCACATCCGTCCTACGGCCGGGGACGGCGGCGAGATGGGGCGCACGTCCACCGATCTGGAATCCAACTCCGGAACCGCTGCGAGTAGGTGGACGTTCTGCGTGGCAAGCGACGGGTCCTACATCGCCTACAGCTCCACCAGGAACAACGCATCCGCCATGTCTGCCTTCGTGCGTTGCATGGACGTGGAGGAGCTCGACCTGTATCCCTACGCTTGCTTCCACCGGAGTTCCTACAACTACCAGATGATCGATATTTGGCAGTTTTCCTACCAGAACGGCAACGCGAGCATCATGGCGTACCACCCGACAGCGGGGGACATTTGGGGCAACAACGGGGCCAGTGCGGACGGGTACGGGATCGCCAAGCTCTACTGCGGAGGTGGCGATATTCGGCCTGGCATAGATCCAGTGACCGGTGAGCCGACGATGTACGGAATGCACGTCATGAGCTGGGGATCTTATGGTCACGTGAAAGGGCGCCTTCCGGATATGTTCTACTCTGGGATGGCCAACAACGACCGGGTGAACAGCGGCGAGTATATCCAGTGCGGCCACCTGATGCTGCCATGGGGTTCTGATTCGGAGGTTGTGGTCCCATGACCGTTTGGAACATCTACCGGAACGACATTCCGTACACCGGCGGCAGCTACGATCCACGCGGGCGAAACGCCTGGTATCAGATCAAGGAGCGCCTGGTAGAAAACGGGTGGACTATTCTCGGCACCGGGAATGGCAGCTCGAGCTTCGATGTGTCCGGAGGAGATCTCTGGACTTCGGCTGGCGCCATGTCCGGAGGGTGCTGGCTTTGGATCAAGAACATCGAAGATGTGGAGTGCGTGCTCTGGTATCAGGACATTTACAACTGGTGGCTGTGGGCCAGCTTTGACGGATTCAACACCACTGGTGTGAGCGCCTCTAGCCCGCCCGGCAATTCGAGTCCACCGGCAGACCTGTGCAACCCCGGTGCAGACGGAAACAATGATCTCGCGCCTTACGTGGATTGCTACGCTACCCTCCTGGTGAACGAGACTTCGTTCCTGACGTTTGGGCGCACGGGCAACAACTATCGCGGTGTGCCGTCCATGTGCTTCGTGAAGCTGGACGTGCGAGACCAGACGGATCCATATCCGTATTGGTTTCGCGTGTGGGGGTACAACAGCTACAGCTCGAGCAACAAGGCTTGGCTGTCAGTGCGGATGGAGGACACGCGAGGTAACAACAGGGGGCGACACCCTGGCGGGAACGTGTACCAATACAGTGCGGCAAAGTACCAAACCCCGCGGAGCGCCATGATGGACACGATGCCAGATGATCCGGTTACCGGTGACCCTGTGCTCCACAACGTGTGGATCTGTTGTTTCGACAATCAGCACGTGCGCGGGAAGATCCCAGACGTGTATCGCGTGAGCGAGCTCAAGGCAGACGGGACGCATCTGCACGATGATGCGTTTGTAGTGTGCTCGGACTACTGTTTTCCGTGGGAGTCCACGGACACCCTGTGGGGGACATAGGATATGGCCGATTACACTGCTACGCCGTTCGCCCCAGGGTTCTACGATCCGTTCATCCCCCCGGACCCGATTCCGGACCCGACCGTGATCAATGTGGTGGTCTGCGATGTGGGCCGGGACGAGCTAATCAAGCTCCGCGGTGGCCTCGGTGGATCCCAAGTGGGCTACTTCAAGTTTGGCTGTGGTGGCTGGGCTCCAGGCGCAGAGCTCGCTGAGCAAGCTGGCATCAGCACGGGGAGCGCCACGGTGCTCGGCCAGACCACCAAGTACGTTGTGGCCCCTGGAACAGTGTCCGTGACGGTGGACGGCCAGACCGTAACTGATGATGGAGCTGGGAACCTGGTGGGGACCGGCGCCAGTGGCACGATCAACTACCTGAGCGGTGCCTTCACCATCACGTTCACTACGCCCCCGGCGGGGGCCCAGCCGGTGATGGCCACCTACCGGACCGGGGGCACCGAATCGGACTACCTGATGCAAGACGGTGCCATCGGCAACGGGGGCACCGGGCCGTACACTGGGACCCTGATCGGTGTGCCCGTGGTGCCCGGCTCCGCGGTGTTCTGGGATTGCTTCTCCCAGTACCTGATGGACAATGGCTCTGGCGTCCTGGTGGACCCGTCTGGCGGTGGGGGCTCCGGCACCATCGACTACGAGACCGGCGACTTCTCGGTGACGTTTGGATCCATCGTGGAGAACCTGTGCCCGATCCGCGTCACCCATCGCTACTGGCGGCGCCCATGGCAGCCGAACGCCGGCCAGACAGATCTGGACGCGGTGGACAAGGGGCTGTTCACGATCCGCAAGGACTTGGAGCTCACGGACACGGTGTACCAGGGCGCTGGGACGCGCACCGTGCGTGTTACATGCGAGCTCGAGGCGGCCGAAGGGAACGATGACGGATCTGGAGCCGCTCCGGTGTACTATGAAGGTGGGATCTACACGTCCGACGACGTGCTGGTGATGTACTTCACCTGGCCCGGAATCAAAAAGACCAGCGCGGCGGCCCTGACCCGCGTGATTGACTTGGTGGTGTGACCATGGCGTTTCCGCAGTCCCTGAGCATCGTAGCAGACAACCTCAAGGCCCGATTCGAGGAGCCCTATGTGAGCGCGGCGATCAACCGCATGGGCTCCGGGCTTCCTCGAGGGATCTACCGCGGGTTCACCGTGGAGCAGATGGACACCCCCGGGGCCGGGGTGAAGATCTCTCCTGCGAGCGGCCGGGACAGCTTCGCGCTGCACGAAGATCTGGCCAACGGATACAAGCTGGCGATCCGATTCGATGCAGCCTTCGATTTCGAGTTTGAATTCGATGCCAGTGCGGCCTCCTTGGACCTGTACCTTTGGCTGGACGCCACCTACCAGGTGAGCTCCACGGTCACGGGCTACGTGCGCGTGGGCGAGATCGGGGACCTTGGGGCCAACTCCATCCCGTTCGCCAAGCTCGAGATCCCCCTGGGGGCCACCACCATCCTGACCAGCTACGTGAGCCAGCTTGACAGCATGGCCAACACGCTCGAGCCCGTGCCGAGCACCACCTACCAGAACCCCTACGGGTTCATGAATCAGGATGCGTGGGACCGGCTTCCGGACCAGGACCAGAAAGACGCAATGGACGCGGCGAGCTCCCCGAGCTCGAGCAATCCGTTCGCCACCATCAGCGCCACCGAAGCCCGGGTGTTCGCCAAGAAGACCACCCAGGTGGTGACCGTGACCCCTCCGGTGGCCAGCTTCCAGCTCCTGGGCACCTGGTACATCGGGAAGGGCGCGGTCGGTACGGCCAAGAAGTGGTTTGAGCTGTTTCGTGCCAGTGGCGGCGAGGCGCTCGAGGAGGGGCTCCGCGACTACTACACGTGGGAGCAGATTCAGATCTCCGGGATCTATGACAGCACCAACACATCACAGCTCATCCCGAGCTCGGACGCGGACGCGGATGGATTCTACGAAAACCCATTCATTCGCATGAGCCCCACCGTTGAGGTGTGGACTGAGGTGGCAGTCAAGGCCGGTGCCAAGTCTACCTTCGGTTCGTTGGACGTGCAGGAGTACACCAAGGGAGTCCTGGGTGTACGCGAGGGGATGAGCGCCGTCACCAGCGAGTTCATCAGGGAGCACGCTCCAAGCGTGCTGGTGGTGAGCGAAGTGAGCGGACAGCGCACGGATTTCTCCGGCTCATCTTCCCTAGCGAGCGCCATTTCGTGGCTCGAGAGCGAGAATATCAATGGCACGATCTACGTGCGTGACCCTGGAAGCATCGCCTCTACTGGCCAGTGGTTTTCCGGCACCATTGCGATTACCCAGAAGATCAAGATCGTTTTCGAGGAGGGGGCAACGTGTCGGGTCTTCTCTCCGCTATCCACCCCCATCTTCCAGCTCGCCGGAAGCTACGCGAGCCTGGAGCTGGTGAACGCCAGCGTCACCAGTACCACCAGTGGGTACGTGTTCATCGACTCCAAAACGAATGGCGGTGACGTGCGCTTGGTGAATACCCGGATGGGTGAGGCGTGCGAGTTCGGTGATGGCATGGTGGAGTTCCTGGACTGCGTGTTCCTGGACGATGCCCATGTGGAGTTCGTTGGCTCATACGGCCGCGTGGTGAACACCCGTTTCGCCGGCCAGGTGATTTGTGACGATGTGGGGAGGGCGCTGGTTCAGGGGAGCGGATACGCGGACCGCCTGATGTTCCAGACGTGCAGCTTCATCCCGAATGCGGTTGCCGGGCTCACGGACGAGTACGCCTTGGTGATTACTGGGAGCACCGAGAACCATGCCTATGTGGTGTTTCGGGACTGCGAGATCGATCCGGCTGTCACCAACTCCGGGGAAGGGGGAGGCGTCTGGATCGATGAGGATGCAGAGACCGGGGACATTTTGTTTGAGGATTGCAGGATTGCCCAAAAAGACAGTGGATCCATCTTCCCGTCGTGCCTCTACGTGGAGACCAACCTGGCGGAGGGGATCACCCTGACGCTGGACAAGGTGTCCTTTGTCCACCGTGGGATCAACTACGGTGTGTTCATCGGCCAGCGCGGAAGTGGTGGCGGCTACGGCCGGCTCACGGTACGAGACTGCAAGCTCAAGTACGATCACCCTGTCAACACCAACATCGGGGTGGCCCTGTTCGCCATTACTGGCGCTGGCCAGAAGATGCTGGTGGACGTTCACGGCCTCGAGATCGACATGGGCGAGGGCGAGCCCAACTTCGTTGCGGGGAGCGATGCTCTGCGAGGGGTATTTTGCCTGGACTGCACGGCCGGTTCTCAGGAGCACGTCCTGGAGGACATTGTGTTCAAGAATGTCGGCTACGGCCGTACCTTCGATCACGATGACAACTGCCTGTTGAACGTGAGCGACGTGAGCGGCGCGGAGGCCAGCGTCAAGATCGTCCGGCCGGCCATCGTTAATTACAGCTCCACGGTGGGGGGCACCGCGTTCGGACTCACAGCCATTCGGCTGCGGAACGTGGAACAGCGCGGCCAGGTGGACATTGTGGCGGCGAACCTTCCCGGCCCAGACCCGCAAGTGGCCACCGAGTCCTATAAGGGGGTCTACATCACCAACAGTGCCACCTACGGCTCGGTGAACATCATCGGCGGCTCCATCAAAAACTGGCAGACGAATGACGTTCACTGCGATGCGTTCTGCCGCTTGGTGATCGATGGGATGCACCATGTCAGCGTGGGGTCTGACCGGCACAAGTCTGGCCAACTGAATGCGCGGATCCGGGTGGACGACATTCTGAGCCTGGTGGTGGCCAACTGCGTTTACGAGGATCAGATGGGGAGCTCGAGTGCAGACCAGCGGGTGTGGCTCGGGATCGATTACCTGAGCGACTATCCCAACGGCGGCCCCTACGGGGTGAGCGTGACTGGGAATTCGGTGGCCATGGTTGGAACATCGCCCAACTTCGGCCGGGCGCTCTGGGTCAACACAATGGTGGTGAGCTTCCCGGATGCTTGTGTCATGAGCAACTCCGGCCAGGGACGAGCTCGGTATCCGGGCGGAGGGAGCACGAATCGGATCGTGGGCCTGAGTGGAAACAATCTCACCAGGAGCACTACCTTCAACTTCAACACTTGGGACCTGGAGGAGGTGTAGGCCATGGCCGGTCTGCTTTCGCTGGTGGGGAGCTGGATGGGGGGGCAAAAAACAGGGTTCATACAGAGCTCCGGGGCGAACGTCTATCTATTGCCGTGTACCCCCGAGGGGAACATCGACACCACGTGGCTCCGTGCGTTCCAGTTCTGGCCCCCGTCGATTGCGGACAACTACTCCCCCAATTGGAGCAACAAGACGATCCCGGGTGGCTCGGTGCCCCTGTACCAGTTCATCGCCATGGGGGAGCACACCATCAGCTTCACAGCTACATTCGCCCGAGACCTGGCGGGGGAGTTCGGGCCGGCCCCCGGGCAACTCACCGAGAACAAGCACGACGTGGACATTGAAGCGGCTATCGCCTACCTGCGAAGCCTGAGCACCCCGACCTATGACACCAAGAAGCAGTTTGTCCTGCCCCCGCCGCTGATCTACCTGACCATCCCCTACAACGCCATCGCTCCGAGCGAGGGGATCGCAGACGAGATGCTCTGCATCATGACCCAGTGCGACGTGGAGCGGAAGCGGTGGTTCCCTGATGGGACCACCCGGCTGGCGGAGGCGACCCTGCAATTCAATGAGGTGGCCCAGAGGCCGAAGGCCACCCAGTGGTACGGCCGGACCCAGTGGCAAAAGGTGGCCAAGAATTACAAGTGGCAGGGCCAGAAGCCGTGACCTGCCATCGGAGACCCTCAAGACTCTTCTCTTCTAAGAGGGGAGATAGGGTATAGAGAAACAGAAGCAACAGGTGTGCCAAGATGAGAAGCCAACCAGATGATGATGCGAGCGCAGTCCCCGTGGAGACCGTCCAGGGCGAGGACAATTTCGTTCTGGTGACAACTCCTGTAAGATATAGGCAGCTCTCCGATGCAGCGGTTCGCCTCGGGATGAGTGTTCAGGACTTTGTGGGACACACGCTCGAGAGCGCAGTACAGGCCGTAGCCGAAGGGCGGCGGCCATGGGAAAGGACGTGAGACAATGCGACGATCCATGATGACCCTGGCCTTCCTGGCCCTCCTCCTGGTGGGCGCCACCCCCTCGAGCTCCCAGCCGGCCGCCCGGCCGGCGCCCCGCGCCACGGCTCCGGCTCCGGCTCCGGCAATGACGGTTGCTCCCGCTGCCATGACCGTGCCCGTGCCCGCGATGGCAGCCATGGCGCCCAAGGTGGCCCCCGTGGCTCCAGCGGCGGCAGCTCCGTCCGCCGGCGCCCCTGTGATGGCCCCAGCGTCCACGAGCGCCCCTGTGGCAGCCATGGGGGCACCCATGGCCACCGAGGCCCCTGTGATGGCTCCAGCGCCAGTCAGTGCCCAACCAGCGGCCATGGCGGCCCAGGACAAGCCCAAGGTGAGCGGATGGGACAAGGCGGACAAGTGGATCGGGCTGATCGTCAAGATTCTGATCGGGCTCCTGAGCATCATCGGGGCCATCCTGGGCGTCGTGAAAGGCCAGGACTGGCGTGCCAAGCTCAAGACGGAACGCTGGCAGAAGATCCTCGGGTACGTGGACCAGGCATTCCCCGTGGTGGAGTCGCTGGCCAAGGGCACCTCCTGGAAGGGCGACGACAAGCTGGTGGAGCTCCTGAAGCGCGTGAACGATTGGCTCAAGGGCGAGGGCGCCCAGGGGCTCTCCGCAGAGGAGATGGCCCTGGTGAAGCGGGAAGCGGCCGACAAGGCGGCGAAGCTCAAGACGGACAACGGCGCCGCGGACAAGGTGGACGCCAAGGCCGTGACCCGGAACGGGTAACACCATGGCCCGCTTCAAAGCGTGGATCCGAAAGTGGTGGTGGGTCCTGGTGCTGGTGCTGGTGACAGTGGGCGGACTTGTCCTGTATTTACTCTTACGAAAAAGCCCCAAACCGGCTCCGGCCGAGACCTTCACAGTGAAAGCTCGCAAGGAGATCCTGAAAGCCGAAACAGACGCCACCATCGAACGCGCCAAAGTGGAAGCCAGGAGCTCCGTGGAGCGAGCCAAGCTCGAAGAGATCGGGAAGGTCGAGGACGATTTTGCTCGCCGCAAACGGCTGGCCGATTACCTGGACGAGGTGCTGTAGCGAGGGGACGCGATGGCAAACGGTAAGCGTCATGAACCAGTGGATCGGTCCGATAGTGACAGCCGGAGGAGCTCTGCTTTCCGCTATCTTCGCTCTCATCGCCTGGGTAGCTCTGAGGGAGATCCGCCGAAAGGACAAGGAGATAGAGGATCTCCAGACGGACATGGAGGAGCTCCTCAAAATAGTCGTGATACTGGAGAACTTAGAAAAATCCTGCGAGCGCGAACGGAACGAGAGGAGAACGGTGGAGGAGCAGCTCTGGAGCAAGATCAACAGGCTGGTGGCGCAGATCTCGGCCCAGGCTACTACCATCTCGGAGCATCAGAGATCGTGTCGGAGCGTCTACATGACCCAGACAGAACACGACCGCCTGGAAGCTCTCCGGGACAAGGTGGAGGACGCGAAAGCGATCACGGATGCCCGGCTGGATGCCAAGGTGGAGAATGTGATTCAGACCCTGAATTTCCTCCTCCAGCGGAATGGGATGAGCAGGAGATAACCGGCGTGATCGATCTGGCCGAGTCAGTCTCACCGGTGGTGGCAAAGCAGATTCGTCAAGACCGCGAGACCACCAAGCGGCGCCAGGCGTTCGTGGAGCGCATGGACACGCTCCTGGCGAAACTCCACGCACTCACGGTATGATGCGGCCCGATGCGCCAACGAAACACCGTAGCGTCAACGGCCGGCTCCATCGTCCGCGGCTCCTGCACCGCGGCGGAATCGGTCGGGGATCCGGTCTACCTCACAGGTGACCCCTCCGGCTACGTGTACCCGGTCGAAAAGGCAGAAGCGTGGGACGAGGACAAGATGCCAGCGTTTGGCATCGTGATCCGAAAGCTGTCCGATACCGTCTGCTTGGTGCAAACCGATGGAATCCTTCCTCACGGGATCCTGTCCGGCCTTCAGAGGGGCCACGGCTACATGGTGGGGGGCACCGGGGGCCTCGAGGCGGCCCCGCCAGTGGTTGGCCCCAACGGCTACTCCTGGATCCAATTCATGGGCCGGTCCCTGGGTGACGACCGGTTCCAGGTGCGCCCGGACACCCTTATCACCATCAGACGTTCCTGATAGTGTTGTTTCGGTCATGGGTTACGGGTACAATGATGCCCGAGATCCAAATCAAGATTCGAATCCCAGCAAAGGGAAACCCGATTGGAGGCGAAGATGACGACGAAAGCATCGAAATCCACCCGTTCCAAAAAGGCTCCGGCCAAGAAGCGCACCACGAAGCGCAAGGCAGCGGCCAAGAAAAAGGCCGCCAAGGCCAAGGTGAAGCCCGCGCCCGAGCCCGCGGACAAGGATGAGCCCCATCCGCTCGCTGAGATCACACTCGAGGAGCGTGACTGGCTCATGAGCAAGTTCATGGTGGAGCGAGTCAGCGGCACCCAGGCGAAGCTCACGGCGGCCAAGCAGCAGCTCGAGATCCTCATGAGGGATCACATCGCTCAAAAGGCTGCCCAGAAAGCCCAGATCAACACCGCGGAGGCGGAGGTTCGCCAGGCGGACAACGAGATGAAGGTGTTTTTGGGGGAACTCGAGCACAAGCTCGGGATCAACCTTCAGAATTACACCTGGCAGTCGGACGGCAAGATCATCTACATGGGTGACCTGGAAGAGATCGGCAATCAACAGCCGTCTCAACAGGCCAGCCAGCCCAAGAAAACCGAATCACCCGAACCTGGATCTGAGGATGAGGCGGAAGCTGAATTCCTGAACAGTCGGGTGGTCTAACCATCTTCTGGACAGGAGCACCGAGACATGGCCCAAGTCAGATTTTTCAAGCTGGATCCGAGCAACGGATTCCACGATCAGCACGACCCCACGGCGGACGAGCTCACCCTCGCCGGCATTGTGATGAATGGCGACATTGCCATGGGATCGAACGAGGTGACCGGCCTACCGGGGACGCCCAGCGGCGACACGGCGGCGGCCTCGAAAGCCTACGTGGACAGCGTGGCGGCGGGGCTGGCGTGGAAGGAACCGGCGGCGGTGCTCAAGATCAAGGATGACTCCGACCAGAGCGGAGTGGATCCGACCGCTGGTGCGACCGGCGAGGCGTGGCTGGTGAACAACTGGTCCACCCAGACGGATGGCGACATTGTGGAGTGGGACGGCTCCCAGTGGAACGTGGTGGTGGCCAACTCCGGCGGCGAGCCCCCGGACGGCACCCGGGTGGTGGTGATCGACACCGGCGCGGCTGGATCGTTCACCGGCGAAGAGAACAACATCGGCACCTACGATGCTACCGGGAACACCTGGAGCTTCGATACTGCCACGGACGGCTGGGCGGTGCTGATCAACGGTGAGCTGTCCGTCTACGAGAACAAGGCGTTCGTCTACGATACCAACGCCTGGATCCAGTTCTCCGGCGGCAACTTCACGGCCGGCACCGGCCTGGACCTGACCGGCAACGTGCTGTCCGTCAACTTCGGTGACGGTATCACCGAGCTCCCCACGGACAGCGTGGGCATCGACCTGGCCACCACGCCGGGCCTCGAGCTCACCGGCGTCTCGCCGGACAAGCAGCTCCGCGTCCTGGTGGACGGTGCCCACGGCCTGGTGCTCGGTGCCAGCGGCGTGGAGCTCGAGCTGGACGACACCCCGGACACCCTGGACGTGGACGGCGACGGGCTCAAGGTGGTCGGTCTGCCGAGCCTGTTCAAGATCAACGATGTGGCCGTGTCGGCCAACGTGACGGCGGCCAACCTGAACACCCTCACGGCGGGCCCCACCTCCAACGCGGACTCGCTGCACACGCACACCATCTCCGCCGTGGCCAGCGCCAAAAAGGTGCTCGACACCCACCTCAACAACGCAGCCGTCACCAGCGGCCGAGCAGTCCGCTGGAGTGCGGTCAACAACGAGATCCAGCACGCGGACAACGCGCCCATCGCCACCCCGGCCAATTCCCGGGCCATCGGCGTGGCCCAGACGGGTGGCGCAGCCAACCCCGGCACCAGCGACGTGGTGAAGCATGGGATCTGCACCGGGTGCTTGAGCGGCGCCACGGTCAACACGCCCTACTTCCTGGGCACGGCCGGCGCCCTGGTGACCTTCGGCAGCATCCCCACCCCGGGCCGCGTGGTCCGCATGGGCTTCGCTGCCAACGGGTCCGACCTGGACGTGCAGGTGACGGACCTGGGCACCAAGCGCGTATAGCGCAACCTGGAGCCGGGCAGCGATAGGGCTGCCCGGCCCTCCAGATTGGAGGCCGCAGATGGGCACTGATGGCGATGCGGTACTCCCTGTAAAGTGGGAAAGTCCTAGCAGCGGAGGCACCGAGACCGACTACACCCCCGGGGAGGTGAACCCCTGGGAAGATGTGCTCGCTGCCCGCGGAATCTATCCCCAGCGACCATCCCCTGATTCCACCATCCGCAAGACGGTCAAGCTATCCCAGGACGGCGCGGACCGGATGACCTTCGAGGACGCGGAGAACACTACACCTCTGACTCTCACTGATTTGGCCACAGGTGGGGGTGGACTCACGCCGGCAACGCATCGTGTACTGGATCAACTCGTCCACGATGTGGCAGAGGACTACTACCTGGAAAACACGTGGAGCGGTGCCCGGCTCACGAATATGACGTACTGGACGGATGCTACCAAGACGGTCAGGGTCCGCGAGCACCAATACACGTACACGGGCAGTCGGGTGACCCAAGAGGTGATCATTCAGTATGATGGGAGTGGTGTCGCTGTGGAGACGTTGACGATCACGAACACCTGGAGCGGCGGCAAGCTGGCCAGCCAGACGGCGGTGCTTACATGAGCGGAGCAACGATTGTCGTCATTGACGAAAGCAGCCCCCGGAACATCCTGGGGACCTACGAGTGGGACAGGAGCGGCGGCGGAGTGCTGATTGCCCCGGCCGTGAGCGCCCTACCCAGCCCCGCAGAGCCCGGGGAGATCGTCTGGCTAAAGACCGACAACAAGCTGTACCGTCGAAACGACTTGGACACGGCTTGGGATGCACTGGAGTCGGCTGTCGCATTGCACGGAAGCACCCATGAGGAAGGGGGTGCCGACGAAATCAACGTGGCCGGGCTCTCCGGTGTCCTGGCCGACGACCAGCCTGCCCAAACTCACGCCCTTGGCGGCTCGAAGCACAGCGCAGACACCTTGGCCAACCTGAACAGCAAGGTGTCTGACGCCACCCTGGACGACGCAAGTGACCCACGCGACCCGAACGCACATGCGGTAACCCATGAGAACGGCGGCTCTGATGAAATCAACGTCGCCGGGTTGTCCGGGACACTGGCCGACCCGCAGACACCATCGGGCCACGGCTCGACCCACCAGGATGGCGGCTCGGATGAAATCAGCGTGGCCGGCCTGTCCGGTGTGCTCGCAGACGGACAGGACGCAGCACAGATCCAAGGCCGGGATGTGGCAGCCACGGCACCATCGGCAGACCAGGTGCTCGCGTGGAGCGGCAGTCAGTGGGAGCCAGCGGACCAGCAGGGCGGCGTGTTCGGCACGGAGTTGGATTACGCCAACGATGACACGGTATCGCAGACCACCAGCACGTCATGGCAGCAGAAGCTACGGCTGTCGGTGACGGGCCTGCCTGCTGGGACATACCGGATCGCGTTCTACTACAACTGGCAGTACAGCGTGGCATTCCGTGACTTCCAGGGGCGTGTGCAACTGGACGACACCACGAACTTGTTCCTGCATCAGCAGGAGCCGAAGGATCCGGGCACCGATCAGGTCTACGTCGAGTCTGGGTTCATCCATGTGGCGCTGAACGGCGACCACGACATTGACATTGACTACCGCGCATCGCAGGCCGGCGATACGGCCTACATCGCGTTTGCTCGGTTGGAAATCTGGAGAGTCAGCTAATGGCGGAGACCAAGTACAGCTACAGCGTCAGCGAAGACTTCCCGAACGGGAAGGTTGCGCCCGACCGGCTCACCCAGGAGATTCAGGCGAGCACCATCACGGTCGCCTTGGACTGCATCAACGTCAACGGTGACAACTGCGACGTTTGGTTCAAAGCAGAGCTTTCGGCCGGAGAGCATACGACGCTGGATGGCGTGGTGGCGGCCCACAGCGGTGAGCCGATCCCGAATCCAACGGCGCAACTCGACTCACAGAACCGCACAGTCACAGTGAAGGAGCCACAGCACGATGGAGAGGCGCGTCTGATCGTGACGCACCTGTGGACCGACCCATGTACCTGGTATGGGGACAGCGAGCGGGTGGAAGGTGGAGATCTCACCGACTCCGGCGATGGGCTCACGTTCACCAGTGGCAAGGAGCATTGGATTGACCTGACACACGGGCGCGTGTTCCGTGAGGACCGTGTGAGCGCACCATATCTGGTCAAGGTCTACGTGGATGGCGTGGAGAAAGCCGAGCGTCCACCGTTCAAGGACGAGGGGGGCGACTACACGATCAACTACGAAGACGGCACCGTGACGTTCGCGGAGTCGCAGGCAGGCAAGACGATCACGGCCGACTACAGCTACGAAAACGGTTCTACGTTCTACATGCAGCCGAACGAAGGCAAGAAGCTATGGATCGAGAAGTCGGAAGCGCAGTTCACCACCGACATTACGATGAACGATACCTTCCAGTACCAGCCGGCCGTGATCGGCGGCCCCACGGTTGGGCTTGGCCACATCTACAAGAAGTGGTTTGACTTGGTTCAGGAGGCAAACGGGGTGTATCCGATCACGCCAGCACTAGGCGGAGCAAAGCGGGGCCTGGAGCACGACGTGGTGAACATCCCATTCGACTTTGGCCCGGTGCGGGAGTTGATCGATGGGCAGGGCATCGAGATCCGCATTTGGCTGGAGGAGCACAACGCCTTCGATGGTGAGGTGGTATCGGTCACATTCTACTGCATGGAATACGACAAGTGATTTTACCCGGGGCAACCGACTGGTTGCTCGACGCTCTATGGAGGCTTCTCATGAGCACCAGCTACGATTACAGCATCAGCGGCGACTTCCCGAACGGGCAAGTGAACCCGTCCGTTTTGTACGCAGAGATCAACGCCGAATCAGCTATCACGGTCCCATTGGAGGCGATCAACGTAAACGGCGACGTGTGCAGTGTCGTCTTCGAGGGTCCGTTGTCCCCCACAGAAAAAACCGCACTGGACGACCTGGTTGCCAATCACACTGGTGAGGAAACCACGAGCGATGTGCAGTACGCCTATTCGGAAAACGAGCAGGGCACCACCGGGCAGACCTGGATGGAGAAGCTGGAGCTTCAGTCCGACCCGCTGGGTGGCGGCGAGTACCTGGTGACGTGGTACTGCGAGATCAAGCTCCTAAGCGGCACCCCGAACACGGGTGCCTTTGCCCAGTTCACCCTGAACGGCACAGAGCGCGGCGCCGACGTGAATGACCTGAATCAGTGGAAGGCGTTCAGTGGTTCGGCCATCGCCCCGTTCCCCGCCGGTGGTGAGCCGGTGCTGGCCATCAACTGGCGCCGCTTAGGTGGCTCTGATGAGGCCCTCATCAGGCGGGCGCGCTTGTCCATCAGTCCAGTCGAGAAAGGGAATGGCGAATAGGACACCCTCTTGACTCTTATTCCCCTACAAGGGGAGATAAGGTTAATTAAGAAGAAGCAATGAGCGTGCCAATCTCGGAAGACCAACGGACCTGGGTGATCTTGAGCACCACCGAGACCTTCCTGGGAAGGGCCATCAGGTGGTTCACACGCGCGCCAAGGGGCGCGAGCCATGCCTCGGTGAGCTACTACTCCGGCAAGCTGGGCCAGCGCCTGGTACTCGAGGCCAGCGCCTACGGATACCGGGTACTCCCTTGGGCGAAGTGGAAGAACATGGACCCCGGCAAGCGCGTGTGGGTGTACGCGGAGGCGCGCATCAGTCTCCTGAAGGGGCTCCAGCACGTGGCGGCCGAGCTCGGGCGCCCCTACGATTACAAGCTGATGCTCTGGCACGCCCTTCGGTTCTGGTTCAAGCGATGGCTCAAGAAGCCGTGGCGCAACCCAAGGCGGTGGGCGTGCCAGGAGGCGACAATCATCATGCTCCAGGCGTCTGGCGTGGGTGGATCTTTCCGCGTTGACCCCGAGGCCACAACACCTGAGCAGCTCCGCGTGTGGCTGTCCGGCTGCCCGGAGCTCGAGCAGATTGAGGTGCCCCTGTGACTTCCACCGTGATTCTCCTGGCGATGATCGGCACCATGTGGGGCATCATCGCCGGCTACCGCGCCTACTTCAATCGGCGCAAGCGGCGCCAGGTGGCCACGAACTCTGGCCGAGAGACCCAGGAGCTCCAGGCCATGGTGGACGCCTTCAAGGGTTCTCATGCAGTCTCCAGGGGCTGGATGATGGGCCTGATGGCAGCCGGCGTAGCTGTGGCAACGGCTCTGGGGGCGCTGTTCATCAGCCTGATGGCTGGTGAGCCGGGTGGCTCCACCAAGACGATGCCACAGCGTGCTTCTGGGATGAGCGCCGCCATGAACGCCATGCGGCCAGAGGCCATGGACGCCATGCGGCCACCAGAGCGGCGACACCGGCGCCGGATGCAGGTGGTGATCGTGATCACCGATGACGGGGTGGAACCCATCGACAACCCCATGGACCGCTGTGAGCCAGGCAAGGTGGTTCACGTCACCAAGGACGGCGTGAAGTGCCTCAAGCTCGGGTCCAAGGAGGCGAGAGCGGTGCTCGAGGAAGGCAACAAGCCGATCACGGACGTTGTGAAGCTCCGCGAGGACGTGATGCGCGTTGCCCCCATGCGGCCCCAGGTGATGCGCCAAGGTTTCGCGCCAGGCGTTGGGAACGTGGGCAAGGACGTAGCGAAGCGTAAGGGCAAGGGCGTCTGGCAGAAGTACGCGGAGATTGTCTATTTCCTCACCACGTTCCTCGGGGTGGTGCTCAGATTCATCTGGGATCACAACCTCGAGCGCCGCCGGTGCCAGGCGGCCGGACTCGCCACAGAGCGGTTCAACTTCATGAACCTGGTGGTGGGCTTTTTCATCGGCGTGGCCGTTCATCTTCTCATGTCCAAGGCCATGGGCGTGGGCTATGAAACGGCCACCTTTCAAAACGTGCTCCTCGCATCGTACAATGGGTTCCTGTGGCCGAGCATTCTCAAGGACGTGAGCGAGTTCCGCGGGTTGCGGAAGTCCGATGGCGCGGTGGCATGAACCATGAGCAGAGAGCTACCTGTCAACGTAGGAGTCATTGACCAGTTCCCCGTCTGGGAACCGGACGGCTCCGGGCAGAAGCACAGCGGGCTCACCATCGGGGACTTCGCCGTCACCATCTTCCACGATGGGGTGGAGCAGACCGGCTACGTCTACGGGATCGCGGAGATCGATAACCTGGGCGAGTACCGAATCTCCTGGACGCCCAACGCCACCGGCTTCTGGTTGGTGGAGGTGCTCATCGACTACAACCTTCAGGTCTGGTACGAGGAGTACGATGTGGTGGACGCCTCGCAGAGCGAGATCTACCAGATGGTGGCTCGCGCCCTGGGCCTGGTCCACGAAAACATCTTCATCGACACCACCAGCTACGATGCGGATGGTCAGCTTGTAGCGGCCCGCGTGCGCCTCTTCGAGTCCAAGGCAGACGTGGAGCTCGCCACCGATGGCGGCCAGCCCCCGCCGGCCGGCACGGACCCAGAGCACCTGGCGGAGTACACCATCGGGATCACCTGGGAAGGCACCAACCGGTACAAGGTGTTCAAACAGGTGCTCGAGCCATGATCGCCTTCATCGCCCAGACCGGTCTACTCGAGCTCCTCGCCGTGTGCGTGGTAGTCGGGATTTCCCTGTCCACCCTCGGGAAGATTTGGCCCCAGGCGGCCATCACCAGGGAGCAGTTCACGGAGCTCGACACGGACGTGGAGGGGGTGAGCGAGCTCCAGGTGGAAATGGTGGAGGTGGAGCCGGAGACCATGCAGGTGCAGCTCGAGGACATTGGCGAGATCACCGTGGAGGTGGAAGTGCTCGACACCGAGACCGGCGTGGTGGTGAAGGACTCTGGTATTACCGTGAAAATGGAGTGTGACTGATGGCTGACTCCCCGTTCTTCCAGCCCGATTGCGTGTGCTCGGATGTGATCAACCTCTACAAGAACCGGGATCGCACCATCCGGTTCACCATCACCAATGACGATGTGGGTGATATTACGGGCGCCTTGATCTGGTTCTCTGTGAAAAAAGAGGTGACCGACACCGACAGCGAGGCGGTGATCACCAAGAAGTCCGCTGGCATCACTGGTGGCGACGATTCCCAAGCCAAGGTGGTGGACGGCGTGGCCAGGATCATCGAAGTCTACATCCTGCCAGCGGACACCGTGGACCTGGACGCTGGCGGCTACGTGTCGGACGCAGTGATCCAGCTCCCCACCGGGCGGAAGCTCCAGCTCAAGGACCCCTTCCGGTTCAACGTCCAGCAACCGGCCACCCTCGCGGAGACCCCATGAGCCAGATCCTCACCGAAGCGGAGCTTGAGCTCGCCCTGGCGGCCCAACAGGCCCAGCTAGAGGCCAAGGTGGCCCTCGCGGACCATGAGGTGGCCTACCAGGGCACCAAGGCCGAGCTAGTGGACCGGGTGAAGGCTACTACTGAGGCGCGCCAGCACGCCCTGGCGGCCATCCTACAGGCCCGTGGGCTTGACCCCCGCGAGTGGACGATCAACGTCGCTACGCAGGAGGTGGAGCCCGCTGGGGCGCCGTCCACGGGGCTCCTGGGTGGCCTGGGCGAGGTGCTACTGGAACAGGGCCAGGATCGGCCCTTTCGACCCCTGAGCTCCGAGGAGGAGCTCGAGCGCGGGCGCGGTGGCGCGGTGGCAGCGGTGCGCCTCACGCGACCTGGAAACGGAGGCCACGATGACAGGGACTGAACGGCGCGGGATCGCCTTGATCCTGGTGACCACGATGCTCACGATGGCCACCTTGGCGTGCGCCCCCCAGGTGCAGACGGCCAAGCGGGCGCCCATCTTCGAGAAAGCCCAGGAGCTATCCAAGCTCCCGGCCCGGGTGGAGAAGCCGGCCAAAAAGACCGGCACGGTGGTGGCTGTCCGCAAGGGTGACCAGGTGCCCTTCGATGGCATCCTACTCACCGAGGACCGGGCGAAAAAAGCGGCCCAGCTCCGAATTTCCTACGATGAGCTGTACGATATTGCGACGATCAACCGGCGCTTCACCGGTGTGGCTCTCCGGGCGGCAGATGAGCAGCTCGCGGCGGCCGACAAGGAGATCGCCAGGCTTCGCAAGGCCCAGGACTCCTGGTGGAACCGGCACAAGCTCACTGTGGGCATCGTGATCGGCACCATCCTCACGCTCGGACTCGGGGGCCTCGCGGTGTGGGGCGCCAGCGAGCTCAAGAAGTAGCAGCCTTTCCCTTACTTTCCCTTATCCCTCTTGTGTCGGGTGCCCTGGTAGGGTAATTGTAGAAGCTCGGGTGGTAGCGGCTGCCCGACAGCGGACGCGGGGGCGGTTCCTGCGATGCCTCGGTGGTCAGTTCGGTTGCCATGGCCCTCCCCCATCCCCGCGCCCAAGCCGCGAGGTGGCTCGCTCCCCTGTGATGGCTGCAAGGCTGGGCCGGAGGGCAGCTCGAGAAACCGGCCCCGGCGGAGGCATTGAATCCGCCGCTTTTCGCCCAGGAGGAGACGGTGTTGACAGTCAGATCTGGCCAAAGTACCCTGTCCGCAAAGCTGTGTTTCGTCACGGCTCCCTCGGACTGGTCGGGCAGCCCCCCAACACCCCCCCTGGCCAGTCCTTTTTTTGTCCAGCGACACGATTGGAGGTACGTGATGGGTCGCTCTGCGATTGAGTGGACGGACTACTCATGGAGCCCTGTGACCGGGTGTTCGATGGTCTCCACGGGGTGCCGTAACTGCTACGCGAAACGGATGGCCGAGCAGTTCCAGCGGGACGGCAAGGCGCGCTACAGGTACGGGTTCAAGCCGACGATCCACCCGGATGTGCTCGAGGAGCCGCTGGGGTGGAAAACGAGTCGGCTCATCTTCGTGTGCAGCATGAGCGATCTGTTCCACGAGGACGTTCCTTTCGAGTTCTTGGAGCGCGTGTTCGCCATCATGCGGCGGACCCCGCGGCACACCTACCAGGTGCTCACGAAGCGAGCGGAGCGGATGCGCGAGCTCGGCAACAAGATCGGCTGGCCGAGCAACATCTGGGCTGGCGTGACCGTGGAGCATCCCCGGTACGTGAAGCGGCGCATCCCCGAGCTCCTTGACACCGAGGCGCGGCTCCGATTCGTCTCCTTTGAGCCCCTGGTGGCCGAAATCGGCCCGTTCGATTTCACGGGCATCGACTGGGTGATCGTGGGTGGTGAACGGGGGAGCCGGGTGCGCCCCATGGACGAGGCATGGGCCCTGGACCTACTACGCCAGGCCCGCGCGGCCGGCGTGCCGTTCTTTTTCAAGCAACGCGGCGATGCGGCTGGGATCATGGGCTACCGGGACCAGCTCCTCGGGGGCAAGAAAATCCAGGAGCTCCCCGAGCAAGCTGGCAACCAACCCAGCCTGTTTGACCTGTGAGCCCTTTGTCTGCTACGTTGACGGGTGCGCGCCTGGAGGGGCGCTGGAAGGCTTGCCAGGCTCTCCGGTCTCCTCTGCGAGAAGCTCCCCGGCCAGGCATGAATCCCCGTCTGCAATAGCAGCGGGGATTCGACTTTTTGGAGGCCACGATGATTGAACGATTGGAATCCTCCCCCCTCTGGTGCGCGTGGGACGTGGTGTGCTGTGACGCTGTGACGTTCCTCCGCCAGCTCCCGGACGCCTCGGTGGACCTGGCGATCACGGACCCGCCCTACGAGTCCCTTGAGAAGCATCGCAAGAAAGGCACCACCACGCGCCTGAAGGTGTCCAAGGCGAGCTCCAACGCCTGGTTCAAGACGTTCCCCAACGCGCGGTTCCCAGAGCTCCTGGCAGAGCTCAGGCGCGTCCTGAAGCGCGACCGGCACTGCTACATCTTCGTGGACCAGGAGACCATGTTCGCCTTGCGCCCCGTGGCAGAGGCAGCCGGGTTCAAGTGGTGGAAGGCGCTGGTGTGGGACAAGGTGGCCATCGGGATGGGCTACCACTACCGGGCCCGCTTCGAGCACATCGCCTTCCTCGAGCTGGGCAGGCGCAAGCTCAACGATCTGGGCGTACCAGACGTTCTCCAGGTCAAGCGCGTCTGGCGGGGCATCCCCGCGGAGAAGCCCGTGGAGCTGATGGAGGTGCTGGTCCGACAGAGCACCAGGCCCGGTGAGCTGGTGGTGGACCCCTTCCTGGGCTCCGGGGCCTCGGGTCAGGCAGCCGTGAAGCTCGGGCGCCGGTTCCTTGGATCTGACCTGAATCCAGAATTAGTGCAAGAATCCACAGATCGGATTTGCGGCGCTTCTGCCATCCCCATGTAGTGTGCCTGGCGGACTGAAACCACTACATCTGGTAGTCGGTTTTTGACCATCTGGAAGTTTTCTTCTACATGGTCAGGAAGTTTTCTTCTACATGGTCAGGAAGTTTTCTTCTACATGGTCAGGAAGTTTTCTTCCTGACCTATATGGAAGTATATGCAGAGAAAAAGATGCAGAGAAGCAGAGCGGGGCTGGGCGCCCCGGCTGCCAGGTGCTCCGATGACAGCTCTCTGACGGCGGCTCACCTGGCACGAAAATTGACCACCGAGTTTTGGACTGAAAGAAGTTGACCGGCCGTTTCGCCCCGTGATATGCCTGGACTCCTGGCAAGCCTTTCTGACTCACGAGGAGAACCAAATGGCGAAGATCGAGCTGACGTTAAAGCGGACATACCGCCCCCACTGGGGGGTTCCGGAGGCAGTCCGGGAGTTCCTTCAAAATTGGTTGGACGGGGGAGACAAGGGGTTCACGAAGTCCATGCGCCGGGACGGCGACTGGTTGGTGCTCCGCAACGAAGAGGTGGTGCTTCCGCGTGAGGCGCTCCTCCTCGGGTTCACCACGAAGGCGACGGACGCGGATTCACGCGGCCAGTGGGGCGAGGGGCTCGACATGGGGCTCCTGGTGGCCACCCGGTCCGGGCTGGACGTGGTGGTCTACACGGGCGCGGAGCGGTGGGCCCCGAAGCTGGTCCAGAGCGCATCGTTCGCAGACGAGGTGCTCGCGGTGTTCACGCGCCAGGTGCGGGACCGCGCCGGCACGGAAGTCCACCTGCGGATCTCTGAGGAGGAATGGGCCGAGCTCCAGTGGCGCTTCCTCGAGCTCCAGCCGGCGGAGGAGACCACCCCGGGCAGCAGAGGCCAGATCATCTTCGATGCGGACAGGCGCGGGTGCGTGTACGTCAAGGGGATCTTCGTGTCCAAGATGGATGACCTACAGCACGGCTATGATTTCGAGCACGCGCATGTGGACCTGGATCGGATGCTGGTCAGTGGCTTCGATGTGCGCTGGGAGGCGGCCATGCTGTGGGAGACCGCCATCAGCCGGTCGCCCAGTCGCAACGGGCGCGCCGCGTGGGAAATGCTCAAGTCCGAGAAGCCGGACGTGGCCGGCCTCGGAAGTCGCCTACAGCGCAACCCCAACCCCCAGGTGGCCAGGGCCGTGGCGGAGGTGTTTAAGGCGGAGCATGGCGCGGACGCTCTCCCGGCAGCCGACGACCACCAGATGCAGAAGATCGAACATCTAGGTCGCAAGCCCGTGCGGGTGTCCAGGTCCGCGGCAGATGTGCTCGAGGCCCATTACGGTCAGTTCCACGTGATGCTCAACAAGGTGGCCAAGGCGGAAAAGGTGGCGGTGGCCACGGCCGAGCTCACCGAGCTCGAGCGCCAGGTGGTGTTCCGAGGGGTGCGCCTGGTGGAGCTCGCCATGGACGGACTCAAGTGGAGCCGGGGCTACCAGGAGCTCCTCGCCGGGCTGGACGTGGTGGAGTACGCAGACGATCAGATACTGGGTACGTGGGAGCGCGAATCGCGCCGCATTGGTGTGTCGCGCCGTGTGCTCAATGATGTGCCAGAGTTCCTGGGGACCTACCTCCACGAGCTGGCCCACGATTTGACCGAAGCTGTGGACGGCACCCGCATTCACATCAGCGTGGCTGAGTACCTGTGGGTGCGCTGCATGAGGGTGGTGCTGGAACGCTTCGGGATGGAGTGGCTGGATGAGCGTGCAGACGATGGGGCCGAAGTGCGGGATCTGCGACAAGGCGGTTAGCATGGACAACTGCGTGGAGGTGATCGTGATCGCCCACCGTGGCCGGTCCGAGACTCCGCTCGGTTCGATGTACTACCACATGGAATGCTACCTGGACGAGCAAGATGGCGAAGCAACGCAAGCCCAGAAAGAAGCCCGGGAAGCCCGCGCGAAAAGCGGCCCCAGGTAACCGGAAGAAAGCCAAGCGGCCGTTTCGCCTGAAGCGCCGTAGGGCCGGCCCGGTAGACAAGCGGCCCAAGGGGTTCCTGGGGCCCAAGACGGAAGTGCCTCACCAGTGCAACCTGGCCGGGAGGTGCTGTTGGAACGGTTGGGTGAACCTCACGCCGTTCGATGTGTGGCGGATGGTCTCCGCCCGCAAGAGTCCGCTCCGCAAGTGGGGAGTGCGCTTCACCTGGGAGCTCTGGGAAAAAGGGCTGGTGACCATGGGGGTGGGCGAGCAGAAGCGGATGCCCCTTTGCATGATCATGCCCCAGCCGTACCGTGGCCAGGAGGGGGCGGCAGAGCATTGCCCCTTTGTCCAGTGGGATGACGACCAGGTGGGCGAGCCCGAGGCGCAAGCCCTCCTCGCTGGCAAGCTCCCCGGGCCCGGCTTCTGGACGGTGAACGGAAAGCCCAGGTTCACGTGTGGCCTGGGAGAGGTGGCGCCCATCTTGTGCCAGTTCTTCCCGATGGCGCGGGTGGGCAGCCCAGCCAAGGAGGGGCAGCCAGCCACGTGGCGATTCTCGTGCCCCCTCGAGACCTGCGAGGAGTGTATGCCGGAGTCGATCAAGCCGGCCGGTTTCACGGTGCAGAAGTGGCTCCGCAATCACGTGGTGCGCGAGTACCTCCGAGTGAGCCAGGAGCACCAGGAGGTGCTGTACGCGATCAAAGCGTTCCAGCTCCCAAACGTGGTGCGGAAGCGCCTGGCGGCCACGATGTTCAACTTCGATGGGATGCTCAAGGACGCCGGGGTGCCAGAGGAGGAGATCCTCGCCAAGCGCCCCGAGAAGCCAGAGTACCTGATCATGGCGGCGAAGATGGCGATCATGGGGATGATGCAGCCCCCGCCAGACGGAGTGGACGGTGGCGCATCGGCTGAGTGAGGTGAACGCCATCCTGGGATTCTGGGATGGCTGCTACGCGGATGCGACCCTGGGGACCAGGTGGCCCCCGAATGGGTCTCCGCGCGAGTACAGGTGGATCTGCGGATGCGAGGGCGTGTCTTTTGACGGGGTGACAGTGCAGATGACTCCGTGCCTTGACCACCAGGACGATTTGTTCCCCGTCCAAACGGATGGGGTTCCAGAAAAGACGCGCCAGGCAATGCTGGGGGTGCTGGACAGGGCTGCGGCGCGCAAGCGAGGGAGACGTGAGCGAGACAAGGGAACGAGTGGTGCAGCTCCTGATTCGGGACTGCCCGATAGTGGCAGCGTGGAAGGCTAAGGGGAAGCCGATCCGTTGCATGTACTTCGGCGTGGGGGATAACTGCGGATCGTGTTCCTACCAGTGGCCGGAGCTCGCCCAGATGATCATGGACGAGGTGGCCACGGACGGACAGGGGATCGAAACCTACCGCAAGCGAGCGCGAAGCGCGCGGGCGCGAGCGAAGCAATTTGACCACCTGAGCGGACTGATCCTCACCACCATTGGACAAGCCCTCGAGGAGTGGCAACGCCAGTACACCGAGGCCGGTGGAACGATGGAGCTCGAGCATGACGGACGCATGGGAGAAGTGGCCGAAAACGAGATCGAAGGTTCTGAGGTTCTCCAAGGGGGAGATGGTTCCGGTGACGGTGGAGGGGCAGACGGTGAGGATGGAAGCGCCGGATGATGGCTTCCTGATCGATTACCCCCACCGGGGCACCCAGGTGCTAGATCGTGACCTGGCGGACGCGGATTCGCTGTACGCTCCGCGGCCATCAGTGGAACGCCAGCCAGAGGAGCCAGAGCCCCCCATGCCGCGGCTCCAGGGGCACTACCATTGTGGGTGCCCTGGGATGCGGTACAATCGGGACGAGTACCGCCGCTGGCTGAATGGACTCCAAGCCTATCGTGAGGACTTCGAGGCAGCGGAGGGAGAAGCGTATGCGCGGAGCTCGGATGGTGAGCCACGGCCCCTGGATTGGCCAGGGAGCTGGTCTCACAATCGTTGCTCCGTGTGTGGCCAGGCAATCCAAACGGCGGGGGTGGACTGATGCCCCCCAAGAGAGGAAAGAACGATGCTCGAGTCCAAGACCGAAACGGTGATCTGTTCCAAGTGCCATCGCCAAAAGACGATCAAGGAGGGTCTCCTGACGGAAGCTCAGAAAGCCAACTGGGTGTGCCGGGTGTGCGTGGAGGAGCCGGTGGTGGAGCGCCAGGCGGACGCGCATCAGAGGGACGGCAAGGAGCTGCTACTCGAGGGGTAGGCTCCAGCGACAGGGGGAAGGTGAAGCAGTATCGCAAGTGCGACACGTGCGGCCACAAGTTCCAGATTCGAGGCGACAAGGAGAGCTGGAAGCATCGGTGCGGCGAGTGCGCCCAGGCGCTTCGTGGCGCGTCCATCACGTGTGGTCTCTGCGAAACCCAGGTGTCGCTGCGTCGGGCCGAGCTAGTGACGTTCATCGTGAACCCAGGGAAAAAGGGCTCTAAGAAGTTCCAGGTGCGCTACTGCGTCAGGTGCGCGGTGGCCGTGCGCGCCAAGATTCGGGCGAACGCAGATCGGCAGAACACTGAATTCGAGCGGGCCCAGAAGACCCAGAAACAGCTCATGCACGATATGTACGGACGACGGGGGGAAGGCAGATGACAGATCAGGTGCAATTCGTTGACCAGGTTGCGGCCCTTGGTTTCGTGCAGCTCCCCGTGGCGGTGCTTCGAGATTCCAGGTTGTCCGATGGTGCGCTCCGCACCTACGCGACCCTGGTGTCCTTTGCTCGCCAGGAGCAGCGGTGTTGGCCGGGGCTGGACCGGATCGCCAGGGACCGCGGGAAGTCTACACGGAGCATCACGGCTCACCTACAGGAGCTCCGGCTGGTGGGCCTGGTGAGTACCACCCGGCGCGTTGGCACGAGCCAGGTGTACTGGATCATCCCTATGTGGAACGTGTACGGGCGCGAGGACGAGCCCCACCGGTTCACCGAGGAGGCCATCGCTGCGTGCAGCCTGGACAGCGACGGTCGCATCCCCAGGCGCAAGGACGTGAAGGTGTCCAAGGAGGTGCCAAGCGAACCACCACCACCGGTGGATATGGGCACGGCGGCTCTGACCGTGGCGGCAGCATCGCAACGCACCGAGGAGGCCCGCGCCGCCCGGGGCGCCAAGGAGGCCACGCGCCAGGCGGCCAAGGCGGACAAGCGCGCGGCCAAGGTGGAGCGAGAGACCGGGCTGACAGGGGAGAAACTCCGGCTCAGATGGATGGAGCTCTATCGCGAGAAGTGGCCGAATCTGCCCATGCCAACGTGGGGCAAGGCAGAGCGCAGTTTGGCGAAGCGGATCGTGACCAATTACCCCGAGCTGGCCCTCGAGGTGTGCCAGCGCGTGATCGAATACTGGGAGGACTATGCGCGCCGATGGAGCCTAGACGGCGTGCCAACGATCAAGCTGGTGTGGGGCTACCGAGAGGCCCTGTTTGCGGAAGCTGCCCAGGGGCTTCCACCGGGAGGCCCAAAGGGTGATGCGTTGCGCGCGGACGAGTACCAGGACGATGGGGGCTCCCTTGGCAAAGTCGGCTGGTAAACCAGGGCTCACCGAGAAGCAGCTACAGCGGATGAAGCTGCCTAAGCTGTATTGGACGGCCAGCATGGACAAGGTGCTCCCGGCGGACAGTATTCACAGGCGCCAGGTGCAACGCTACCTGGACGTGCTTCCGGCGATGCTCGCCCGGGGTGGTGGCCTGTACCTGTGGGGTCCCAACCGGTCCGGCAAGACGGCTCTGGCGGCCATCATTTTGAAGGCAGTGCGGCGGTTTCGTTTCCAGGCGCTTTACATCCGGAGCTCGGACCTGATGGAGCTGGTGAATAACCGTACCCGGTACGATGAGTCTACCACGGTGATGCAGCGTGCGAAGCAGGTGGATGCCCTTGGGCTAGATGACCTGGGCAAGGAGCACCGAACCAAGGCCCACGCCTACAATGAGCGGATCACCGAGAATCTCCTCCGGGCCCGCGCGGAGGACCGATTGATCACCATCGTGACAAGCAACATCAACCCCCACCAGGTGGACGGCAAGCCCAGCCAGCTCGAGCGCATCTATCCGGAGTCCATGGTGCGCCTCATGCGTGAGGTGCTGGTGCCTGTGCCAGTAGCCGGTCACGATTACGGTGCAGAGCTTGGTGCCGAGCTCAGGGCCATCCTTGAGGGAGGTGACAATGCCGGTGCTTGACCTGGATATGGCCCTGGTGTCGTCTCTTCTGATGGGGGGCAGGAGCGCCCTGAAGGTGGCGCGCGACTCCGGAATCACTGCCGAGCTTCTGAGCGGTTCAAGCGCGAAGCAGGTGTTCGATTTCATCGAAGCTCACACCCGTGAGCACCGGGAGCTCCCAAGCGAGGAGCTGGTGGTGTCCAAGTTCGGGGTGAGGCTACCCGAGGTGAAGGATTCGCTGCCAGTGCTGGTGAGCGAGATCCGCGACCGTCACCTGTGGCAGCTCCAAGGGACCTTCCTGGGGGACTTCGAGAAGCTGGTGAACGGGCGCACCCCTCACGAGGCCCACGCGGCGGTGGAGGAGTACCAGCGCCAGGTGCGCCAGGCGCAGATGGTGGGCAGCAAGGTGGAGTCCCTTTTCGACTATGCCGAAGGGGTGATCCAAGCCTACCTGGACGCCAAGGACGGCAAGCTGGGCATCAGAACCTACTGGCCCACCCTGGACGATTCGACTCGCGGGTGGTGGCCGGAGGACTTTGTGGTGATCGCGGCCCGGCCCAAGACGGGCAAGACCTGGGTGCTCCTGATGATGGCCCACCAGGCGTGGAAGGATGGCGCCAGCGTCCTGGTGATCTCCACAGAGATGAGCCGGGCACGGCTCCTCCGGCGCTTCGTGGCCCTCGAGCTCAAGCTCCCCTACAACGATCTGGTCCGCGGTGAGCTGGATATGTACGAGGAGGAGCGGTTCCTCGAGGAGACGCGCAAGCTGATCGGTCAGCCCGGGCTCGAGGTGATCGGCGCCGGGTGGCACTACACGACGGTGAACGTGGAGGACGCTATCGCCATCACGAAGCCGGATCTGGTGGTGATTGACGGTATGTACCTGATCAAGCCTAGCTCTGGTGGAAACAACAGCCGAGAGCGCCTGAGTAATGTGGCGAACGACCTGGTGGAAACAGCGCAGCTCCACGCCGTCCCGATTGTCGGCACCCACCAGTTCAACCGAGAGGTGGACCCCAACGATCTATCCACCGGGCGCCTGGAGAACCTGGGCGGATCGGACGTGATCGGCTGGAACGTCTCGGCCGCGTTTGCCCTACTCCAGACCGATGACATGCGTGAGGACCGTCAGATGATCATCCGTCCGATGGCCCTCCGCGAGTCCGGTGCAATGGACGATGTGGTGATTGACTGGGACCTGTCCAGGATGAGCTTCGGTGAGCTCGGTGGGGAGGCGGAGCTCGAGGCGGGCGAGCCCGGCGCGGCCGGTCAAGAGGTGCCGTTCTGATGCGTGAGCTGGACCTGATCTCTGTGCTCGAGCAGTGCGGATGCAGGCGCATCCGGACTTATGGCGAAGAGGTGCGCTCGACGTGTCCAGACGAGGCCAGCCACAGCCGTGGCATGGATCGGAATCCATCGTTTTCAGCGCGCATCAATCCGGACGGCTACTCCCCCTACTTCTGCCAGGCGTGCGGGCTCAAGGGGACGGTGGAGTTCCTCGCGCTGGAACATGGGATGCCCCAGTACATGCCCGAGAAAGGGCGCAAGTACGATCCGGAGGATTGGTTCCCTGCGGAGAACCGAGAGCTGTGGGGTGGCGATGAGGAGACCTGTATCCTGATGCCTCCAGAGGAGCTCCTCCGGCGGTTCCAGGGTGGCATTCCGCGCTACTTGGTGGAGCGTGGCGTGGAGCTCGAGACGGCGAAGCGGTGGGAGCTCGGATTCGACCGGGAGTTCAAGCGGGCGATGTTCACGATTCGGGATCGCCTTGGGCGTTTCCGCGGTGTGTGCGGGCGTGCATTGTTCAAGCAACAGAAGCCGAAGTATTGCCACTACTCATGGGACACCAGGGAGGAAAAGCTGGTGCCGTGGGTGGACTACAACCGGTACAAGGAATTCCTGCGAGTTGAGAAGCGCCTGATCTGCTACGGCGAGCACATGGTGAAAGTGCCAGCGAAGCGGCTCCTGGTCACCGAGGGGCACCTGGACGTGGTGCTGAGTGACCAGGCGGGGGTTCCGGCGGTGGGGCTCCAGGGGAGCAAGCCGAGCGATGAGCAAGTGGAGACGATTCTCGAGCTCCTGGACCGTGATGGCGAGCTGGTGGTGGGGTTGGACCAGGACCAGTACGGCCGGGAAGGCAGGGATGAGCTGATCGCCAAGCTGGACGGACGGGTCCCCCTGTTTGACCCCAGGTTTCCAGAGGGCAAGGACCCAGCGGACCTGGTGCTCGAGGACCCAGGCGCCTACTGCGAGTTGGTGGCATCGGCGCGGGTGATTCAATGTTGACAAAGCTGGTGGACACTGTATTTTGGAGTGTCCGTTTTTCGCAATACCTGGATGAAAGAGAACAACAAGGAGAACAACGATGAGCTGGTACACAACAGGCGAAGACAACCTGGACGAGGACGAGCGCCAAGAAAAGGAAGAGAATCAATCCAAGGGCGCCAAGCGGTTCTTCCTCCGGGAGAACACGGAACGGGAGATCATCTTCCTTTCCAACGATGCGGTGCGGATCTGGGAGCACAACCCCCTGGTCAACGGCGAGTGGAAGCCGGACAACTGGTACACGTGTCGCCAGGGAGTGTTCCGCGAGGACCCCACGTGCGCCATGTGCCAGGCGGGCATCTCGCGCTACAAGATGGGCTTCTACACCATCCTGGACACCACGGCGTTCACCTACAAGGGGCGCGAGTACAAGAACCTCCGGCGGCTTCTCGCGCTGCGGCTCGAGGGACTCAAGAAGATCAAGATCAAAAAGGATCGCGTGGGCGGCCTGGTCGGGCGCCGATTCCTGTTTGCTCGTACCAGCGCGAAGTCGCCCAACGTCGGAAACGACTGGGAGCCCATGGGCCAGGAGGACACCTTCCGCGCGTGCCCCGAGTGCCGTATGGAGCTCCAGGACCGCGAGGGCGAGGGCGGCGTCACCGAGCACTTCTGTGGCGGATGCGGCTACACCGGTGATGGCCTGTTCCTTTTGTCGGACAAGCAATACTGGTGGAAGGACCGGGAGGGAGGAGTCCATCCCCCGATGCCCTATGACCTGAAGAAGATCCTCGCCCCCATGAGCAACGATGAGCTCCGGCGTGCCCTGCGTGAAGGTGGACGCCAGACGAGCCAGCCCGAGAGCTCCAAGCAAACCGAGATGCACGACAACAACGGTCCCGGTGCCGATGAGGAGATTCCGTTCTAATGCTTTCGGTTGGCGGATGGGCGTGGCTCGCGCCGGAAGATTGGACGCCGCGGGGCCTGGATTCGCTCCGGCGCAGCTTGCACGTGACCCCCCGAAGGGACGAGCGTGACAAGCGAGGGTCACGACCCATCCGCCTTTACACTGAACGTGACGGTCTCCTGGGAATCCCCAGGGAGCACAAGGAGATCACCAAGTACGGGGGGCCCATTGACTACCAGGTGTCGGAAGGGAGCCCCATCAACCTCACGTTCAACGGCCGGCTCCGGGACGACCAGCCGGAGGCCACAGAGGCCGTGGTCAACTACCTCCGCTCTGCCCCGGCCGCCGGTGGAATCATGCAGGCCATCGGTGGCTGGGGCAAGACGGTCTGGGCGGCGAACGTGATTGCGACCTTGGGTGTTACCACCCTGGTGATGGTCCACCGGGGCTACCTGGTGAACCAGTGGCGCAAGCGCCTCGAGGCGTTCCTGCCTGGGGTGCGGATTGGCATTGTGCAACAGGAGCGGTGCGAGATTCAGGACGTGGACGTGGTGATCGCCATGATCCACAGCCTGGCCGGAGACCGCCAGTACCCCGAGGAACTCTATACCTGGCCCGGGCTCCTGATCACCGATGAGGTTCACATTCTGGGAGCTGACACCTGGGCCCCGGTGGCCCCCCGCTTCCCCGCCAGGTGGCGGCTCGGCCTGAGCGCCACACCTCGCCGCAAGGACGGGGCGGACAAGGTGTTCCGTCTGCACATCGGGAAGGTGCTCCACGTCGGCAAGCGTGGGACGATGCAAGGGGTGGTACGGCGGGTGTGGACCGACTGGGCACCGATCCGTCGCCAGGGCGACAACGGCGAGCTCCCGGACTTCGTGATCATGCGGAAGCTGGTGGCGAGCTCCTACCGAAACCAGATGGTCCTGGAGCAGCTCCTGAAGGCCGTGGCGGCCGGCCGAAAGGTGATCGTGTTCTCTGCCCAGCGAAAGCACCTGGACACCCTCCACGCGATGCTCCTCGAGGCCCAGCCGGATGCGGATGCGGACTTCTACGTCGGGGGCAGGAAGCAGGAGGAGCTCGACAAGGCCGAGCTCGCCCAGGTGATCTTCGCCACCTACAAGATGGCGAAGGAAGCCTTAGACATTCCGGACCTGGACTGCATGTTTGTCGCCAGCCCCATCGGGGACATTGAACAGGCGTACTACCGGGTGACTCGCAAGGTTGAGGGCAAGAAGCAGCCGGTGGTGGTGGACTTCATTGACAGCCCGGAGGTGCCCCTCTACCAGCACCTGTGGCGAAGCCGTGAGCGGTTCTACCGCCGCATGAAGGCGCTACCCTACTGATGGGCAACCGGGACGATTACTACGCCCAGTGGTACGCGGAGAACCGGGCGCGGAGGAACGCCAGGCGCCGCAAGCGGTGGCGCGAGGACCCAGCATACCGAAGGCGCCAGGTGCGGAAGCGGCCACGAAGGCGCAAGCGGTCAAGGGACCGACAGCACTTGGCACCCCTCGAGCTCGAGGCCGGTGGGCGCGTGATCGTGCTGTGGAGCGTGGGCGTGCTGGCGAAGTGGATCGGTCGCACCGTTCGGACCGTGGATTCGTGGCAGGCCCGCGGCGCCCTTCCCGAGACCCCGTTTCGGCGGGGTGGAGTGCGCTACTACAGCGAGGGCATGATCAAGGCGATTCAAGATGCCCTCACTCGGGCAGGCGGGCGCGTGCGAGACGATGATGCCCTTTGGTACTACCGCGTGTTGCTCCAGTGGCTCCAGGGGGACCTGGCGCACCTCGAGGAGCACGTGGACGTGGAGCCCAAGGAGCTCCGCCGCGTGTACCAGGACGGCGAACTGGTGGCCTACACGGTGCTGGGCGCATCCGAGGAGCTCGGGCGCCAGGTGCAGACCGTGGTGGATTGGCAGCGATGTGGGCTGATCCCCAGGACCCCGCTTCGCTATGGCGAGGAGGAAGTATTCACGCCCGGGATGATCCGGGCTCTATCTGCGGCCGTACAAGCCCGCGGGGGCGTGGTGCCGTGGCAGGACGCCACGTTGCGCCGGGAGCTGCGGGAGGCATGGCGGCCGGAAATCAAGGCGTACAGGCGCCGCATGAAGGGAGCAACATGGCAGGCAAGGAAAAACACGAGGTAGCGAGCGAGGTGACAGTGGGCAGCTCGGTGGAAATCCACAAGAACCAGATCTGGGCCAAGGAGGTGATGGAGCCCGTGGCGATTCACGATTTCATCACCGAGCCGGCCGTGATCAACATCAGCAAGGGCGTCACCATCAGCCCGGCGCGATTCGAGTTCGTGCGGGTGGACGTGAGCCTCAAGATGCCCTGCTACGCGGAGCACGTGGACGAGACCTTCGAGCAGGCCACCAGGTGGGTGGACGAGCGCCTCGGGGAAGAGATCGATGCCACGAAGGAAGCTCTAAGCAAGGGGAAGTAACATGGCCAAGAAGTCGCCACCCAGTGCCCTGGCCACGCTCGCCCAGAGCATCGTTAAGAACCACGGTGTCGGAACGCTGATGACGGCGGACCGCGTGGCACACGTGTTACTCCCCCGGGTGAGCTCCGGGATCTTCGAGCTGGACAAGGCGCTGGGCGGCGGCTGGCCGGCCGGGCGCGTGTCCATGGTCTACGGGTGGGAGTCCACCGGGAAGACCAGCCTGTTTGTCCGCGCCGTGGCGAATGCCCAGCGCCTGTGCGGCACGTGCTTCCAACCGGCGAAGCTGGTGAAGGGGGAGGTGGAGACGATCAACCCCAACACCGGCGAGGTAGAGATCCGGGAGTCTATGATCGTGGGCGAGTGCGCGTGCGGGAAGCCCAAGTCCATTCGGACGGCCTGGGTGGACCAGGAGGGCACCTGGGACGGGGAGTGGGCCAGGCGCCTCGGGGTATTCGAGGAGCGGGTGATTCTGTCGCGCCCCCTGTACTCCGAGCAGACGGTGGACGTGATTGACGCCATCATGGAGCTCGGGGCGTCGGACATTATCGTGCTGGACAGCATCGGTGCGATGGCCCCCTCCAAGGAGCTCGAGGACAGCGCGGTGGACAGTATCAACAACCCCGGGCTCCAGGCGCGCATCATGAACAGCGCCATCCGCAAGTGGATCAGCCAGCTCATCGCCAAGATGCGGGACGCCATGCGGGACAACATCGAACCGGCCCAGGTGGTGCCCACCCTGTGGCTGGTGAACCAGCTCCGCCTGAAGATCGGGGTGGCCTTCGGGAACCCCGAGGTAGTGACCGGCGGGCGCGGTCAGGGATTCGCTACGAGCTGCGAGGTTCGCACCAAGACGGTGAAGTACACTCAGAACGACAAGGGGGACGAGACCTACAAGGTGCAGCTCGGATTCACCGTCAACAAGAACAAGACGGCCCCGGCCAAGCGCAAGGGCGTCTACACCCTCTGCATGAGTCCCCAGGGGCCATTCCAGCTCGGGGACGTGATGGACCAGGGACACGTGCTCAACTGGGGGCTCAAGGTGGGGCTGGTCACCGAGGTGTCCGCCAAGAAGCTCGGCTACAACGGCGAGGAGTACCTGGGCAAAAAGGGGCTGATCGAACACTGGGCAGCGCATCCGGATGAGTACGAGGAAGCGAAGCGGATCATCATGGCGCAGATCACTGCCCAGTGAACACCCTCTTGACTCTTACTCCTCAAGAGGGGAGATAAGGTTAATTAAGCAGAAGCAATGAGCGTGCCAACTTGAAACCGAAGCGACAGCGCGGTCAGCAGCCCACCCTCAAGCGGCGGTGGCTTGACCAGGAGACCGATGGCCGGAGCACCCCAAGGAGCGTGAAGCGCCAGGAGCGCCACCTGGGCAAGCTGATGGGCGGGCGGCGCCGCCCAGGGTCCGGGAGCAACAAGCTCGCCCCCGGGGATGCAGTGGGGCGCTTCGAGCTCGGGGAGGCAAAGCAGACGGCGGCGAAGTCCATCAGCATCAAACGCGCCTGGCTGGCCCAGATCGAAAACGAGGCGGCCGGGGAGGGGCGCGTGCCGGTGTTCCACCTCGAGTGGATCGGCTTCGAGGGGGACCCGGAGTGCAAGTTCATGACACCCGGCTGGGCGATGGTTCCGGACTGGTATTTGGCGAAGCTCATGGAGGCGTACCATGCGGGAGATGGTGACGTGGAAGGCTCTGAATGACCACCAGCGCCAGCGCGCCACCGAGGAGGCCCAGAAGCTCCTCCGGTGGTGCGCGAGCTGGGCGGACCAGGTGCGGCCCTGGGGGCACGTGGTGGACGGCCGGCGTGTGCGGGGACTGGTGGAGGAGGAGAACCGGCACCTCACGGATCGGCTGGACGCGACCGTGGTGCGGGTGCTGTCCGGACTGAAAAAGGACATTGCGCGCCCACTGGTTCCCTTGTACGTGGCTGTGTGGACGGCGGCCATGGAGATTGAAGCTGGCGAGATTCCGCCCCAGGTGGAGCTCGCCATCGTGCTGGCGATGGTTCGGGTGCAGAGCACGGCGCGATTCGTCCATCTTTACAACAAGTCACCCGGAGATAAGACCCTCGCCGCGGAGATGAAGCGGCGGGGCCTGATTCGGAGGTAGCAGCGATGGCGAGAACCTACAGCGTGAACCGGACGTGCGACCGTTGCGGAGGCACCATGAAATCCGTGCAGCTCGAGATCGGCCAGGTGCCCGAGCCCCAGGAGGACGAGGTGGAGCTCGAGGTGTTCAAGATCTTCCTGGGCGGCCAGGGGCACGCCTACGCAGATCTGTGCCCCAAGTGCGAGAAGACCCTCACGCGGATCTTCAAGGACGCCGGGCCGATCAAGCGCAGCCACAACAACGAAACCGAGGTGGACAGCGGTGCCGAGAGCGGCGGTGCCGAGACCACCGAGGAGCCAGAGGGCGGCAACGGCACGAAGGGCCGGACCAGGATGGGGGCACCGAAGCCCCCGACGCGCCCCGAGGTGCCGAAATGACCCCAGATGAGGCGAGACTGAAGCTCCTCGAGGATGTGATCCGGAAGCAGATCCCATCCTTCGAGGTGCGCTTCAAGGACAAGGGGCCCGGGTCTGGCGGCCAGAAGCTGATCGCCAAGCTGATCTGGCTGTTCAACCGGGAGTACATGACCCGCTACATCAGCACGTTCTACCCTCGGGTGTACTGGCCCACCGAGGCAGACTACAGGGACGATCCGCGTGGGGCGTTCAAGACGCTGGCGCACGAAGCCGTCCACCTCATGGACGATCACCGGCGCCGTGGCTGGTTTGCGTTCTCTTACCTGTTGCCGGCGGTGCTGGCCCCGTTGGCGCTCGGCGCCCTGGCGGCTATCTGGGCGAGCAACTGGTTCCTGATGTTCCTGGTGGCCCTGGTGTTCCTCCTGCCCCTGCCGGCCTACTGGCGGATGTGGTGGGAGCTCCGCGGCTACAGCATGAGCATGGCCATGTACGCTTGGCGGGACGGGAGCATCCCGGCGGACACGAAGACCTGGATGGCGGAGCGGTTCACCGGGCCTGCTTACTATTTCATGTGGCCTTTCAAGCGCGGGATCATGCGGCGCCTCGCCGCATCCGAAAAGGCCATTCACAACGGTGACATACTGAAGTGGGGGCCGATCTACGCCCAGGTTCACCGGATCCAGAAGCTGTCCGACTCCGAGGCGGTGGCACTGGCGTCCCGGGAGGGGGGGAGCTGATGGCAGGGACCGGTGACCTGGAGAGCCGGATCGCCAAGCTCGAGACCGGCATGAAGCGGGTGGACAAGGCCATCGTCCAGCTCCTTGAGCTGGTCCAGGAGGTGGGCGGATTGACTATCAGCCTGGTTTCTGTTCTGATTTCGGGTTCAAGGATCCGTGCAGGAGCCAAATCGAAGCTGCGGAGCCGTGCCGATGGGCTGGCCGAGCGGTTCGGCGGAGATGATGATGAAGCATGATTACCAGCGATTGAGTCTGGTGCAGCTCCGAAAGGGGTGCAAGCGCCCCGAGGTTGGGCTCCTACAGAGCGCCATGGCCCACCTGGGCTACTACAAGGGCGCCATCGACAACTGGTTTGGGCGGGCCACCCAGGGGCGCCAGGGCTCGGATGGGCGCCCTGTGGACGGCCTGGTGCGGTTCCAGGCAGACCACGGGCTGGACCAGGACGGCGTGGCCGGGAAGATCACCCAGACGCTGCTACTGCGCCAGGCGGAGGCGGCCGGGTGGAAGCCTGAGCTGCGGCTTCAGATCCAATCCGTGATCACCTACTTCGAGACCAGCACTACCATGGACGCCTACGGCATGTCCGAATCGGACATTGGCGATGGCGCTGGGGCCAACTACGGGTTCATGCAGTCCAACAGCCTGGGCAGCGTGGAGCATGTGCTCAAGCTGGCCGGCGCGGAGCACCTGGTGGACGTGTACCGGGGCAGCGGGAAGTCCGAAGAGTGGATCCGCGAGTGGCTGGTGCGTCCAGGCGTTGCCCAGCGCAGTCCGACGATCCGGAAGATCGCCAATCGGGCGCGCGAGGAGCTCAAGATCGAAGAGGACGACATGCCTGGGATCGAGGAGTGGGCCGGGCGCCCGGACCTGGCGAAGTATTGGCGGGACGCCATCGAAGACTTCCCCAGGGCCTACCTGGACATTCCAAACCCAACGATCCAGAGCTGGTTCGGCTCGGTGAAGGGGATCGAAGCTCAGGACGTGTACTTCGATGAGGTGGTGCTCAGGGTGGCCAAGCGCCAGATGAAGGATCTACCGGAGATCTGCGACTGGGAAGGTCACCCGAAGCTGCACCGGTACTGGGAGCGGGCGCTGCTACTGTTCTGCGACACCGTGATTCAGAACGGCGGGATGTGGAGCTCCTACGCCAGACCGTTCTGGAAGGACACCGTGGGCGTGGACTCCTATCCGCCCAGGCACAAGCTGATGGAGCTCTACACCGGCACCTGGTGGGATGGGCTCCTGGGGAAATACATTCCCTACAAGGACCTGAAGGAGCTCTGGTGGGCGGAGCTCAAGCGCCAGGAGGCGGCCCACGAGGGCAAGCCCAGAACGGCCAAGCGCGCGGCGAACCGAGAGCTTTGCCGGCGCATCATGGAGGAGAACATCCCCGAAGACGATCCCGTGTCCAAGCTGGTGCTTCTCGCCCAGTGGCGGGCGCGTACCAGTTCACCGAAGTGGTGGTACATCGCCGTGGCGTGTCGCCGGATGCTGGACGCAACCGGCCATGGCGTCGTGAACGGTGCGACCATCGACCTGGTGGCGGACTATCGCCTTGGTGTCCAGCGTGACCCAGATGAAAAAAGCCCGGGAAGAACAATCCGGGAGACCTATCTCAAGGACCACCACGCGGACATTCTGGAGAAGCTCGGGATCGGCTGACGGGTTACGCAAGGAGGATCGGTATGCGTTTCCTAGTTTTCATCATTGCCCTGTTCGCCATCATGCCTGAAGCTGGCGCCCGAGAGCCAGCTCAGGCCAGCAAGGTGGCGAGCGCCACGAAGGCGGCCATCCCTACCCTGGCCCCTCTTGCCCAGGGGCTCCTGGCTGTCCGTGGTCACCAGCGTCACGTGAAGCCGGCCCTGGTGAGGCGTCTCGAGCGTGAGGCCAAGGAGGTGATCGCCATGCCCGGCAACGGATGGATGAAGCCTCACATCCTACTCGGGCTCGCTGTCACCGAGAGCGATCTTCGCGGCTGGCTCAAGCGCGGCTACGGCACCGTGGCAGACTGCGGGCTCACCCAGGTGAACCTCACTCGCCTCCGCATGACCACCTACAAGAAGCGGAAGCTCTGCCGGGCTATCCGTAAGAACACCAAGCTGGCCATGGTGTGGACGATGAAGGAGCTCAATACGGTGAAGGCGCGCTACTGCACACCGAAGTGGCTCAAGCGTATCAAGCGATACCAGCGCGGGACCGGGGAATGGCGCGGGCTCAACGATGACCAGCGATTCTGGATGTGTGTCCTGAACGTCTACAATCAAGGGCCCAGATTCGTCACGTATAGGTGGAACACGTGCAAGTGGAAGCATCGGTTCCCGGAGGATCCATCTCAGGCGGTGCTCGACAAGCGCGCCAAGAAGTGCCGGAGCCGGAATCGGTACTGGCTTCGGACCATGTGCTTTGCGACCGGGATCCGCTTGAACAAGACGCCGAAGTACGCGCGGCGCCGGTGGACGCGGAGCGGCTGGAAGGTGAAGTCCCTTCACCGTGCGTCGTGCAGGCGCGTTTGGACCTGGAAGGGGATGCAGAAGCTATACTCCTGGAAGCCCCTTCCCGCGCCCCCGCGCCCGCGGCCGACAAACAAACCTGTTCGGGTGTCACAGATTGGAGGTAGCTGATGGGTGACAACGGGCACCAGGCCCAAGTAGCAGAGACCGAAGGCTGGTTTACCAAGCGGCTCGAGGAAATCGACCGCGAGGTGGAAAGACTTGGCGGGGAGGCGCGTGCCGTTCTGTCAGGCGAGGCCAAGCGCGTAGAGGGGTGGTATCAGGAGCAACGCAAGATGCTCGAGCGCGTTCACCGAGAGAGCATCGGGGACGCCAAGCGGGAACACGGAGCTCGCCGCGCGGAGCTCGACCGAAACCACAAGGCCACACTCGAGAGCCTCGAGGCCCATCATAAGAACAAGCTCGCGGAGCTCCGCCTGGAGAAGACGGCCAAGCTGTCCCCCCTCGAGGGGGAGCTCGACGCCCAGGTGGACGCAGCGGAGCTGTGGAAGCGTGAGGCACTGGCGGCGGCGGAGGCGGAGCGCAAGGAGAGACTGAAGGCTATCGCGGACCGGGGGCGGGACGCGGCGGCCAGGGAGTAGACTGAACACGGGTCACCAGGTGGCCCACCGGCAACGATTGGAGGATTGGAATGTCGGTAGCAGCGGTATTCGCCAAGAAAAAACCGGAGCTCGAGCAAGCCCGGTCAGCCTACACGAACCAAGGGGTGCCAGAGTGGCTCATGGGCGAGCTCACCTCGGTGCGGGAGAAGCCTCCGCTCAAGCCGGACTCCTGGGTGACGGCTTCCGGACTGGGGCGCCTGTGCCCTCGGTACGAGACCCTCCGGGCAGTTCACGAGATCACGATCCAGGACACCACCACCGGTGTGATGCAGTGGACCTTTGACGTGGGCAACGCCTACCACGATATGTACCGGGAGCACTACATGGGCCCGCGTGGCGCTTACCTGGGGCGCTGGCGCTGTTTGCGGTGCGGGTGGAACACGGACCAGGGAGTTGAGAAGCCCCTCGACTGGGGAGAGCACGGGATCCCACAGCCGGCCAAGGCGCCCCTCAAGCCCACCAGCTATATGCCGGAGGGCGACTTCCCGAGCGAGGAGCACATCCTCCTGGCGAAGATGCCCGAGCGGTGTCCGAATTGCGGCGGCAAGCGCGCGTTTCCCGACTGGACGGCCAGCGGGCGCGAGGTGGACGGCCACCAGCGGGCCATCGTGTACCACGAGTGGCTCCTCACCAATGAGGAGTACCGGGTACGGGTGATGCCTGACGGATGGCGCCAGTCCTTGAGCACCGAGAAGATCCTATTCCAGGAGCTCAAGTCCATCAGCCCGAACGGCTACAAGAAGATCAAGTCCAGCGGCGCGGCCAAGCCGGAGCACGTTGTTCAGACCCAGGCGGGCCTCTGGCTCTCCGGTTGGGACATTGGCGAGATCGTCTACTTCTGCAAGGCGCCGATCTGGCGGTTCCCTGACGGCTGGAAGCCGGAGGACTTCTTTCACCAGGTGGTGGTGCGTTACGATGAGGGCACCCTCGAGGCCACGGTCTGGGGCCCGGTCACCGAGATGCGCGAAGCTCTCAAGGCCGGCACGGTCACGAAGCGGATCTGCGTCAACACGGAGGTGCCCCGGGCCAAGGACTGTGACCTGTGCCAGCTTTGCTTCAAGGAGCCGAATGGATGAACATCCCGAACGTGAGACCACTGCACGGCTACGTGATGCTCAAGTTCTACCCGGATCAGGAGTTCCCATTGGATCCAAGCTCCGGGCTGTACCTGGCCAGAGCTCCGCACCAGAAAGCCGTCTGGCGCATCGGGAAGGTGATCGCCATTGGCGATGGCATTCCGGCCAAGAAAGGCGACAAGGTGACGCCACACGAGCTCAAGGTGGGGGACTTCGTGGTTACAGACCACATCTTCGGGGCGGTGGTGTACGATGGGAAGAACGTGGAGCACCTGGAGATTCGCGTGCTGTCCGTGGATCAGATTGAAGGCGTCCTGGAGGGCGTCACCGAGGAGGCGGCAAAGGTGCTGGACATAGGATGATCTCGGTACTCGGTGCAGATCTGGCTCAACGCCACAGCGGCTTCTGTTTCATCCCAGGTGGGTGGGACGGTCGTTTCGAGTCCTTGGTGACGGACTTCTGTGAGTACGGCGCCAAGGGGCGCATCGAAGATTCCACGGCCATCGAAATCATGCTCACTGCGGCCAGGACGGCCGTGAACCTCGCCAGGCGCACGAAGCCAGATGAGATTGTGGTGGAGGAGTACGCCTACCGCGCCAAGGGTAACGCCGTACATCGCCAGGCGGAGATCGGTGGAGTAGTCCGGTCCCAGCTCCGCCTGGCTGTTGGCATTGCGGCCGGACTGGTTCCGATGGGCACGGCCAGATCGTTCCTGATCGGCGGCTCCCTCCGCGGCAAGCGGAAGGCGGACAAGAAGAACGGCGTGAAGCCCCTCGAGAAGAAAGACCAGATCCTCGCGTTCCTGGCCAATCGTGGATTCTCATTCCCCACGGATGACGTGTCCGATGCCTTCGTGGTGGGGTACTATCACTATTGCCAGCGGAATGGCCTGGATTGCATGTTCGATCCGATTCTGGAGAGCGAGCAAGTAGTGAAGCTGTGAACCATGATGCCCAACCCCGCCAACACCTGGAACGGTATCGGCCGCGTGGCCCAGGATATTCGCTTCGGTCGGACCGGAGAGGGACAGCGCGTGTGCTCGTTCCAGGTGACTACCACCAGCCGGGGAGACCGGCTCACCTGGGTGCGGATCAACGTCTACGATCAGGAGCTGGTGAAGTACGTCAAGCGCCGGATCGTGAAGGGGGCGACAGTGCAGGTGGAGGGCGAGCTGATGAACCGCAACAAGGGCGGACGCAATGGTCCCCAGCTCACCGAGGTGAGGGCCTTTTCAATCGAACCGACAGACGATGAGGGAGCCGATGGTAGCCGCAACCGAGAATGACCTGCAAGTAGTGGACGGCCAGGCGCCGATCACTGATGACGTGAACGAAATCCGTGAGCACCTACAGGAGCTCAAGGGGCGCTTCACCCGTACCTACTTCGAGTTCGGGGAGGTGCTCCAGAGGGCTTACGAGCTCGGGGCCCATAAGACATGGGGATTCCCCACTTGGAAGGAGTACGTGGAGGAGGAGCTCGGCATGTCCGAGCGCCGTTGCCAGTACCTCCTGTCCATTCACAAGTGGTTCAACAAGGTGCTCAAGGACCACCCGCACGTGCGCCAGCGCGTGGAGCACCTGGGCTGGTCGAAGGTCCGGCTCCTGGTGGGCGTGGTGGACGAGACCAACGTGGACGAGTGGGTGGCCCGGGCGGAGAAGATGACCCTGGCGGCGCTCCAGGAGTTTATCAAGGAGCTCAAGGCCGGCAAGACACCGAGCGATGAAACCGAGAAGCTCACCACGCTTTCGATCAAGCTCTACCCCGAGCAGGTGGCCAACGTGGAGGACGCCCTGGAGCTCGCCAAGGAGATCGCGGAGAGCGACAAGCGCGGCCACCTGATCGATCTGATCTGCACGACGTTCAAGGCGGACCACGTGTTCTCTTCGAGCCCAGGCACGAAGATGAGCGAGCTCTACATCGCCAAGATCGAGAAGATCATGGGGGTGCGCCTGGTGGTGGTGGACGAGGCATCCCGCAAGGTCAAGTACGGCCTGGATGTGCTCGAGCGACTGGCGGAGGAACCGAAGGAGTAAGAGGAGCCGGTGCCCATCCTGTGCAGCATTGGAGCTGCAAAGGAGGCAGAGATGGATAGTCTTAGCGTTGGATGCCAGGTGATCTACACGGATGAACACTTCAAGGACCACCACGCCCTGGTGACGGCCATCTGGGCAGCGTCACATGAGCACCTGGTTCAGGGGAGCGACGAGGTGAAACACACCTGCGTGAACCTGGTCTACGTGTCCGGTGACGACACCAAGGACGATCCCTACGGACGGCAGATCGAACGGAACACATCGGTGGTCCATTCGAGCGTGCAGCCGGCGGGGGGTGCGTGCTGGAGGTTCCCCAGTGAGCCACGGCCCAAGATGGGCGTGGTGAGCAAGTAGCCCGGCGGCCGGTGACTGGTGCCGAAGAGGTGCCTGCCCCACTGGTTCCAATGCTGCACAGGATGGGACACCCTCTTGACTCTTTTCTCCTAGTAAGGGTAGATAAGGTTAAGTAAGCAGAAGCAACGTCTGTGCCAATCTGCGATTTGAACCTCTGGAAGGGAGGCCCTGATGAGCAAGAACATTCCCCTCAACAAGATCGACACCGAGCGATTCCCGAATCCGCGGGGACAGCTCGACCCGTCCAGCATTGCCAAGCTGGCGGCTTCTATCGACAGCCATTCCCAGCTCCAGCCCATCGTGGTGAGCGGAGGGAACACGTCCGATGGGCGCTACTACCTGGTGTGCGGCTTTCGCCGGTACGCGGCCCACAAGCTCCTGGGTCGCACGACGATCCCCGCCGTGGTGAAGCGCATTCCCGTGGCCCAGGTGCCCGTGGTGCAGCTCATTGAAAACGTGGACCGCGAGCCGCTCCCCCTCCTGGACGAGTGCGGCGCCCTGGCCAGAATCAGGGATTCAGGAACGCTCGGTGCCAAGGACCTGGCGGAGCTGTACGGTCGCTCCCAGAGCTACATCACCCAGCGGATCAGCATTCACCGGCTCCCGGACGAGATCAAGGAAGCCTTCCTGGACGGCAAGATCCAATTCTCGGACCTGCGAGACCTGTCCGGCGTGAAGGCAGATGAAGGCAAGACCCGCGAGGAGGCCCAGATCGCAGCCTTCCGCAAGGCCCTCGAGGCGGATGCCTCCGCGCCCGAGCCCGCGAGCTCGCGCAAGAAGCCGAGCAGGTCCAAGCGCAAGGCGGCCACGCGCAAGGCCGTTCGCCAGAGCACACGTCAGGCCAAGAAGCCGGAGCGCCGGGCAGCTTCGGAGCGGACGGGCGAGAAGCCCGGGCGGAAGGCCATGGAGGGCACCACCGAGGAGCGCCTCGAGGCCCTCACCCAGCGCATCGAAGGCGAGATCGCCAAGGAGATCGGAGCGAGCAAGCTGTCCCCGAAGGCGTCCGATGCGGTGCAGCGTGCGATCACCAAGCTCCACCAGGAGCGCCTCCTGGTACTGCCCTGATGCCAGGCCCGAACACATCCAAGCGGTGGAAGGCCGTTCGCAAGCGGTTGGCCAAGGCCAGTGACGCCCAGGGTGTGCTCGAGGCCCTGTCAACCAACGGGGCCGGGGACGGGCGCGTGGAGGACCTGTGGCTGGACGCTACGGATGAGCTCTGGGATAAACACATCCTCCCGATGACCCTCCGCGAGCTCGCTGCGGCCGTGGCGCAGTCCGATGGCGTGAAGGTGCAGCTCGACCGCGGCAAGGTGCGCCAGAAGCGGGCCAGCCGGATGAAGCCAGCGGAGATCGCGGAGGCGTCCGAGAAGATCGTGGCCGTGGTGAAGGAAAGGCCAGGTTGCGCGTGTTCGGAGATTGCCGAGCGGATCGGCCTGGATCGCACCAGGACAGGCAAGCTCCTGGGCAAGCTCCACGATGCTGGCGAGCTTCGCAGAGAGGGTGAGCGCGGGGGCGCAGTGTACTTTCCGGCCTGATGCGGTAGGATCTACGGATGCTGGTGAGCTGGCCAACATTTGAGCACGATTGCCCAGCGTGCGTGTTCCTGGGCTCGGAGGACCGCGTGGCGCCCAGGTGGCGCGGGTGGGGGTTCTCCACGGCCAGGTGGCGCGACTTCTACCTCTGCCGAGCTCACGGTGTGCCGGCCTACACGGCCAGGTTCGGCAACAGCCCGGGGGACTACGTGGCGGTGTCCAGCGAATCACTCGAGCGGTGGGACTTCCGCGAGTGGGCAGCGATGGCCCGCGAGGAGACCGAAGATCATGCGGTGCCACTGAATGCTCTGTACCGGCTCCACCGGGACGGCGCCCTTGAGCGAGGATTCACCGTGTACCCTCACTTCGATGCTCCGAACAGGCCCTACATCATGGTGTCCCCGGCGCTGGCACCACAGGAGCATGACGTGTTGCACACGGTGGTGCTCCACGTGACAAACGGCTATTCCAGGTTCGGCAGCGGTGCGCCGCTGGACGATGATGCGACGGACAAGCTCGCTGGACGGGTGCTGGTCGTGGTGAGGGAGGTGGCGAACAAGCTGGGAGCGGTCACCAGGTGGAACCGATGGGGCCGTGACGTGGTGAATGCTGAAACAAGGTGTAGTGCTCACGCTGACGGTGTTGACCATGGCGGCTGCCCTGGCCCCGGTGGTCTGGATCATGATTCAGGACGTTTCTCCTGATGAAATGGACGATGAGCTGTGAGCCGAATTCTGTGCAACGCGAGCGGCGTATTCGCCCTGATGTTCATGGCGTGGTACGCAGTAAAGATGAGCGGATGCCTCCCCTGAGCTCCGCAGATTGGAGGGCGCAATGCCTACGATTGAGGTGTCGGACTTCAAACCCATCCTGGTGATCTACCACGCGCCCCCGTGCAACGATGGGTGGACGGCGGCGCTGATCGCCTGGCACGTGCTGGGAGACACGGCCGAGTACGTGCCCATGCACTACCAGAGCGATCCCCCGGACCCGACCGGGCGCCAGGTGCTGATGTTCGATTTCAGCATGAAGCGGGAGGCCATGCAGGAGTTCGCCGCGCGGGCGGACAGCATCGCCGTGTACGATCATCACCAGTCGGCCCAGGAGGAGCTGGTGGGGCTCGCCTACGCTTCGTTCAATATGGACAAGTGCGGGGCACGGATGGCCCTGGAGCACTTCCAGGCGATGCTCCTGGGCACCGAGGACGAGGGGGTGCTGGACCACCTCGAGACGCTGGTGGCCTACGTGGAGGACCGCGATCTGTGGCGCTGGCAGCTTCCGCTGTCCAAGGAGGTGAGCCAGGTGCTCGCCACCACCACCAAGGACTTCCGGACGTGGCAGGACCTGGCGTGGCAGGTGCGTCAGGTGCGCCACTACGCGGAGCACCGGGAGGCCGTTGCGGCTGGCCTGGCGCGGAGCCACATGGAGAAGCCCCCGATGGTGGTGGCCGGGGAAGCAATGATCCGCAAGCTGGACTCGGACGTGAGCTTCCTCGCGCGCAAGGCCCAGGTGATGGAGTTCAATGGTCACCGGGTGGCCGTGGTGAACGCTCCCATCTTCCAGAGCGAGGTAGCCGGGCACCTGGCCACGGCGCCGGGCATCGACTACGGCATGGCGTGGTGGCATGGCGGCTCGGACTCCCAGTACCACTACTCTCTGCGTTCCCGGGGCGATGGCGGCGTGGAGGGGGCGGCACAGGTGGACGTGGCCAAGGTAGCGGAGCAGTTCGGTGGCGGCGGCCACAAGGCGGCCAGCGGCTTCTCGAATCACCTGCCCCCGTGGCGCCTGGACCGCGAGGGGGACGAGGCGGAGCTCGAGCCCATGCCCGAGTACATGCGGCGGATGGTTCCAGAGGAGTAGACGATGCGAATTCACAATCCGCGCCAGTTCGGAATCTACCTGATGCGGCGGCGCAAGGCGGCTGGGATCAACCTTCAGGTGCTGGCCCAGAAGCTCGAGATTCACCCCAAGATCATCGGGGCTATCGAACAGGGCATCGGTGGCCAGGAGATTGACGATGATCTCCTGGACGAGCTGGTGGAGAACGTACCTGGATTCAGCTTGGCCCTCGCGGCCGGCGTGAGTCCGCCACCCACGCCTGTGCGAAAGCTCGAGGGGCGTGAGGGGCCCAAGGCGGCCCCGATGTCAGCGGCCAACATGCGGCCGTCTGCACCTCCGGCTCCGGCCCGGGTGCCCAAGCCGAAGCCACCTCGAGCCATCCCCACCGAGGAGCAGCTCGGCAACTTCGTGGACCGGGAGCTCCAAAAGGACCAGTAAGACCCACTACGCTTGCCCCTTGGCGACTTGTGGTGCTCATTACAACTCGCCAAAAAAAATCATGTCCATGTCGTTTTTTTGGCCGAGTGAGATCACTCGACCGTAATCACTAACATTTTTGATATTCAGTTGCAGGGCCAAACAGGGCTCAACCTGTGGGCGCAGCGGCGCAAGTGCGTGACACTACAGTAGTAAAGCAGTGTACTGGTAGACGTGTTGACGTGTTGACTTGTTTACACGGGTAGGGTATCACTGGGGGTAGGAGGATCACATGGACAACACGACGCGCAACGAAATCAGCTACTTCGCTTCCGGCTCGAATCACGAGGGCGAGATTGCCGGTCTGGCCGACTGCGGCATGAACGTGGGCGTGGCGGTGGATCGCGTGAACGGCGCGTCCATGGCGGCTCTCAAGGCGCTCGCCGGAACGGGCACCAAGGTGTTCGTGGACTCCGGCGCTTTCTCCGAGATCGAGTTCCCCAAAAACGCTCCCCCTCGCGTTGCCAAGCCGATCACCCACAGCCAGTGGATCGAGCGCCTCGAGACCTACGTGGAGCTCGCCGCGCACCTCGGTTCGCAGCTCTACGTGGTGGCTCCCGACAAGGTGGCCTTCCAGTCCGAGACCCTCGAGCGGATGGCCCGCTACCGCCACTACATGCTGGCGTGCCGGGTGCTCGGTGCGAACGTCCTGGTGCCCCACCAGAAAGGCGAGCTCACCATGGCCCAGTTCGGTGAGGCGGCTGCCCAGGCGCTCGGCTTCTCGGACTGGCTCCCCGCCATCCCGATGAAAAAGGACGCCACCACCCAGGCGGAGCTGGTGGACTACCTCGAGACCGCGCAGCCCCACGCCGTCCACCTCCTCGGGCGCGGCCCCCAGAGCCCCGGCTGGGAGAAGCTGGTGAGGGCCGTGCGGACCCACAGCCCCTCCACCATCTTCTGTGACTCGGTGCTCGTCGCCTCGCTGGTGGGCCGCTCCAACGGCCGCGTGATGCCCGCCACGGGCACCAAGGGCCCCCGGGTGCTCACGGCTGCTTTCGACGCTGTGAACAGCGAGCTGGAAGAGGGCATGTGGAGCTCCACCGGCGGCCACGACTACACGGACCAGATCTTCCTCGACGCCTCTGAGTGGGTGGCTGAGCTCACTGCGGCCCAGCGCACCGAGCTGGCAGAGGAGCTCACCCTGGTGGCCGGAGAGGCCCCCCAGGGCAACCTGGTGGACTGGCTCGAGGACAACGGCAACGACTACACGGACCAGGTGCTCGACCACTACTACCGCACCTGGGTGCTCGAGACGGGCGCGGTGGCCTGGCGGAAGCGCGATGCCATCAACCTGGCGCTCCGCGGCCAGCCCGCCCCCGAGCGCGAGCTCAACCTCAACACCACTACCCGCACCAAGCCCGTCCAGCTCACGCTGGCGCTGGCTGCCTAGCAGGAGGACCGGATGACCACCGACTACCAGATCACCGAGGCCCACAGCGACGGCAAGTGTACGCTCTGCCGCAAGGCCATCACGGCCGGCGAGGAGATCGTCTGGCTCCAGCCGGCGCAGCTCGCTACCCTCAACGCCCTGGGCATGAGCCTCAAGGTGTTCCGCCGCGCCCACACCAAGTGCCTTCCGCCCATCCTCGAGGACGAGGCGCAGTTTCGGCCGGCCATCGAAGAGTCCACCTCGCACCTGATGGAGCTCACCGACCCGAAGTGGCCCAAGGACCACATGGGGTTCAACGCTGGGGACGCTGGCTTCGCGCGGCGCTACCTGGATCTGGGGTGCCCCCGTGAAGGCACCTGGGAGATGGCCAGGCGCCTGGTGAAGTACATGGACACCCAGCTCGGCGGCCAGGACCGGGACGCCAACAAGGTGATCCTCGAGGCCGTGGAGGAGGGCAAGAAGACCCGCAAGGGGCTCCTCGCCCGGCTCCGGCGCCAGCGCAACGCGGTGGCCGCAATTGCGTGCGGGTCGAGTATCCAGGACGCGGCCAAGCTCCCGGAGCGGCGCCCGAAGGGCATCGTGGGCATCGACACCATCTACAAGGGCCAGGGCGCCTTCGGTGGCCAGACGGGGCTCCTGGTCACGATGGACCACCCCAGGTACAACGCCACCCACGGCGTGATCAAGGACCAGCTCAAGTCTGTGGGCGCCAAGTGGGACGGCGAGAACCGTGGGTGGCTGATCTCCGCGGACACCCTGGCGGCCATCTGGGGCCAGGTGTTCACCGAGGCCCAGGTGGCCGTGAGCGACAAGGCTCGCGCGAAGCTCACCGAGGTGGCCAAGGACGCCAAGGATGGCCTCATTCCCCTCCGCAAGCCCGGCCAGGTGCTGGTGACCACCAACGGCCGCGTGGAGCTCAAGGTGGAGCTGGACGCCCCCTGGAACAACCCCGACCACGGGGCCCTCAAGGACCGGCTCAAGCGCGTGGGCGCGAGCTGGGACAAGGCCACGGGTGCCTGGTGGATCGGCGCCGCCCTGGTGGCCAACAACTACGATTACCTCTGGGGCGAGGGATCGGGCATTGACCCGGCCACGGTGACGATCACCGACGATGCCCAGGAGAAGCTCGAGGAGGCCCTCGAGCGCGAGGCCCTGAGCAACGCGGCGAGCCTCGAGGACGCCAACGTGGACACGGACGTGGGCGAGCGCCTGGCGGGGATGCTCCCCGATGGGCTCGAGCCGTACCCCTATCAGCTCGCCGGAGCGGCGTTTGTGGACGCGGCCGGGGGCCGGGCCCTCATCGGTGACCAGATGGGGCTCGGCAAGACGATCCAGGCCATTCTGTGGCTCCTCCTGCACCCAGAGGCGCGCCCCGCGGTGCTGGTGGTCCCCGCAGTGGTCTCCACCAACTGGGTGGACGAGATCAACAAGTGGGCCCCGGGGGAGACCGTGCAGCGGATCAAGACGGGCAAACAGAAGCTGGACCCCAAGGCCACCTGCTACGTCATCACCTACGATCTGGCCAGGCGGCGCGTGGAGGAGCTCAAGGCCCTCGCCCCCCGCGTGCTGATCTTCGATGAGTGCCACTACCTGAAAAACTACAAGGCCCAGCGCACCAAGGCGATGCTGGACCTGGTGAGCCAGGTGAACCCCGAGGCCGTGATCGGGCTCTCTGGTACGCCCATCCTGAATCGGCCGGTCGAGTTCTACACTACGCTCAAGATGCTCCGCCCGGCGGACTACGCCTCCTGGAAAAAGTACGTTACCCGGTACTGCGGCGCCTACCGCGACCGCTTCGGGTGGCAGATCGGTGGAGCCACCAACAGCGAGGAGCTCTCCGCCCGGCTCCGCGACACCATGGTCCGGCGCACCAAGGACCAGGTGCTCAAGGAGCTCCCCGCGAAGACGCGCGCCATCACCAAGGTGGAGGTGCCCCGCAAGGAGCTCAACGCCATCCGCAAGACGGTCAAGGCCATGGTGGACAGCCCCGAGCCTGGTGCCCAGCTCGCGGCGATGACCTGGGAGCGACACGAGACCGGGCGCCTGAAGGCCCAGGCGGCCGTGGAATGGGTCCGCGAGTATCACGCCCAGGGCGAGCCGGTGCTGGTGTTCGCCCACCACCAGGACGTGCTGGACGAGCTCGAGGCCGGCTGCAAGGCCACGAAGCGCGGCCAGGAGCCCCTCCGGGTGGGACGCATCGACCTGAACGTCTCGGCGGACAAGCGCGGGGCGCTGGTCAAGGCGTTCCAGGCGGGGGACCTGGACGTGATGCTCCTCGGGATCGAATCCGGGGGCGTGGGCATCACCCTCACCCGGGCGAGCAACGTGATGTTCGTGGAGCGCGCCTGGACCCCGAGCTCCGAGGAGCAAGCGGAGGACCGGGCCCACCGGATCGGCCAGGAGCGAGCGGTCACGATCCGCTACCTGGTGGCGGACGGCACCATCGACAACTACATCAGCGAGCTGATCGAATCCAAGCGCGAGGTGGTGCAGCGCATCCTGGACGGCGAGGCCCCCACCAAGGAGAGCCTGGACATTCGGAGCGAGCTCCTGGGCGCCTGGCTGGCCCACCACGGGCTCGAGCGCAAGCCCAAGGCCAAGCGGACGGCCAAGGCCAAGAAGTCGGCCCAGCGGCGCCCTGAGCGCCAGGAGAACACCAAATCCGGCGGAGGAGGCGGCAGCGTGCTGTCCCGGCCGGCGAACCAGGTGGAGATGAGGTGGTAATCATGGCGAAGCGAAGAACCCCGACCCCCAGGTGTCTGCACTGCGGCAAGCCGTTGCCCTACTTTCTCGGCCCCACGGACCAGGCGAGGTGGGCCAGGGCCTACCCGGACCAGGAGATCCCGCCTTTGACCCGGGGGGTGGATGGCATGGGTTACTTCTGTATCAAGCGGCGTGCCATCGCTTTCGCCCACCGGGCGGCCAGGAAGATGGTGGAGCGTAACTCCGATGGCACCAAGGCGGGGGCGTAGCATGGGAGTCACCATGGACGAGATGCAGATTCTTGACGCCTGTATCTTCGGGAGCACCGTGGGCGAGATTGCGGAGTGGACAGCGTTCCCAGTGAGCAAGGTGCGGCGCCTGGTGAAGCGGCTCGAGAAGCGCCAGCTCCTACGCCGTTCCGAGTACAAGTCACACAGCACAGCCAGGCCCGCGATTCTCTGGACGCGGGAAGGGCCGGGGGATTGAGCATGGGCAGCAAGAGTGGATTCAAGACGCCCCCTCCTTCGATTACCGCCTTCATTGAGCCGCGTGACTACTTGGTGGAACTTGTCACATGGGCTCACACGGAAGGCAATAGCAACCTGGAGCTCTGTGGAAGTACGGCGTTAGAGTTTTTGGAGCGCCGTGTTTATGGCAATCCCGTGGAAACCGCGGTTCGTAGGCGTGCATGGAAGCAGTGGACCAGGATCATTCTTCGCACGCTTGGGAGCACTAATCAGGCTCACCTGGATTTCAATTTGTATATGAGGTTTTGCGGATTGGTGGCGGCAAAGTATCCAAGCGTTGCGATTAGGGGTGCGCCGTGGAGTGATGAGGAAGCCTGTTTTCTTGAGATTGCATATTCTATGGAGTGGGCTGCAAATACTTGGGAGGCGTTGCGGTTAAGGCGTCTTTACCAGGGAGGGCTACACGATGAGTTGAGCAACGCGCTGGATGACACTGCGTTTGCTTGGCGCTCTTACACCGAGACACTGATGGGGGCATGTATTGGGCGTGTTCCGAGGTTTTATATTTCGTCGTCCTTGATCGAGTCGTTCTGGTTGACGGATGTGAACATTCCTTCCGAAGACGTGCGTTTGCCGTTTGAAGAGTGCGTGCTTCTTTTCCCGGACGACTCTGTGCATGTGAAGCTGATGGGCGAGCTCAAGGCAGTGGTGGTGTGCGAGGCGAAATATCACGACAATGAGCCTGCGATTGCTCTGTTTTCTGGATATGAGGCGCCTACGTTTCCTATGCCTGGATACATGCCAAGGGACGCGGAGCTTGTGAGTGAGATCGTTCACAGTGTGATCGAGAGCACCAATGATAGGCACAAAGCTATAATAGGGGGGATCTCTGGCGACAACATTGAATCGCATAAGCAACAGGCGAAGTTGTTTTCGCTTGTGGCCAATTTTGCCCTTTACACCACCAACATGCAGGATGACGTGCAACTGGATTGCCAGGATGAAATCAACAGGATGGCAGCCAGAGCGAAGAGGCACCAGGATGGATCCAGGAAACGCCGTAAGCTCGAGCGCGCAATAGAGCGCAAGCAAAAGGGTGCAATCTACATCGTTGGTAGCAAGTTCGAATCTCGCCTGGGTGACTCCGGTGGTGATGTTTCGATGCGAGCTCGCCACGTGGTGAGAGGGCACTGGAGAAACCAGCCCTACGGGCCAGGGCGCGAATTCAGGCGCCAGGTGTTCATCAAGCCTCACTATCGCGGCGGGATACCGAAGGTCAATGAAGGGGCTCCAGAGCCACCTCCAAAGGACTACTACGTGAGCAAGTAAGGGAGGGAAGAAATGGATCCTGACAAGGCACTGGAAACCATCCGTGAGTCCTTGGCTGTTCTGCGGATTCCGGAGGACCACGTGGGTGTAATTGAGCGGGACGAGGCGCTCGGGGACCTGGTGGAGAGCATGGGCGCTCTGGACGAGTGGCTGTCCAGAGGGGGGTTCCTCCCCGCGGATTGGCAGCGCAAGCCCATGGTGCCCACCGAGGAGGAAGCGTTCGCGGCTGGCGTGCGCGGGGAGCATCCGGCTCACTTCGCGGCGCGTGTGGCCGATGCTCTCACCAGGGAGTACGCGGAGCTCCAGAAGCGCATCCTGCGAAGCCTGGACCGGACTTCGAGCGGGGTGGCGATCCTGATGGACGAGGAGAACCACGGGGCGTGTACCCAGCTCGAGGAGCTCGGCCTGGTGGCCAAGGGCGAGAGCGCGATCACCGAAAGCGGCGACTGGACCAACTACAGCATCACAGAGGCCGGGCGCGCCCTGGTGGAAGCGTGGAGAGCCAGGTGAGCATCGAAGTCAAGATCGTTTGTGACGGTTGCGGCTTCAGTCACCCGTCCTACGGCCAGACGTGCGGGCGCGGGAGAAAAGAAGCTCACCAGATGAGGACCGATTTGAAAACCAAGCTCCTGTGGAGTGTGTCCAGAGCCAACGGGGAGGACCTGTGCTGGAATTGTCTCCAGGAGCGCAAGCGACAGGGGAAGCTGTAACATGCAGATCATCGCAATGCGGCCTGGCGAGCACGCCAAGGCGGAGGACCTGGACGACAACCTGAAGGCCATGCAGACCTTCGTGGACGGCTACATCGAATCTGTGATGCTGGCCACCGGACACCGGAACATCGTGCTGTGGTGCAACGAAGAGGGGCTCTACACCCACGCTCGGAACAGGGTGCTCCCTGGCCAGTTCGGCCCCATCGTGATCCATGGGCCGTGCTTCATTTCCGCGGTGGACGGCGCCGGGGAGACCGTGGGGCTCACCGAGGCCGAGCTCGAGGAGTGGCTGGCCATCGCTACCAGGTGGCCCAGGAGGGACGCGCAATGAAGTTCAAGCTGCGAGTCAACAGCTACAACGGCGTTCATGTTCACGCGGTGTTGTTCGCCGGGTCCGGAGGCACGCTGGCGAACATCGGGTCCCTGGCGATGCGGGAGCCGGAGTTCCTGGCCCTGGCGGAGACCCTACGGGCGGGGGCCCCGGTCGCGGAGGAGCATGTGGAGGTGACCGTGGAGGACCAGGCGTACTGGGAGCACAAACTGGGGAGTATGCGATGAGCAAGGGTACCCGCTGGTGGCCCGAGTTCACCACGGTGGCCGAGCGCCTGACCCTGGAGCCCACGATGCGGGTGACCCGTCGTGTGAGCAAGCGTGGGGTGCCCCACCTGGTGGTGCGCGGAGCGGCCAGGAGCGCGTCCGTGTGCTGGTTCAACCGGAGCAAGGTGCTCCGGACGTTCTCCCCGTGTTTCAGCTACGGCGCCAGTCAGCACAAGCGCAACTGGGAGCTCGAGGACCTTGAGGACCTGGTGTGCTACCTCCGGAACGAGCTCGAGGAGCGCCGGCTCCAGGAGGCGGAGGACGTGTGGGTCACTCGCATGGGCGAGCGCGTGCGCGTGAGCGAAATGGGGGACAGCCACCTGGTGAACACCATCTTGTTCCTACAGCGCCATGCCACGAAGAACCTGGCGGCCCTCACGGCGTGCTACGTGATGGGGCCAGCACCTCGGGGGGAAATGGCCCAGGATGCCTTTGATCGTGAGTTCGATGCGGTCCTGGACGCCACCTGGCAGGACAGGGTGCCGGCGATCTTCTGGCTCATGCTCACCGAGGCCGAGCATCGTGGGCTTCGGGTGGTGCTCCCGACCGATCGGGAGGAGCTGATGCAGCGGCTGGCCCTCGAGCTGGCCATGATGGGAGTCAAGTCATGAGGGAGCGATTCATCGAAGCGGGGTTCACTCCGAAGTCCATGGAGCTGATGGAGCACTGCAACCGGGTGGTGGAAGCCTACATGGAGGACGGCCTTCGGCTTACCCTCCGGCAGCTCTACTACCAGCTTGTGAGCGCCAACATCATTCCGAACAAGGAGCGGTCCTACAAGAACCTGGGCAACCTGGTGAGCAAAGCGCGCCTGGCGGGGCAGCTCGACTGGGATGCGATTGAGGACCGCGTGCGCCAGGCCAAGCGGGCGCCCGAGTGGGACTCCGCGAGCTCGCTGATGGAGTCCGCCCTGGCATCATTCCGGCTTCCGCGGCTCCAGGGGCAGTGCCACTACGTGGAACTGTGGGTGGAAAAGGACGCCCTGGCCGGGGTGCTCGAGCCTATCTCCAAGGAGTGCCACATCGTGCTGATGGTCAACCGGGGTTACAGCTCCCAGAGCGCCATGTACGAGAGTGCCAAGCGGATCAGCTACCGCATGGACAACCTCGGGTGCGACGACGCCACGATCTTGTACCTCGGGGACTTGGACCCGAGCGGCGAGGACATGGTGCGGGACATTCAGGACCGCATGGACCTGTTTGGCACCCAGGTGGAGGTGGTCAAGGTGGCCCTCAACATCGACCAGGTGCAGAAGCATCAGCTTCCACCGAATCCGGCCAAGCTGTCCGACTCGCGCGCCAGCGCGTTCATCGCCAAGTACGGCCGCGAGAGCTGGGAGGTGGACGCGCTTTCGCCGCGTGAGCTTCGGGCCATCATCAACGGCGCCATCTGGTCTCGGCTGGACATGGACGCCATGAACGAGATCATTGACCAGGAGAACGAGATCAAGGAGACCCTCCGGAGCGCATCCGAGGGACTGTAGGCAGCCCAGTGCTGGCCGAATGAATGAAGGGAGACGCACCGTGACGACCAATGTGGAACGAGAGCTGGTGAACATGCTGGCCAGTGAGATGGCGAACGATGTTGACTGGGTTTTCATGAACACCATCTGGCGCTGGCACGATGACACACCCGGGTGGAAGCGATGGGTGGCCAACCGGTGGCCCTTCCGGTGTCGCAGCATGTGGCTGGGCCGAAGGCTCGGGCTGGGCGAGTGGTGGTGCCCCCCGCGGCCGACAAGGGGCAACGCATGACCATGAATGGAGATGGCCCCAAAGGGCGCGAGATCAAGACGGTACAGGGCGAGCTGGACTTCGATGAGCAGATGGAGCTCGTCCGGGACGGCTGGACCTTTGGCAGCCGGACGCGCATCCATGGGTGTACCAGGTGGACCTGGTGGCGCCCGAAGCCGGTTGACTCTACCTGTAAACCGGTATAGCGTTCTACGGCTAGAGGAGGCAACATGGCAGACCGCAAGGCAACACACGTAACCGGCGAGGCGCATGAGCGGCTCCGGGTGCTCAACTTCAAGCGGCGCGTGTCGATCCAGGCGATGATCGATGAAGCCCTACAGGAATGGCTGGACAAGGCCGAAAGGGCTGGTGATCGTTGGTGGTCCAACCGTTTCCCGGAGGCCCGTGGAAGGGATGCCTGAGCGAGGTGCCAGTCCTGGACAGGTCTACTGGAACCCAACGCTACAGGTGCTGGCTGTGGTCTACCAGGTGGACGGCAAGCGAGTCCGGGCAGCGGGGATCAGGATAAGCCGGCCGGCCCGGTGGACCGTCAAGCGGTACACCTGGCCAGATGGTGTTCCGTCTACATGGATGCTGCGTAAGTGATTGTTTTCAATGGCCCAAATGCAGATTCGACATGGGCAGGTGTGGCAGCTCCGTGCCCAGTACCTCGAGGACTGGCCCAGCGACAGGTGCGCGTGGCCCAGGAGGATCCAGATCGTGATGGTGCTCTCCGGGCTCGAGACCACGGTGGCCCGGGAGGACCTGGACGACGTGATCGGCCCGAAGCTCCAGGTGCCTTGGAGCGTGCTGCGCCAGTTCTACCGGCGCATCGGCTGAGACTTGGCACGGGTGTTGCTTCTTCTTAATTAACCTTATCTCCCTCTGTAGGAGAATAAGAGTCAAGAGGGTGTTCGGATGCAAGAAACGAAAACAGACCTGGAACGGCTGCACGCGGTGGTGAGCGGCGAGACCTGGCGCCGGGGATGCGGAAAGACGTTTGCCCAGTGCCACGCCGTGGCGAGCGCCTTGGAACTCGGGGAGCCAGGTGTCCTGGTGGCGGTGCCCCGCTACCAGTGGCTGGAGCACGTGGCCCCGATGCTCGAGGGGATCCTGGTGGAGCGCGGGCTCGGTTCACCCACCCGGCGGCGCCGGCTCGAGTGGGAGCTCCCCACCGGCCAGACGATTCGCTTCGTGGCGGCGTGGGACGAGGGGCGCATCGTCGGGGATCGCTCCGCCGTGGTGGAGGTGATGGCGTGAGGGACGACCTGGAGCGACAGATCACTCGGTTCCTCAACTGGTGGGATGACCACCTCGAGGAGTGTAGGTTCCCGGAGGGTGACCAGGAGGAGGCGGTCCCAGGGAGCGACTGGGGTGAGTGCGTCTACCCGGTGACCTACCAGGCGGACCAGCGGGCCCTGGTGGCCCAGCTCTGCGAGGCGGGGTGCTGCACTTCTGCCTTCGAGCTGGACGGCTTGGTGGAGGCTCTCCGCGAGCTGATGGGGCGCGTGGCACCCGAGCCGTTGCCCCCGGACAATGATCGGCTATTCCGGCTTTCGGAGGACGATTACAAGGTGTGGGAGGCAGAGTTCGCCAAGGCTAATCCCGACGCATTCCATGAGGACGCCAGGGGCCCCGGGGACTGGGAGCGTATCAAGGCAGAGCGCCAGGAGCCCCCCGATGGGGCGCGCAGTGCCGGCCAGCTCCCCGGGGAGTCGAATCCGTTTTGGGTGGAGCTCCTGGGGCACCTGACAAATCGGGAGCGGGTGGTGCTTTGGAACGTGTACCGTCTGTCGTCGCCCCCAGTGAAACATCGGGTCCCGAAGGTGCAGCTTACGAGGGAGATGGAGCACTACATGAGCCGGCAGACGTGCGAGCGCGCGGTGCGGATGCTTCGGCGCCGCGGGATGCTCTGGGAGCACGAGGGCCTCATTCACCTCACCGAGAGCGGTGCCATCGTGGTCACCAAGATGACAGAGGATTGGAGGACGGGATGATCGGATTCGAGTACAGCGAGGTTCCGTACCACAGCCATGACTGCGAGGCGTGCGCTTTCCTCGGGTCCGTGGAGATGGCGCCGGGGAAGTGGATCGACTACTACACGTGTCCGAACGGTCCTGGCCGGACGTACATCGCCAGGTTCGGCTCCGAGGGGCCCGACTACACCAGCATGAATGCGATGATGTTGTCGGACCTGGACATGATTCCAGCGGACCCCCTCCTGGCGATGCTCTGGCTCCTGTGGTCGCGGGACGATGCGGCGATGAGGCTGGGCAGGTGAGCGTGGCGTGCCTGTTCATCGGTGTGGTGCTGGGCGGCCTGGTGGTTCATCTGTGCCACTGGCTTCGCCAGCGGGAGCACGTGACCGATGAGGGCGACGTGGTTCTTCCGGCCGGGGTGGAGGTACGGGACCGTGAGGGCAGAGTGTTCACGGTTACCGTTGACCACCACCTCGGGGCGCGGGACACTAGAACACCGGAGGACCGCTAGATGCTGAAGCGCCAGGACGGCCGTGCCCGAAGTGAAATCATCCCCGAGGAGGAGCTCGCGCTACTCGAGGAGGAGCTCAAGTCCCTTGACGTGAATGAGCGCGAGGCGCTGATTCGGCTGGTCGAGGAGCACATGGCGGCCGATGGCGCGGAGGTGGTCCAGGAATTCGCCGCGTTGGACGAGTCCATGTATGACCGTCATTGCGTGGACATTGATACCTTCCTGCGAGACGAGTATTTCCTGGGGCACATCGGCAAGACGCTGTATCCGTGCTGGCAGAGAGATCTCCGAGAGCTGTTTGCCGGGGACTACCATGAGGCGATCATTTCCGGATCCATCGGGTGCGGCAAAAACACGTTCGCCTCGGTGGCCCTCTGCTACATGATCTACCAGATGAGCTGCCTGCGAGATCCACAGGCGGTGTTCGGTCTCGAAAAGGGTTCTGAGATCGCGTTCTGTTGTATTTCGGTGAACGAGAAGCTGGCGCGCCGGGCGGTGTTCGGGGGCATCAAAACGAAGATCATGAGCTCCCGGTATTTCATGGACGAGTTTCCATACCGGCCCACCCTGTCCGAGCTCCGTTTTCCGAACAACATCTGGGTGGCGGCGAGCTCCTCGAGCATGAGCTCCGCGCTTTCGCTCAACACGTTCGGCGGGATCTTGGACGAGGTGAATTTCTTTCAGAGCACACCCCCGCGCGTGAGCAAGATCCGCTACGGGGCCAAGCGCCGGGAGCGCCACAGCCACGCGGAGACCTTGTACCAGATGATCCTCCGCCGGATGAAGTCTCGCTACAGCCGAAGCGGGAAGCTCCCTGGCGTGCTGATGATGATCAGCTCCAAGTCCCACACCGATGCGTTCACCGAGCGGCGGATCGCGGCCAGCGCCACGGACCCGAGCATCCTGGTGCGGGAGTACGCATTGTGGGAGGCGAAGCCTGGCCACCTGTTTTCCGAGGAGACCTTCAGTGTATTCGTGGGTAACGAGCGCCTACAAAGTCGGCTGATCTCCAGGGATGAGGAGCGCGTCCGGCTACAGGACTGCATCGACAACGATCCGGACTACGATGGGTGCCGGATCGTCCAGGTGCCGATTGACTTCAGGCGGGACTTCGAGGAGGACCTGGACAGCGCCCTACAGGACCTGGCCGGCGTGGCCACCGTGAGCATCAGCCCATTCATTCAACGGCGCGAGACCCTGTACGATGCCATTGACGAGACGCGCGGCCATCCGATGGCCACCCTCGAGTGGAATCCCCAGACACTGGCAAAGGTGGACTGGCGCCAGCTCACACGGATGTACTCGAGCAAGGACAGCCAGGGCAACGTGAGCCAATTCGAGGGGCCCATCGTGAACCCGGAGGCCCCGCGGCACCTGCACCTGGACACCTCGCTGAATCATGATGCCACTGGGCTCGCCATCGGCCACGTGGCCGGGACTGTCCAGGTGGAGCGGCGCGACGATGACGGCGTGGTCTTCGTGGAGGACGCGCCGGAGATCTACATCGACTTCCTGTTGAGGATCGTTCCTCCGCCCGGGGATGACATTATCCTCGCGGACATTAGGACGCTGATCTATTCGTTCATGGACCACGGATACCAGTTCGCCCTGGCCACCACGGACCAGTACCAGTCTGCGGAGATGCGCCAGTACCTCGAGCTCCAGCGCGGGGTGGAAACGAAGCTCCAATCCATGGACCGGACACTGGACCCCTACATGGAGCTCAGGGCTGCGTTCTACGAGGGGCGGATGAATATGTACGCCTACGAGCCGTTCCTCCGCGAGATGCAGCGCGTGGTCCATGACAAGGTGCGCCAGAAAGTGGACCACCTCGAGGGCGAGTCCAAGGACGTTTCCGATGCGGTGGCCGGCGTGGCATTCACGCTGTCCAGGGATCAGGCTCTGATGCCCATTCCGCTCAAGATGGGGATCTCCACCTGGGAGGACGTGTCCATGCCAGACGAGTGGCTCCGCAAGGACTACGCTCTGGAAAAGGGGAAGGAAGAGGGACCGGTCAAGCGTGGGCCGGGTCAACACCATTGGCTGATGCCACTATCGGGATAACCGCGTGATGCGCGGCTGGTGAGAGCGATGAAAACGATGAGAACACTGGCACCGATTGGAGCGGGGGAGGGGAAACATGGAGTCGAAAGAAGTGTCCAGGGCCGACTACTCACGGTTGGCTGTTGCTATGGGCTACATCTGCACCGAGCTCAAGGGGAGGTGCAGCCCGGAAGCATTCCGCGAGATCTGTGGACTGGTGGGGCGCCTGGCGGGCGAGCGTGGGATGCAGGAGCTACGTCACATTGGATTCGCCTTCAGTGGCCTGTACGATCTGTTCAGACCACCGATGGATCCAGGAGGGGTGTTCGATGAGCCGGAGCGACGATCCAGTGGAGATCTACGTGGAGGAAGTGCTGGCCGATACGGATGAGGCGATCCTGTGCCTGGTGGACGGCGACACCGAGGCGTGGATTCCGAGGAGCCAGCTCCTCTACACCGAGGTGGAAGAGGAAGGCGACAGCGGCAACATCGAAATCCCCGAGTGGCTCGCCATCGACCGGGAGCTGATATGAGCCATAGGTGGAAAGGAAGGGAGCTCCCACCTCCGCCCAGCGATGATGCTCTGGGCTCACCAGAGCAGCTCAGGTTTGTCCATGTGGGCACCCTCGAGTGGAGCACCCTGTCCGGAGAGGCATTCGGGCCGGTTTTCGAGGCGGCCAAGGCCGTATTCGAGCAGACCCCTGGGGCAGTGAGCCGGCTGGACGTGGACGTGAAGTATGGACGCGATGATCTGATCACCCAGTTCCCGGATGGCTCCAGGGGCTTCGGTGAGAGGACGGTTGTGGAGCTGAATCTGGTGCAGCCACGGCTCCACGTGTACCGCGTACAGCGAGGCGCCCAGGTGCTCGGGCTGGTGTATCTGAACCGGGGCGTCGGGCTCCTGGGAGGCATCGGTGAGTAGCGACGACGGGCAGCCCATTGTGGTGATCGGCCAACGCGGAAGAGACGGTGGCGTGCGCCTCGAGGGGCGCGACTGGCACATGGTTTACCACCAGGGCCGTGGTGACCCGTCTCCGCGGGAGATGGCCCTGAAGGTGGAGTGGCTGGTGATGCGCCATGCCCAGATGCGGATGGAGAGGGCGGCCGATGAGGCCCGAGAGTGCAGGCGCGAGAGCGAAGCGAAGCGCCAGGCGGACCTGATCGATGCCCTTTTGGAGCACATTGCCAGCGAGCAAGCTGGGGAAGGGGTGCCCTACTGATGTTCCTGGACGACTTTGTGCTCGAGGTGGTGCGGGTGGCGGTGGGCGCTCCCGAGTGGACAGCTCCAGGGATGTTTCTCCTGTGGCTCCTGTTGCACCGGGGGCAGGCAGAGAGCGGCGAGTAGACCGCTATGATGGCCCGGCCCGAGCCGGGATGATTGGAGGCGAAGATGGATCCTGATAAGCCACGGCGACAGTCGTGGGAGTACCGCACCGAAGAGTACGCAGCGGAAAACGAGACCAGCTTGGGGATGTGGCTGTCCAGCCGTGGTCGTGAGGGCTGGGAGCTGGTGACCATGATTCACCATGTGTCCGGCCCGCACCTTTACACGGCCGTGTTCAAGCGCCCTGGGCTCACGCCTCCGGCGAAGCCGGGCAAGCCGAAGCCCAAGGGAGGCAAGCGATGAGCGGACAGAGCCCATTCGAGCGTGCGATGGATCGCGCCATGGAGGAGATTGGCCAGGCGGCCCAGCACGAAGCAATGCTCCGTGAGCTCGCGGACCTGATGGATACCCTGTACCAACAGGTGGTCCACATGGCCCTGGCTGGCAGGGCGCTGGCCACGGTGGTGGACGACATGGAGGCGGATTTCGCTGTCATGAAGGGCCGGGAGCCGCATGGGAACGGTCTCACGGTCGCACGTGCGTTCACTACGGTGTCCAATGGGCTCAACGCCAAGGTGCTCGAGAAGCTAGAGGACGGCGTGAGGCGCCTCGAGAGTGTGCTCACCGGGGACGAGGACGAGGACCGGGAGGTGCGCGAGTCCTTGTCCGAGCTCCGCGCCAAGATCGAAGTGGTCAAAGCCAATGAAGTGCCGTCGCTGTAACGAGCTGCACAGCCACGCTTGGCATCCGCGCGGTCAGCGCGTGGAGGAGCCGTGGGGCGACCTGGAGTGCGACGACGCGGAGCCAGAGAAGCCTTGGTGGGACGAGGTGGACGACTGCACATTCCACCTGGCTGGGTTTCACGGGCGGCGCGGCGCACCGAGTACACCCATGAAGCGCGTGGTGTGCCGGGGCTGTGGCGGGGATCGGTTCCAGGTGGGCTCCGGCGAGTGGGTGACGGCGATTAAGTGCGTCAACTGTGGCTGGGAAAGGGTGATCCACGATGGGTAAGACGATGACGGCAGAGGAGCACCGGGCGCGCCACCAGGAGCTCCACAATATGCTGGACGAGCTGGTGGCGGATTGGCTCGGTGAGACCGGGGGGCTCCCGAGCAAGGCCACGGTGCTCGAGCTGATGCAGTGGTCTGCACAGCAAGCCAAGATGGCCAAGGCGGTGGGCCAGGAGCAGCCGGTGAGCCGCGGGATCAGTCCAGCCAAGGTGGAGCGGCCCGTCAAGGTGAAGGTGCTCTGCCCGGCGTGTCAGGCGAGCATGGACACGGTGCCGGCCAAGACGCTGATCTGTCCGACGTGCCGGACGCTGTTTGCGATGGAGACCGGGGCAGTGCTCGGGAAGGTGCCACTGTGAGCGACCGACAGCACGATTCCCATGTGCAGCTCTACATGGTGTACGAGCATGTGCGCCGGTCGGTGGAGCTCGCCACTGACTGGATGGTGGGGCGCCGGAACGACAGGGACTTGGTGGAGCGGCTCAAGGGTGTGGACTGGGGCAACACGCTCTACCAGATGATGTACGGTGACCGCGAGAAGCCAGATCTTCTGCGGGACGAGGTAACGGTGGAGGAGTGCCCAGTCCAGGAGGGGCTCTACCATATCACGGTGGCCTTCCCGGAGCTCAAGCTGCCCGACGACAAGATGCTACTGCACACCACCGGGGAATGCGGGTGCCCTCAGTCGGTGATCATTGACCGACCCAAGGACTTCGTGGTGATGCGTTTCACTGAAACGGTGCCGGTGGGGCTGGCGCCAGATGAAGGGAGCGAAGATGGAACAGACGAAAGCTGATCTGAGACGGCTGGCGAGAAACCTGGCCGGCAATGCCCATGGTGAGCTGATGCGCCTCGGGGAGGTGCTTCGGGCGATTCGCGGTGGCCAATTCCACTACGAGTGGGGTTGGGACACCTGGGCGGACTACGTGGAGAACGAGGTGGGGCTCACGGCCGGGATCACCTATGAGCTGATGGCCATCGCTCGGTGGTCGAGTGACCAGCGGCTCCTGAAGGCCCAACGCGAGGCCCTGGCTCGACTGGGGCGATGCAAGGCGGCGATCTTGGCCCGGATGGGCCCGCGCCGTGAGAGCGCGGACTACTGGCTGCGGTGGGCGCGGGGGCACACCGTGTCGGAGTTGCGAGCTCGCGCTTACGGTGAGTCCATGGAGACGGCACCCAAGACGGTGGCATTCTGGATGGATGGACGCCAGCGCCGGGTGCTCATCAGGGCGATGAACCGGGCGAAGCGCGAGGTGGGTGAGGAGTACCACGGGGAGCTCCTGGCGACGATATGCCAGGGCTACCTGGCGAAGATCAAGGCGGCAAGGAAGGCCGGGTAATGCACGCCTGGGTGGTACAGGAATTCGAGCGCCGGGTGACGGTGGAGCTAGAGCGGATAGTCCAGACGCGGCCGGCGGCTGACCATGAGGCCGAAGGGATGCTCCAAGCGGTGCTCCGTAGTGTCCTGATCGGGCTCGCCAGGGACCTTAACGCGGACTGTGGGCGCATCATGCAACGCTACAGTTTCCGGATTGAGGGACTCGGCTCCAACCTGTGCCCCACGTGCTTCTACCAGATGCCTCACAGCGGCACCGTTCATATCACCTTGGTGGACGCCAAGGCGCACTTGCACCCCGATGACAAGCTCTGGGAGGATCGGGAGTGCTGGGGTCCAGAGGTGCAATACCGTGGAGGGTACTGGTGATACAATCTCGGCATGACTACCAAGCGAACCTCCAACGGCTACTTGCGGCTGATGTGCGTGGAGGATGTACTGCGGCTCCTCGAGGAGCACCCGGTGATCGATCTGGTGCGGTACAACTACATGCCGGAGACCAGGGGCTACTACTGCGTGTTTTGGTCGGGCGAGGAGGGGTGCGGGTACGGCGGGATCCATCTATCGAAGGCTCAGTTCCACGAGCTTCAGAGGCGCACCGAGGGGCGCCTACGCTTTGTGCTTTGGACTGGGCGCGGCGTGACATGAGGAGACCATGACGATTCTCGAGGAGCTACCGCTTCACTTCACTCCGGTGATGGCCCTTGCGGCGGCCGTGGGCAACAAGACGGAAACGCGCCGGGTGATCACCAGCGCCAATTCCCTTTTCGATGGAGCTCCGGCGGCGAAGTACGCCTGGGGCGAGCTGCACTGGGATGAGGCGTGGATCGATCCTGGCCCGTCACCAGTCGGGAATCCGGGCCCATACCTGAAGGTGCCACGGACTTGGGAGTGGGATGGCAGCGGCGAGCGTACCGTCCACCGAATTTATCCGCGCTACCAGGTGGGCGTGAAGCTGTGGGTGCGTGAGAATTGGTGGACGGCGGCGAGGCATGATCGCCTGTCCCCGAGTAACCTGCCCCCGGATGCGCCGATCTGGTACGAGCGCAACTGGGTGGACGCGGACCTTCGGCTCGAGCTCTGGGGGCGCAAACGGCCGAACATTCACCTCCCCAGGCGCTTCTGCGGGATGGAGCTCGAGGTGGTGTCATGCCAGCCCGAGCGTGTCCAGGAGATCACCGAGCAAGGGTGCCTGGCGGAGGGGACCGGGTGCGCCAGGATTCAGCACGCCAGGGACCCGAGCCGTGGCCCCCTCATCGACGGATTCGCCAACCTGTGGGACCGGATCAACCTGGGCCGCGGGTACGGCTGGGATACCAATCCATGGGTGTGGAAAATTCGCTTCAAGCTCTTGAGTGCTGTTGACGCACGTTGATTTGGGTTATTGTTTGGGTTATGAGAGCACGAAAATCAAGGACCAGAAAAGGTGTTGAGCAATGGAAATGCTCTGCGTGCGGACGATGGAAAGATTCGTCTGGGTTTTACTCTGATTCTCGCACGCCAAACGGACTCAAAAGTCAGTGCAAGAAGTGTCATACCAGAGCATCAATTCGCACAAGGGACGAATCTAGGCACAGAAGAGACAATCGGCGCTACATGCGGCGCGCAAGGGAGGAAAACCCTGATTTATTTAGAGAGCGTGCGGCGAAAAGAAGGCCAGGTGACGCGGTGAAGGTGAAGGCAAGGCGTGATCTGAATTCGGCTGTGAAAAGGGGTGTTCTGCAAAAGCCTGAATCTTGCTCAAGGTGTTGTGAGGAGAAAAAGGTGACTGCTCATCATGATGATTACAGCAAGCCGCTAGAGGTTAGATGGTTGTGCTATCTGTGTCATGCAGAGGTGGAGCGAGGCGAATGACCCTGTGGGACTTCCTTCACCAGCATCCCGTCTGGGGACTGGTCTACCTGGTGATCAGTGTCCTGGGTGCGTCCCTTGCGCTGTCCACCATCAGCGCAGCGGTCCGGCGCCACGGTGAAAAGGACGAGGACGAGGATGGAGATCTTGGCTGACTTCGGCGGCAAGGTGTACCACCTGGTCAGGGTGGCCAGCGAGGGCGACGTGACCATCTGTGGTATCCCATTGAACACGGCGAACGGCACCACGGCCAGTGGTCAACAGGTGCCGTGGATCGTGCGCCGCAAGCCGTCCAAGCGCCTCTGCAAGTGCTGTTCAAAACAGCCAAGGAGCACCGAATCTTGACGCGCGCAAAGCCTTTCGCTTATATTCGCTTATGGCCCCCTTGCGGGCCAGATGGAGGGTATGATGTTTGACGATTGGACCCCCTCCGATCCCATTGCCGAGCTGGGCGGGAGCGTGCTTCCCCAGTGGGTGTCAGAGGACGGAACACACGAGCCAGGGAAGCTGGAACACGCCACCGTGGTGAGCCGCATGAGCGCGGGCCAGGATGAGGACGAGGGGATGCCTCGCCAGCTCGAGCTGGTGCGGAAGTGGGCGAAGCATGGCATCGAAGCCAGGCGCACCTACGTGCAGCTCACGGACGCAGAGACCGATGCCCTCACCATGCTGTGGCGACTGGTCTATCCGAAGCCCGGGGATGAGCGTGAGCCGTTTGCCACGCCGGACGAGGGTGAGTGGGAGTACCCGGCCCAGGTGTATCGACACGTGAAGGGGCTCCTCGAGGAGTACACGGCCCTGATGGACGCCATCCGGGTGGAGCTCCGTGCGATGGGCGCGGCGGCTCCACCGGAGCTGGTGGCTCTGGTGGGCACCAATGACCGTGAGGCCCTCCGGGGCATTCGAGACCGAATCAGCCAAGCGCGGGCGCGGGGGCGCGAGCGCACGAAGAAAGTGAGGGAGCAATGAGCGGAAAACACGAAGAGAGCGTGCTGCACAGGGCGGTCCAGGTGCTGGACGCCATGGAGGCGGCCGGGTGGGACATGGACGATGCGCGCCACAAGGCGAAGATCGCAAAGGAGGCGTACAACCACGCCACGCGGAAGTACCACAACCAGAGGTACTACAACAACACGGTGCGGATGCCCACGCGGGTGCTGTCCAACATCATCAACCTGGACGACTACCTGGGCATCGGGGACAAGTGGTGCCTGGGCACCATCGCCAGCGAGCTGGACGGTGACAAGCGCCGTGGAGCTCCAGGTGTGACCGCGGATACCATCGTGGTGCCGGCGCCCATGGTGATCGATCTGGTGGACGCCTTCGAGCGTGCGGTGGACAAGATGGTGCGCCAGGCCATCGAACGCGAAGTGATCGCGCCCGAGCACCTGGACCGCTTCAAGGACCAGATCGAACGCGAGCTCAAGCTCCGGGCGGAAGCCAAGAACACGCGCGGCAACTTCACCCAGCCGGGGGCACGGCTGATCGAATCCTTCGAGGAGTTCACCGATGTGTTCGGCGGTTCGGCCGAGAAGACCATCATGGACGCCATGGAGGGCGAGCTGGGGCGCGAGATAGACCGTGAGCTGGTGGGCGACACCAAGGAGTACACCAAGCGGGTGGAGCGCCCCGCATTCATGGGGGCCCTCGCGTGCGCGGCGGACGTGCGCGGGATCCAGGACGGCTGGGCTGCGACGGTTGCGGTGGATGACCTGAAGCGCAACTGGCGATTCCAGATTGGCCCCTTTGCGTGGAGCCCGGCGCTGGCCAAGGTTGAGTACCGGGTGGGTCTGGACGGCAAACCCGACCAGGTGGCCGTGACCGTGGCGGCGCGCGACAGCGGCAGCGGCAAGCTCCCCGACGTGGGAGCCATGCTGGACAGGGCGATCCAAGAGGAGCGCCCGGTGTGCGCGGAGCTCCGGCGTGAGAACGGGGGCCCCGCGTCCTGGTACTGGGGCGCCAAGGCCAACATCGAACGGCTCCGGACCGGCAACGGGCAGCTCCACCTCACCTTGGTGACAGACGTGGCGTACATCGCCCACGGCAACCCCCTCGAGGTGGAGGAGGCCAGTATCCAGTTCCGCAAGGAGGAGTGTGGCCAGCATCGCCCGCGACTCGGCGGAGCTCTGCCGACGTTCTGATGGGCTTCACGATCCCCTGGTGGGCCTACGCGGTGCTGGGCGCCGCCGTGGCGGTGACGGTGCTCCTGCCGATCTTCGCCCTGGTGTGCGCCTGGGCTGGGTGGCCCCGCCAGCGGGAGCGCGAGCTCGAGAGGTACGTGGACATACTCCTCGAGGAGAACGACCGATTGGAGGCCCAGTTCGAGGGCCAGGAAGGGATAGACCGATGAATAAGCAATGGATCTTGAAGGGAGACCGCGGGCCAGGCGTGCGTCGGTGGCAGGAGCTACTTCTGGACGCGGGCTACAAGCTCCCCCAGTGGGGCGCGGACGGCGACTTCGGGGACGAGACGGACGAGGCTACCAGGAAGGCTCAGGCGGACCTGGGTGTGACCACGGATGGGATCGTGGGCCCGAAGACCATGGAGGCGATGCACGCAAGGCTGGACACCCCAGAGGACCAGAAGCCCAGCGAGCCCATGACGGTGATCGATGGGGTGGAGGTGTTCGATTACCGCGGCCAGCTTGCCCCGCCGAAGAACGGGGTGCCGAGCAAGGGCAACCGGTGGCCTGAGCTCTCCGGGGTGGTGCTCCATCGGACCGCGTGCCGGCTCGGGGAGAACCCGGAGCGGTACTTCAAGGTGAACGCTCACATGCACGTCACCCTGGGTGGTCGGATCATCCTGTGCCACCCGTGGGACCTTCACATCTGGCACGGTCACCGGCCGAGCCTGTGGACCCTGGGGATTGAGCTGGACGGCAATCCCGAAGGCTACCCGGGCTACTGGTGGCAGCCAGGAGGCGGTCCGGACCCGATCACCCCTGAGCAGATCAAGGCGGCCGGGGTGCTCCTCAACCTCATCCTGGCCGGCTTCAAGGACAATGGGCGGCCGTTCAAGTACATCTACGCTCATCGCCAGGCGTCGGATCAGCGCGAGTGCGACCCTGGGCACGAGGCGTGGGCCAAGATCGCGGTGCCCTGGATGGAGCAGACCGGGGCGATCCCCGGTGACTCCAACGGTTTCGGTGGCACCACGTTCGGGACCGGCTTCCAGATTCCGCAGAGCTGGGATCCTCGCTCTCCTACCAAGGGCTTCCGGGTGCAGTGATGCGGGCGCTACTCTACACGGCTACTACGCTCCCGGACGCATGGTTCCAGCTCGTCTACGCGCTGGTGAAGGGGGACGCGCCCCGGAACATCTACACCATCGACAAGGGCAGCTACGTGGGCCAGAGGCGCCTCGAGTTCCCCTACGTGACGGTGCAGATCGATCTCCCGGGGACGCGCCCCCTCATCCCGGAGATTCCGCCGCTCCTCAACATCCCGGCCCCGGTGGAGTCCATGGAGTACGTGAACGACTACTTCACGCGCTACCTGATGGGCACCGAGCTCGAGAAAGGTGAGACCTACATCTACGGCACCTGGCTTGCGCCCGGGGTGGAGCGGGTGATCGAACAGCTCGCGGGCGCGCCCGGGAACAACCAGGCGGCCATCAGCATCGGAGGGTGGGCGCCGGGTGAGCACAACCAGGTGATCCGCGAGGCGGCCATGGGTGTGGTGCGGCGGCTGATGCCAAAGCACCAACGTGATCTGGAGAAGCTGGCGGGCATCACGGCCACCTGTACGGACACGGACAACTTCATTGACCCGGGCACCGGCCAGCGCGATCCGGCGTGTCTCCGGGTGGTGGACTTCCGGCTCGACCAGGATAACTTCCTGCACATGGTGGTCTACTTCCGGAGCTGGGATCTCTGGGGTGGTTTCCCCGCCAACCTCGCTGGGCTACAGCTCGTCAAGGAGTACGTCGGGCAGGCCATCGGGGCGCACGATGGCGCCATCATCGCCAGTTCCAAGGGGCTGCACATCTACGACCATGCTATCGACGTGGCGGCCCAGCGGCTCGGCATGGCCGGGGTGGGCAGCATGGACGACCTGGTGGGCTGGATCGGTGACCAGGGATGAAGTACCGGGGCTGTAGCAAGTGCCAGGATCTCCCGGAGAGCTCCAACCGGATGCGTGACGCTATCTTGGCATACGCCAGGATTTTGCATCGCTACAACAAGCCCCGCGTCCACGGGCGCAACATCGACGCCTTGTACGACATTCTGGACTACGGCGAGGACCCCACGAAGGTGCCCAGGTGGCTCACTCCTGGGGATGGAGGAGAGTGATGGGGATTCATGCGGATGATGCCATCGGTGCGATCTTGGACCCGCTTGGGGATGAGGAGGAGTGGCAGCGGATGAATGACGAGGATGGATCCTGCCCACCGTCCGGGAACGTGCTGTACTTCGAGACGGCTGCGGATGCGGACCGGGTGATCCGCGAGGACAACATCCGCGGGCCGGTCCAGTGCGACTACTGCGGCGAGGACGCGGAGCTGGTGAAGTCCAGCAAGATCTACGGCCCCGGCCGCAACTACGGCTGGATGTGGGTGTGCTGGCCGTGCAAGGCGTGGGTGGGGTGCCATGATGGCACGAAGAACGCCCTGGGGCGACTCGCGGACGGCGAGCTCCGCCAGGCGAAGATGGCGGCCCATGCTGCTTTCGATCCGCTCTGGCGGGACCACCCGGATCCGCCGTGGGGGCGCCCGGGGCATCGCAAGTCCGCTTACACCTGGCTGGCGGACCAGCTCAACCTTTCCCCTCGCCATTGCCACATCGGCAAGATGGGCGTGGCCATGTGCCAGCGCGTGGTGGCGGTGTGCCAGCCCTACCTGGACGAGCTTGAGGAGATGGGCTCCGAGGCGGCTGACGGTGAGGACATGACGTGGGGTGACGACGATGCGCGATGAGTACGTGGGGCTCCCCTATGCCAGTGGCTCGGAAACATCCATGGAGGCGGCTAAGAAGTCGGCTGGCAGC